TTACTCCAAGTATTTCCGTATCTAATACTCCACCGAACAGCCCAACAGCAACACCAACCATTTCAGTAACTCCAAGTTCAACAATTTCGGTTACTCCAAGTATTTCCGTATCTAATACTCCACCGAACAGCCCAACAGCAACACCAACCATTTCAGTAACTCCAAGTACTTCTCTTAGTGTTACTCCAAGCATTTCGGTGAGTCCAAGTGTTTCGCTTTCGGTAACTCCAAGTCCAACGCCGAGCACTTCCACTGCAGCAAGCCAATCAGACTTTACTGAAACATTTACATGGGCTATTCCAGCAGGAGGAAGTAACTTTGGTACAAGTATTATATATAGTGGAGTAACTCTTAATGGAGCATCATTCTCTGGTATTGGAGGTTGGACAAGACAAGGAACTCAAGCAACAGGTTTTGAAATCGTTGAAGCATCGAATATGGATGGTGTGGATGGTGCGGAAGATTTTTGCGAATCTTCATTAAACTTCCCCGGTAATAGCTCGGACAATCTTATACCTGACACATTTACAGAAGATACTCTTGATAATGGATTGTCAACTTTCCATGCGGTTGACAGTAGTGATGCAGCATGTGCCAAGTGTGCATACGATTCGTCCAATCCTCCAAAAATTAAAGTTCAAGTAGCTCAGGATGGATGCTTCTCATATAGCGAGCTAAACTTAACAAAAGGAAGTACCCTAGAGTTTACAGTAAGATGGCTGTTCTAGGAATAAAAATAAAAACTTTTTTCACATCACGAATTAAAGCGTGTATTTAACATTATAACATATTTTTTATATCATGGCTAAATTACCACCAAGAAACAGAGTTATCTACCAAAGTGAGGCGTTGTTCATTTCACCAGACGCTACAGGAAAGCACATTTACTACATGCCGCCGCTTAATGCAGGGCTTGTTACAGGAACAAGAAGTTCAGCTGAGTATCAGTCTGACTGCTACATTACTGGTCTGACCACAGGAGCAGCTGACATAATTTTTGATGCTTGTGCAGGTACAGGAGTTACGACTTCTTTTGATTACAAATATAAAATGTACAATTGTACTGGTGACGGACTAGGAACTGGTAACGCAGTAAACCGCCATGCAGTTCTTGCCGACGATGGAATGGTAAGTGGTATTTCTGGTAGTAAATCAGCACTTGCTAAGCTTTCCAATGGGGTAAGAGGAACTACAAGAACTTCCGGTGTTGATTATGACGGAGAGTGGGGTTCCGCTATTGAGCAATTAAAAAGAGTTCAAAATGCCAACTACAGTTTTACTATTAATAGGCAAGATATCAATCAATTTGGTCAACTTTCAAGAATTGACGCAGTTGTTCTCGAAGCTCCTACAGTAAGTTTAGACTTTTCCTACTATTTAACTGACGGTGAAAATGAAAGACTTTTAGGTTTTGTAAGTGACGGTAAATTCCAAAATCTCTCTGGATTAATGACTCGTGAGCAAAATGAGTACGGAAACAATTACTTTATTTTAACTGTACCTGAAGGTAGAGATGCTATTAAAGGTGATCAGCTTGTAGATGAAACTAATAAAACATCTATTTCACTAGGAAATGGTTATGTAACCGATTACTCGATGGAAGCAAGTGTGGGAGCTTTCCCAACAGCTTCTGTTACTGTTGAAGGCATGAACATTAAGAGTGATATTGGAACAGAGTTTAAACAAATTCCAGCTATTGACCCTCAAGACGGAACTCAAATCTGTGAAAAATGCTTTATTCTTCCTCCTGCTGACACTGGATATGGTGTTAGTGTTCTTAAGCCCGGAGATATTACCATTGATTTAGCTGATTCAGCTCTCATATCAAAACAAATTTCTGGAAGAACTCCCGGTTATGGTTCTGAAGATGCTGGTAGTGCTCACATTCAGAGTTTCACTCTTAGTACTCCTCTTGGTAGGGCTGCACTTCAAAGACTTGGAAATACATATTCTTTTGCAAAAGAAGTAGATTTCCCTGTTACAGCAACCTTGAGTGTTAACGCTCTTGTAGCAGACCTTAAATCTGGAAATCTTGTAAACTTAATTTGCGGAGGTCAATATGACATGCAAATCAGGATTCAGAATCCAGCTTGTGTTGTTTGTGATCCAAATGATAATGCTGATGGAATTTTAATTGATTTCAAAAAAGCTGTTCTAGACTCAGAAAGTTTCAGTTCTGCAATTGGAGATAATAAAACTGTTGACTTGACATTCAGTACCCAAATTGGTGGTCCTGAGCAAGCAGGAGTGGGTGTTTTCTTATCTGGTTTTGAAAATGTTTCAGGAGCAGATGGACTGACAAAAATGTCACCCAGTATCGTCAATTATGATAAGGCTGCATTCACAGGTTTCTGGAATAAGACAAAAAGAGCTACTGGAGAATATTTTGCTCCTTATGGAAAGAACGGAACAACTGGCTGGTACAGTGCAACTGGATTCGGGTCGGACAAATACAAGGCCAGAGGATCTTGGGATAATAATCCTTCCGTTTCAGTTCCTTCAGGAGCTTATTCCTAATAACATTTAATAATAAAAATTGCTACTCAAACTAAATTCGGTTTGAGTAGCTTATCTAAAAATGAGTAAAAAAAGAACAACTAAACTTTCAAACAGAAATAGAGTAATCTATCAAAGTGAAGCGTTGTTCATTTCTCCAGATGCTACGGGAAAGCATATATATTATATGCCTGCATCAAATGCAGGATTAATTGATAAAGCAAATTATCCAAATGCACCCTTAGGGCGAGAGCAGTATAGATCAGAGTGTTGGATTTCAGGAAGCGGAGACGGTGGACAAACTTTTGTATTTGATGCCTGTGTTGGAACTGGAGATAATCCCGGAAAAACAGAAGTTATTGATTACAAAAATAGAATGTATAAATGCACGGGTGTAGATAGTGCAGGAAATGAAGTAACTTTAGCCAAGCATGCAGTTCTTAGTGACGTTGGAATGAAGAGCGGTGTTTCTGGTGGTGGGTTAAAATACATTCAAAACGAAGACCTAACTTCGACTTCTGGAAGCTGGGGAACAGCCATAGAGCAACTTAAAAGAATACAATCTGCAAATTATAGCTTTACTGTAAACAGGACAGATGTAAATCAATTTGGTCAACTTGGTAGAATAGATGCGATTGTAAATGAATCTCCAGTTGTTAATTTAGATTTTTCTTATTATATTACGGATGGTGAAAACGAAAGACTATTAGGCTTTGTAACTCACGGACAAAAAGAGCATTTATCTGGCATCATGGTCAAAGAGCAAAATGAATTTGGCCACAATATGTTTATATTAACTGTTCCTGAAGGTAGAGATGCTGTTAAGGGAGATACTATGGTTGCCGAAGACAGGAAATCTGTTATCTCAATAGGAAATGCATTCATAACGGACTATTCTATTGAAGCTAGTGTTGGCGGAATGCCAACAGTTTCTGTAACAATGGAAGGTTTAAATATAAAAAGTGATGTGGGTGGAACTGATTTTAGGGAAATTCCTGCAATCAACCCTCAGGACGGCACTCAGATTTGTGATACATGTTTTGTTTTGCCACCTTCTGAATCAGGTTTTGGTGTTCCATGCCTAAAGGCTGGAGACATACATTTAGATTTAAATGGGAGAGCTTTAATATCAAAACAAATATCAGGGGATACAAGAGATTATTCTGAAGGGTCAGATGACAGGGGTAGTGCTCACATACAAAGTTTTACTCTCAGTGCTCCATTAGCAAGAGAATCTCTTAATAGAATGGGTAACACTTATGCTTTTGCAAAAGAAATTGAATACCCAGTAACCGCAACATTAACTGTTAATGCTTTAGTGTCAGATATAAAAGCAGGCAATTTAGCTGATGAAATTTATTGTGGAAATATGGTTGATTTAAAAATAAGGATGCAAAATCCTATGTGCATAAGATGCACACCTAACAATCAGCCAGATGGAATTACTATTGATTTTAAAGGTGCTTATCTTGAATCTGAAGGATTTACTTCGGCAATAGGAGAAAATAAATCAGTTGATCTTACTTTTGTAACCCAAATCACTGGACCAGAAGAAGATGATAAAGGTATTTTCTTTTCTGGTTTTGCTAATGTTAAGGGAGAGGATGGTAAATATAAAGAGCCTCCTTCAATTAGCCCAAGGTTTGGTAAATTAGACGGAAGTTAAGGTGAGTAATTTTGAATATTTTATAAGGTACGGTAACGAAGGTACTACTGGGCGATATAATGCTCCTTCTTTAAGGGGTGGGTTCAGTAATGAAATGTATAGGCACACAGCAATTGGTGAACATAGAACTTGGATTACCCCAACTCCAACCCCAACGATATCAGTTACTCCAACGATATCCGTAACTCCAACAATAACTCCAACAATAAGTGTGTCGGTGACACCTACAATATCAGTTACCCCAACGATATCCGTAACTTCAACCAATACTCCCCCTCCACCTTCGGTAACACCTACGATATCTGTTTCGCCAACCAATACTCCCCCTCCACCTTCGGTAACACCTACGATATCTGTTTCGCCAACGCCAACACCCACACCAACAACTTCAGTTTAAAATAATTAAATTATTTTATTTGAAATAATTCCTGTAGAAGTGTAATACCTATATAAGGTATGAGGAATTTTATAAGGTCTGAATATGTAGCATTGTTTGTTGGTCCCGCTCCAGCTTTTTCGCCGCATCACGATGGGGAGAAAGACTTTCTAAGGCATTTGACAAAAGTTCAATCTATTGGTTATGACTTTGGGATAAACAGAGAAGAAATAAGACAAATTGGTGGCGAAGATTTATTAACAAGAAGAATTAATGTCATTAGCGATTCTCCTGCTCCCGGTTCAAATATAGATGTAAACATAGAGCCAGTACCTGTTAATTTTAATTTTTCATATCTACCAACATGTGGATTTAATGAATACTTGTTAAATTTTAACGTAGTGCCTTCTGGTGGAGAGCCAATCAGGAGCTTTATAACAAGGCATCATGGGGATAAAAACTTTTTTTTGGTTTTGAGGTCTGATGCTGGACAGCAAGCTTTATCTTTACAAAAAGACAATGACTTCATAGGGCATAATGTTCTTTCTATAGGAAATTGTTTTGCAACAAGATATTCCGTAAATGCTTCACTAAATTCACCAGTAAAAGTTGATATGTCTTATGCCGCATCTAATGTGCAAATTGACACTTATTCAGGTACTAGTAGTGCTGGTGGGGCAAATAAAAACTATATTCCAGCGATTCATTTATTTGATGGAAAAAAGAAAGATGTTTTTCATTACGGGTTTACAAAGCATGATTCAGCAAATGAATATACAGTTCCTGCGATATTACCTAATAATATAGATTTAAAAATAACTGAAACTAATATAGGCGGGCAAAAAATAAGCGGTAACAATGCGAATGCTCAAGGCTTTAATATTAATTTAGATTTATCAAGACGAAATTTATATGGATTTGGTTCTATGTATCCGTATGATAGAAAATTAAATTTACCAGTAATGGGAAATCTGTCTTTAGATATCCTTGATAAAGATTTAGAAATTGGAAATTTAAATACAATATTAAAAAAAGATAAACCTTACGAAATTCATATTACATGCAATAATAACTGCCCTCATAGTTCAAGTTTTTGCGATGCTCCAACTAAAATGCCTTTAATTAGGTATGTAATTGATAATGCTGTATTAAAATCTAGGTCAAACACTTTTCCTTTGCATTCAATGTCAACAACTAAAATTGATTTTGATTTTACAGTAACTAAGGAAAACGGTTTTTTGATCAGTGGAGGTTGTTTAGAATCTGGAGATGCGCCGGGTTCCAATGATCCCCCATGTACAGGTTCTGGATGTAATTCTTCTGAGCCGGTTCCAACTGGGGGGTTTGATCCCGGTGATCCGGGCTGGTGGAAGCCTGTATTGCCCCCACCTCCGGGCAAAGCCATTCCATCAAGCACTCCCACTCCTACTCCTACTTCAACAATATCAATTACTCCCACAAATACTCCTACTATATCCGTAACACCTTCAGTAACTCCATCGGTAACACCAACTATTTCTGTCACTCAAACACCAACACCAACAGCTACCCAAACTCCAACAATATCTGTAACACAAAGTCCTACTCCTACTACAACTCCTACCGTTACTCCAACAATATCTAACAGTGTAACTCCAACAATATCCGTTACTACCACGCCAAGTAGGCAAATTAGTCCATCTGTGACACCAACGATTTCAGTTACAACAACACCTACTATTTCTGTTACTCCAACACCTAGCAAGACTCCGGCAGCATCAGTTACTCCCACTATTTCTATAACTCCTTCAATTACTCCAACTACATCTGTATGTGCTGGAGACGCTCCAGTTAGATTTCAATATGCATCTACATATTTAATTGAAGGGGGAACTGCAAATATTAAAGTCTTACGAGAAACTGGTCATTGTGAGCCTGATTTTGTGGGATGTCCTTTCTCTGTGGACTGGAACACTCAAAATGCATCAAATAGTGCTGTAACTGGTGTCATAACTAACGGAACAGATGATGATGGAGACTACTTGTCTGGTAGTGGAACCTTCTACTTTGCTGCTGGCGAAAATGAAAAAACTATAACAGTTACAGGAATACCTTTAACACCAGACACTACTCCTTTAGAGAATGATGAGTTCTTCTTTATAAAATTAAGTAACCCAAGGTCGGCATATGCAGGAGTTAATTCTTTCATAACAGGATCAAACCCGTATGCTGTGTTTATTGTAGAACCTAGCTAAAAAAGATATGGTTTATATAGGTCCACCAAAACCAACTCCAAGCCCAATCGAAACTGGTTGTTGCGAGAAATTTCCAGATCTATATTCCTATGGTCTTTCTTATTTCAATATTGATGTAAGTGATAAAGATAGAATACCTAAAAATTTACAATACCATATTGACTGGGGTGATGGAACATATGAGCGTAGCGGTGTATTAAAGTGGACTGCAGGCTCTGGATATTCGCTAGACCATATGCATCAATATGCGGCTTTTGGATCTTATGATGCAGCAATACTGATAGAAAATTTAGAATCAAAAAGACAATCTAAATGCGGTTTGGTTAAAAACATAGTAGCAAGTGTGACTCCAACAAGGACGGTTACTCCCACTCCTTCTGTAACTCCAACTCAAACCACTACTCCAACCTTAACACGAACTCCAACAAGGACACCCACTCAAACTCCTACTGAGACAACAACGCCTACTCCAACCTCAACCATTACTCCTACGGCTACTCCCACACCCACAATATCGATCACTCCAACACCAACTATATCGATCACCCCGACACCCACAATATCGGTTACTCCTACAGCTACCATATCAGTTACTCCCACACCCACAATATCGATCACTCCAACGCCAACTATATCGATCACCCCGACACCCACAATATCGGTTACTCCTACAGCTACCATATCAGTTACTCCCACACCCACAATATCGATCACTCCAACGCCAACTATATCAGTAACTCCAACAGCTACTATATCGGTAACTCCAACACCAACCATATCTGTTACTCCTACGGCTACCATATCAGTTACTCCTACATCTACCATATCGGTTACTCCTACAGCTACTATATCAGTAACTCCTACTGCTACCATATCAGTAACCCCAACACCGACTATATCAATAACCTCTACACCTACAATATCAGTAACTCCAACACCAACGGTTACACCAACCTCTACTATTACTCCAACGGCAACTCAAACACCTGTAGCAACAGCTACCCCAACAGCTACAATTACTCCAACAAAAACAACAACTCCGACTGTCACTCTTACTCCAACTCCAACCTGTGCAGAAAAATACTTAAACATTAGATTTCAATACTACTCTACTTATGTTGTAGAAGGTCAAACTACTGGAGTAAGAGTTTATAGAGAGCCGTGTTGCCATAATAGTCATTACACCGGAGCATTTTCCGTTAAATACAGAACTTTTGATACTCCATCTACTGCGGTTTCTGGGGTTGATTATACAGGAACTCATGGAGTCTTAAATTTTGCAGTAGGAGAAAACGAAAAAATTATAGATATAGGCACAATATACAATGCGATTGAGGAGCCTTCGGAATTTTTCAATGTAGAATTATATGATTTAGATACATTTAATTGTGTTAAATCTAGAATTTTATACAAAAATCCTTATCAAGTTTTAATTACTGATCTAGAAGGCCCGCAAGAATTATTTGATAAATATGAGCTATGTTCAGATTTCGGTGGAGGCAAGGGCAATCAACTTAGTCAAATGATACCGTCTGCCGCTTGGGGTCCAAATTACTCTTCTACTGGATTAGCCTATACTGGAGGAGCATTTACATATACTCAAACTGGTATTTTTTAAAAATGGTTTTATAATAAATAAAGTGTAATAATAATTGATATGTCTGATAATTTTCCAAACGCCGTATATATTCCAACTGGGTTGGCTGGCGATGATGATTTTATAAGAATAAGTGGCTATTGTTATAGAAGGGTTGATACTGGTGTAGTTAGTGCGGGAAAACAAATAACGAATTTTGTTACAGGATTTGACAGCTGCCTTGATTGTAATACTTGTAATTGCCCTAAAACAATAGAGTTTATCATGGGTGGGATTAGGCATGATGTTTCTGCTGACAGCTTTTCTTTTGCAGAAAAAAGCTTTAAAATACAAACAAGCAGTGTTGGGTGGCAAGAAATCGCTATTGAGTCAGGATTTTTAAATGATGGAGATTCAAATATAAATTTCAAACCTGTTTCAATAAGATGTTATGATAGAAAAATAGATTTACAGTCAGGAATATATGCATCTTTTGATTCAGATTCTTCCTATATAGCTCATTTCAATTATGCATCAGGTCAAGATATATATGAGAGAAGAGACCTGTCTAATGCTTTAGCTCAGGGAGAAATGGGTCAGGTTCCAGCTTGGGATTATATTACTCAGCACGATAATGCTATATCTTATCAAAACACACTAAAAACAATTAAGTTTAAATCTTTATGTGAAACGCCCTGCAGTCAGTATGATGTTAATTTTAGACTGAGGGGTCAAGTTTCAGAAAGTTTTCCAAAATATATGGAAGTTGGGGGATCAAGAGAAGCTAGTTGGGTTTACTTGAATTGCACAGGAGTGCCAAGAACCCCCGGACAAATAGTGAGATATGAATTTGGGACAGGATTATCTTTTCAAAAATACTTTTTGCCAGATAAGTCTGTTGATGATATTAATGAACCTGCAATTAAATTTCAACCAGAAGATTTAGAGCTAGTAAATTTAGATTTATTAACAGGCAACTCTTCAGATCCATATGTTCAGTTGTATTCAGTAACAGGACATGGTCATTACTTTGCTCAAAACAATGCAAAATTTCAAGGCAGGAAAGCTCTTCACGATTATGCCTTTGATTATTATCCTCCATATGAAAATAGTGATTTTTATAGTTTAGATGCAAATGCCGATGGATCTGGTTCTGAAGAATTTTCAGCCAATGTAGGTATCTATGGTTTGAATTATAATAGAACTCCTCATTGTGCAGATACTAATGTGCAAAGTTTTAAATCTACCTATGGGGTTGAAGGTAAGAGTGGATGCTTTCAAACTTCTGAATTTATGGATGGAATATACAGAGTTGGTACTTACAGGCCAATGATGTTTACTGGTAATGTTACTGGAAATGGCACTGATTTTTCAGAGCTTTTTGACTCTTCAAATCCAAATGGCATAACTGAATTTAGTAGTGGAGTTTATGTTTTTCAAATATATCCGAGTGGAAATGACAGTCAGTTATCAGGAATTAGTGGATGGGCTGGAAGGATTGACGACCTGCCTTCTGAAGATTTAATTACAGAATATAGAAAACAAATCACCAATAGCCTTCCGATTAATATTGATAATCCCATCAGAATGTGGAATTATAAATCTGGTCACTTTGTTAGCCAAGGAGCTTCGCTTTTAAATGGAACTGCTTTTTTAGAGTTTAGTAGTCAAGAAGCTTACAATATGTGGTATCAAACTTCTTCTCTACATGACAATGGAATTGAGCAAGTTAGGTTTGTTCCTTTTGCTACAGGATTTAGGTATGGTGCTGGTAATTATGATTTGTATTATGTATCTGCTGATGGATATGTGGGAGGTAGTCCATCGCCTCCTTTATTAGACATGGATCACCATCAACCACTCACACTTGATGATACAATAGTGGAGTATTCTAGAATAAAAGAACGTCATTTGTTTATTGACTCAGGAAATGCCTTGCATAATCCAAGTGTTATACCCGGACTAGCTGATGCTCAAGCGGATGACCCCGGAGTTGTTCAGGCTCAGCAATTATTAGCAATAACATTTCAAATTCCTTTTGATACATAATGAAGCTAAAAGAAAACCAAATTTTTCTGTTAGAAGCAGAGAAACTCTTCACTCCTTCAGGTGATGGAAATAATAAGTCTTTGCTTCCAGAAAGTCCATTAGGTTTATATAACTTATATTTTAAACCAAGTTGGCTAGGTTCTGACTTTTTGCCTTATGTGTTTATTAATGATGATTCCCAGAATGCAGCAAATAGTAATTACGTCTTAATGCATTGGGTTCTCGCTATGGATGAGTCTGCAAATATTTATCTATTTTTCAAAGGGAATAATAATGATCATGAGATGTTCTTATCCAGTTCTGGCATGGGAGCGGCAACAAGTGTAGAGCTACCCATAGAAATGTTAGACTCTGAGGGAAAATTTACTCAGGTAAACTTCATGGATAGATTTTATAACACTGGTTTGTTTTTGGGGCCAAGTAATCCAGCAGCAATTAAATTATTTAATTACAAGCCTACAGGTCTACAAATTGAATTAAGAGACGATGATGGTAATTTTGCAGATTACCCAGATAGAAGAACTATTGGAGTAAAAGCATCTAATAATCCTGCTGGAGCGGGTGATACAAATTATATAGATCCAACTCTAAAACTTGTTATTAGTACTGGGGATGCAAGAGATGAATATCTTAATCAAAATGAAACAAATATAGAATTATTGTTTCCAAGTAATGAAAAAACTGTTTTTTCTGTATACGAAATAGAACAAGAAGGAAAACAAATTTTTGGTGAAAACTTTTCTTTGTACGATTACAGAAATGCATATGTTGGGGCATTTGATAATGACGATTCAACTTGTTGTGTGGGAGGTTATGTAACTACACAACAAACCCTAGATCTTACAATTCCAATTAAGCAGGGCGGTGGAGGGTTCACTCTTGTAACTCCAACCCCGACACCAAGCATAACCACCTCTCAATCGCCAACCCCAAGTGTTACTCCCTCCATAAGTAAAACTCCTTTAGCAACACCAAGCACGACTCCTAGCAGTAGTGTTAGTCCAAGTGTTACACCGTCTATTTCTACATCTATTTCAGTAACCCCTTCTATTACTCCAACAGTATCTGTTTCTAGGAGTCCGGGGGCTACTCCTCCACCAACACAGACTCCCACTAATTCCCCAACTCCAACGGTAACGCCAACCATTACTACTTATCATCAATTTCCATTACATGATTATATTCTTATAAGAAAAAATCCACTAAAAAGTGCTCCAATAGATTTTATAGGATCATACACAAAAGCTTTTACTGGAGATATATATAATATGGATTCAGGTGATTACTTTTTTAAGTGGTCACCTAGTGCTAAACAATGGCAGCTTTATAACAAAAAAAATCCCGCTATATTGTATGGATATACAACAAAAAATCCAATAAAGCTATATTCATTAATGGGTAGACTTGTGGTTTTCAGGACTGCTGGAGACCCTTCTTCTTCAAAGTTTTATTACAGTTTGGCTAAAAGCAATAAACCTGCTCCGCCCTCAAAAAAATCAGTAGATATTACTTTTACAGATCAAGTAAATGGAAATAAAGAAGTTGTGAGATTTATTGCTGACCCTAAGAAAAAAATCAATTTACATATAGCAAGAGATGATCTCCCAAGGGTAGGCTGGAACTCTCTGTATACACCTAATGTATTTAAGTTTCAGTCAACTATTGATACGTACGGACCGTTTACTAGTAATGATAATGATTTAATTTTTAAATATGCTCCAGCTAAAGCGCCATTTGATCAAGGGAATAAAAGTTATATAGTAAACCCAAACTATTGGCCACCTCTTTCGAAGAACATAAAGCTTGAAAGTGAGACTTATAATATTACATTTAAAGAATTTAACATGGATCAAGATGTTGATGATAGAGCTGGGTATTTCGCTCTTTTGAATATGGAGTCAAATAAGTCTTCTGTGTTTACTGAAAAATTCGGACAAAAAAGTTTTTCAATCAGTCCTGCAAAAGATCCACTTGATAGTATTCTTGAGGGATTCAGAGGAGACTCTAGTGACTTTAACTTTGACCCGCTAGAACCACAGTCTTTGTATCATAATCTTGCTGACCTGTTAAGATTTAGAAGCACTAAGAATTATAGAGCTGGGTCAATGCTCCCGGATGATCCATATAATAATAGCTCATCTGAAATAACTAGTTTTTTAAGTGAAGTGGGTTACACTCCGTTGCAGGGATACCATGAAGCAGATGTAGTCCAACATATTATAAATGAATCTTATAGTAACCAATTATTTTATGCAAACAGACCTTGGGCTAATCGAGCAGGGCATCCAGTAGGCTCAACTTATTGGTTCGAGCATTCCCTTTTTTATGTTTTTGCCTTAAAGTCTGGCTATGGAGGAGATAAAGGTTTTGAGTACCAAATAATACCAAAACAAAATGATGTTTATTTTTGGGATTTTCTGGATAATCAATCTTCCAACATAAAGGCATATTATGACTATCTTGTAAAATTTGATATTAATAGTAAGCACCTTACTTTAGAGCACAAAACTTCTGGCCATCCTTTATATCAAAACCCAATAGTTATTGGAGCCTTTGCAGAGAACCCTTGGCATGCAAAAACTTATGGACTTTATTCAGATAGTAATGCTTTATCTAAATTGGGTCTTAAATCAAAATTTAAAGCGGTGAATTGGAGTCAATTCATATTTTACAATTATACTCCATATGGCAACAGAAGGTTTGGCGAGAACATTGATTTAAATATCCAACGTAGTTGGAAAGGTGGAATAAATTTTACTTCACAAAAGTTAAAAGTATATGGCCAGCCGAACCTTGGTAAAGAGGTTGCTCAAAACAGTGTTGTTACAATTACAAATGGTCATCGCACTAGAACTTATTATGTTGTATACTTAGGGCTCAGTGGCGACTATCAAACCGTAGCCACAATACCCGGATATGGCAATATGAATAATTGGAGATCGGGTCAAGGAAATTGGAAGCAAAGTATTACCCTTAGTAATATTGGTGAATATTATATTGAAGCACACGCGGGAAGCTATTTTAATTTAAGCTATGCTACGCCGCCGGGTGATGGAGCTATGTTTAATGTAGTTGCGGGAAGCGCTAATTTTGATGTAAGTTTACCTGAATATCCAATTAAGGGAAAACATGTAAGACTCATGACTCGCCCTCGAATAATGGGGTATACAATAGATAACGAACCGATAGTTAAAAATTTACATCATAGTAAAAAAATAAAAATAAGACAGGGTGATGTTATTGAATTTACAAATGAAATACATCAAATGGCCCCAACTACTCCAGAAACAAGAAATGGAGTCACAACTAATTGGTTTTACAATGGATTAAAAACAAAAAATGGTACTTATAAAAAATATATAGCTGATGATATCGGTTTTGAAATTTGGGGAACTAATGCTACTAGGTTACAAGAGAAAATAGGTACAATCGGAAGAGCTGAAAATACCAGTATTACTTTTACTACCTCTATATATGAAAAGTTTGGAAGCCATGTTGCAGGAGCTAAAATTTTTATAATTCCTACAGGAACTGCATATAAAACAAAAGAGGTAAATGGTGCAACTGTTACAAAAAGATTGTCTCTTGGGCCTGATCAAAATGGCCTTTCTGAAAAAACTCTTTCTGATGTTGCTGTGGGTGAAATAGAATTAACTAAAGGGGAATATGTAAAATTAGATTCCAGATATGTAGCTTATCACATCCCTGCAACTTCTAGTTCGCATGCACAGTGGAATGGATGGCAAAGACTTTATTCTACTTATCCAAGTACTTCCGGTCCGGGGGAGAATTGTTTTATTGGACTTAGGTCTGACTCAATAGAAGATGGGCAGCCTGTTGATAATCTTGAAATAATAATAGCAAGTGCAGAAAACATCTGGGGTGCTCAAGTTACTACTGCAGAATTAGTTGATTTTGTAAACAACACACCGAGAATAAAAGAATTGTTGTCGGCAGAATTTTTAGGTCAAGGAAATACTAAAATTGGAGCACTAAAATCTGGATATAATAGTCCTAGATCAAGAGGGGGCGACGGAAGAACCATTCCTGTGGGTGTTGATGTCAAGATTGAACCTATTGATTTTTATAATCCAACAAAAATATATCAAGCTTCTGGATATGAAGATGACGAAACATCTGGAGCTTTTGAAGAGTTGGTTTATGGAGAAAAGGAAATTAAGGCCTCTATTGGTTTTAATACTATGTTCTTATCTCCAGTTATTAATTTTAAATCAGATGATATTACTTTAGATATGGAGTACAGCGTGGGGGCTTGGGCTGGTGCTGGGGAAGAAAAACTAGTTGTATCTTTGTATCAAGTAAACAAAGGCATTGTATTAAATACTTTAAAGAAAATTGATCTTTTAAGTGCTACTGGTGATATAAGCCTTTCTTTAAAAGGGTTGTTTAAACTTTTACCGCTTCGTTATTGGGATAATGTAAAAAGAAAACAACAAGAAGAAGAATTTAAGCTGCTTGTTCAATATGAAATTGATGATGGATTAATTTATGAATATCAACTAAGGAATGATGTTTTAAATTTCATGATGGATGGCACATATGATGGTTCAACAAAATATAAAAAGAAATTTTTCTTTGATAATGGATCAGATTTAAATTTTTCAAATGTTGAAGATAATCCTATTTTTAATACAAACTTTTCTCAGCAAACTTTAGACCCTTTAAGAAAAGCAAAACCTCAAAATGAGTTTACTTTGACTAGTGAAACTGCGGGAGAATCAGATTTCACTAGGTGGAAAATTAAAATTCCTTATTTATGGAGAATACTGCAGGAGCCTTTAATTAGAATTAGAATATGTAAAAACGCATTAAATTCTTTCACGAACGGAAAGGGTTATGTAGAAAACATAGAGGGCTTAGGTTACTCTTTTAGTAATGATGATTCTGGAAAGTATGCACATTGGATAAATTCTTGTGCGGGACACCAAATAGATGAAAATGATACAGTTTATAATAATTTAGTAAATCTTCAAGTTTTAAGACATGCAGAATTAAATCAAGATAAAAACAATTTTAAATTAAAAGACAATCAAAATTCTTATAATTACTTTTTTAGCAAGAAAGAAGAAGAGACTATCGAGATATTAATTCCTATAAGTGCTAACCCTGATTCGCCTTATTATTTGGAGGATGATCATATATATACTCCTTGGTATAATTTTATCTTTAAAGACGAGGCAATGAGAAGGTCTCAATATTTTACGGTTACATTGATAGCTGGAATACCTACAGAAGAACAAACTGAAAGTCAAATCTTTAAAAATTACGTATCTATACAAAACTCAATTAATACATCATTGAGAGAAAAAGTTTCAAGTTTGCAAAACAAATATAATCCATCTCTTGAAGATTTCGCTCATAGTGAAGATTTTGAAAAAAATAATGAACATTATCAAATGATAAGTTGGGAGGATGGTTCTTGGGGTAAAAATTATGCCCCTATTTATGAAGAGTATAATGTTGATGACGGCATAAAGTACGACTATGGAACTATAGAATTTGACAATAATGAAAAATATGAATTAAAATCAATACCCGCATCATTAACTAATTCAGAGATTACTCAAAACGATCAAATTAACGGATCAATTTTATCTAAGTACTATAGGGTTAAGGGAGAGATGAGAAAAAAAGGCAGGTCTTATTTCTTTGAAGACAAAGGGTCAACTAGCCTAGTTTTAGATGCGATTAAAAAACAAGGTGTGGGTTCTGCTGTATACAATGCATTTTACGAACAGGAAGTTAAATTAGAAAAGGCTTTACAAACGTGGAATACTTATTGGAATGGCACCGCCTCAAGCTTGTGGATTAGTAGTAGTGCTGCTTCGGATTTAACAGAGTGGATGAATAGCAACTCAAATAAATTTCAAATATATGGAGCAAGCCAAGACAGAGTTCTGCCTTATGTTCCTAATGATGTAGGTGCTAATAGTATAATAGCGAACATGAGGCAGGTAATGTTTTACTTATGCTCCTATAATTATCACAAAGAATCATATATAAGATATAAATCACCTAGGGATACCGGCCTCAAAGACTATGATGGTCTTAATATTCCTTTTGCTAGAGTAGCAAGTCAAGAAGAGTTTGATTATTTAGTAAGCAATAGTTATGTTAAAAGGAGCAGTGCTGATGGGGGTAATTCAGACTCAATTATAGAAAATTATATGAATGGTAATTCGTATGATGGTGAGATGCAAAGAAATTTTTCCGTTAGAAATCTCTACAGGGGAGTTCCAGTAAACCCTTATGAAAATTTAGATTCTTCTCCTAAAGTTTATCTAAGTGAAGATGGTAATATAATCTATAGAGAGCCTGTAATAGTAACAATACCTCTTTTAACTTTATTTACAAACATTCATATGTTTAATTTAAATAAATTTCAAAATCAAGGAGCTAGTTTAGGGACTCCTTTAGATTTTAGAAGTACAATAAATTCTAATGGAAATTATTATGCCACTCCTTTTGCTGATATACATTGGCTTTTCAAGGATCGATTTAGCCCAACTCGTCTTGGAAATGCTCAAAATGAAAGCTATCAAGATTCTTCTACTTCTAATTATGATTCTAGTATGGATTGGATGGGAAATCCGTCAATGCCAATAGATTATACAGATAGTTATTCTTATAATAATTATGACACATATTCAGATCCATATTCAGACCCTAACTATATGAACACGTATGATTCTGATGGAAACTTTCAAGGATATCAAAATTCAGCAGAAAGTACAAATTCATATAGTCAAATACCAATAGATTTATGGAATGAAATAGATTCAGAACTTAAAAAACCTATAGATCTTTTAATTGGAGTTAGGTGGAGAATGTTATATACAACAAAAACAGATGGAAAATTAATAAAATTTAATGATTATCAGCCAAAAATGTTTGAAGGTTATGCAAATAGTTTTAATCCTTTTGTAGACAGAGATGGATTTGAACATGATACATCAAAAAGTATTAACTCAAAATTAAGATCACCTGAAATTCCTTTTGTGAAAGTTTATGGTCAAGCAACTAGAGACCCTTATCTTCATCATGGAGCTGAGAATAATGTTGTGATAGCAGAAGATGATTATGAAAAAGTTTTTCTTAGTCATAGTGAATGGAATGCAAAAGGTGGAAATAATACTAGCCTTGCAAGCATGCATGATGAAAAAATATATTTAAATAATTTATTTAAAGCAGATATGAGAAGCAGTTTGAATTATTTTCCTTTTAAAGATTTTGGAATGGAGACTTTTTAATATGGCAGAAAAGAAAAGATTGCAAATAAAATTTGTAAAGCCCGATATAGAAGGCCCTGAGCCTGTTGTTTTTTATGACAAGGAAAGCGCTGGCGGTTCTCAAGATATCTTTGATCCTAATGTTTGGGATTTTAATAAAGATGGAGATATATCTCAAACTGATGCTTCAGTTTTTTCTGCTTCAGTGCCGTTGTGGTTAGAATACCAAGCAGCTCAAGCACATGCGGCAAAAGTTGGGTTTAGTGAAGCTGACGGAGCTGATCCTACAAAAAAAGCAGGCCAAGTATTTTCTACTTTTAATTTGAAAAACTTGTATGCTCAAGGAAAAGAATTATATTACCCTTTTGAGTCAACATTAGATTGGAATATGCATAGTCATATTCACATGGAGGATGGAAGCACAAAAGCTTTTAGTGATTTTCCTTATGCAAATCAAAAAGCAGCTTTTGAGGTTATATCTAAATTAGCTAATAGGCTAACAAAAGAAATTTTTGTTAAACAAAGTAGAGATATTAAATTTTTATCAAAATTCTACAAAAATGAGGGAAAGAATGAAATAGAAATTTATCCAGTTAATTCATTAGAAAGTAATTTTCATAAAGTTTATCAAGTAAGCTTGCCTCAAGCAGGATACCTACCTTTTGGTAGAGCTGTAAGCCACCCGGTTGGAGGTGTTCAGCCTTTACCCGGAGCATTAAAGCTGAAAAACAGTACGAAACCTAATATAAGATACAATGGTGAGGTAATAATAAATATAATGTTGAATTGTTGTGTGTTTGATATATATGAAGAAGGTCATCAACACGAAGGGAAAATAAGGGATTTTAAATTTTTAGACAATGAGTTTTTTAAAAATACTCAAACTAGAAATTTCTTCCCAATCATTGAGGACGATTTTATAAAAAATGATATAAGGTCACCTGAGTCGGGATGGCAATTTTCTTTAGCATTAAGTTATTTGCAGAGTTACTTGGGAGGGTTTTCATATAAGGGAAAAACTGGTTTAACTTTTTGGGACATGCTACAAGAAGACCCAATTAATCATGGTAAAGTTTTAGATCCAATAAATGATGGTCTTGCAAAAGTAAGATTTAAGGGTGGAACTGATAATTTTGATAAACTTTTTAGAGTTCAAAGTTTTTATGAAATTCTAGAAAAGCAAAATTTAGTGGTTGACCTAGTCGTGCCTAGTCAGTATGATGTTATTAAGCAATTAGCTATAGCAAAATACAACTCTTCATATGTAGCAGCATCTAGGGGTAGCTCTGATATGGCTGTGGCGGTTGATACTGACGGAAATGCTATGCATTTTAGTAGGGTAGATTTAGAATATTTTCAAGCCAATACAGAAAAAACACTAATTCCCGGATTTAGAAACCAGTTTATAGATTTATGTTTTTTTATATCCGACAATGCACCTGCAAGAAATCCTTTTAGTCAGCCCCCAAATGAGCCAGTTGTGATACCCGAAGGGATTGTTCCTGCTACAATTAATTGGAACTCAAAAGAAGCATGTGATCTGTTTCATGCAGCATTAACTCAGAAATTTGATTATGTAAAGTTTCAATACGGAATAGACTTACAAGATACTAAATATAAAGATGTAAAAGATAGCTTAATGGTTGATGGTAAATTAATGCTAGGGGGAGAACCAAGAGAGTATTCAGACAGGAAAATAATTGAACCTCCCGTATGGAAAGTTACGAGATGTAATCCAGAATATTATGTTGATGATGGTAGAGTTGTTTTTTATGTAGAATATCATCCTTTTTATGATTATTCTCTAACTGGTTTATTTAACTTATCTCATTTGGGTGAGGGATCTGTGGTTAGCGAGAAAGACCAAGACTTTTTCCCAATAGAATATAAAAATTATACATATTATTTAAGTGGCTTATCCACCGGGGAGGCTTTTACTATATATGAGACAGAGAGGCAAAAGTATAAATATAAGCAGCCTCCGGCTCACCTAGCTTCGCCTTGGAATGTAATCAGCGGAAATTTAGTTCAATATGTATATAAAAAGTCTACGGAGAAAAAAGATTATGAAATAGTAGATGGTTGTTATACATTTGAAAGGGTTGAAAGGCCCAATGGAGAGATTGTTCTACCGTATCAATATTTACCAAACAGATGGAATGACTTAGATGGTTTTTGTGATAATAAAATATGTAAACCAGAGCCCTCTCCATCAAATACTCCAAGTCCCCAGCCGACTCCATCAAATAGTACAACTCCTACTGCAACACCAAGTCCGCCACCTTCTAGGACACCAACACCTACAGTTACTCCAACATCTACAGTAACACCTACATCTACTCAAACTCCTACACCTACATCTACTCCTACGCCTACACCCACTCAAACTCCTACGCCTACAATATCAATAACCCCATCACACTCAAGAACCCCAACCCCAACAACTAGTCCAGATTCATCTAGGACTCCAACTCCTAGTATAACCCCTACCCCCTCAGTAACTCCTCCCCCAACTCAAACCCCGACTCCAACAATAACTGTAACTCCGAGTCCTACGATGAGTTTGACTCCAACTGCAACTTGCACTATTTCTATTAGTCAAACACCTACACCAACAATAACTCCAACTCCAACTCCAACCTCTACATCTACTCCAACTCCAACCTCAACTCCAACTCCAACCCCAACAACTAGTCCAAGTAATACTCCAACCCCAACTCCAACACCTTCTGTGACTAGAACTCCTACAGAGCCACTTGTTTGTGAATTTAACTTTTTTGAACAAACAACAAGTGATGGAGATGCAATACCGTTTCCGGGATACGATTATCCAACAGGCCCTGATTGTTAATGTGTATATAATATTATGGCCAAGAAATTTTTAATATATAAAGCTAATGATAGATGCTGTGGGCCTAATCAATATCATTATATACACAGTTGGAGTTATGTTCCTAAGAAGAACACAATTGGTGGTGTAGATTTTGTAGAAAATACATACTGGAGAGGCAATGGTTTAAAATATATATGGATACAGGCTGATCACACACAAATAGACTCTTGTGGCGAATTAATTGGAGACTTAAGAATATCTTTAAGATGTCTAGATCCGTGTGTTTTGGAGAATATTGTATCTCCTCTGACTATCACTCAAATAGGAGGCTTTGGTTTACCTATTTCTAAAACTACATTTAGGGGTATGACTTTAGGAAATTGTACCGGACCTGTTGTTTTGGGTCCTCTTCCACCTAATGTGCAAGGTTTTGATGTTCCTGTTGGTAATAAAATAAAAGTTCAGTTTTTTGGTGGATTTGGAATGACTAGAACTGTTAATGCATCTAATAAAAATTTAGGTGGAGCCACAAGACCAATCGTGAATAGAAGGTTAACTGAATCAGCTAACCCTACAGATGGTTTTTTTGTTCCTTGGTTAAAAGATGAAGTCCCCGGTCAAATAGCTGCTGGAAAAAAAATGATATTTGAAAGAAAATATGGAGAAGGATCTCATACTTTTGAGTTTTCTGCAAACAAAGTTGGAGCAACTTATTTTTCGGTGATGGATCAAGCTTCTTGTATTAGATATTGGGTTATGAATGTAATGGCTAGTCATTGCTATGATTGGAATAAAATGAAACCAATCAACGGCCCGCAACACAGTGCTCAATTTGGAAATCAAACTGATAGTTTTACTTGGGAGGGCAATCCAAATAGATATGAAATGCCGTTTAGTGCAGATGATGCAAAGGGTATATTAGAATTTAGAACAAACTTTTTACCAGTGGGTCAAGATATCTCTCTTATGGAAAGATATTATATAAGCAGAAATGTAGGAAGTGATTTTTCTATCTGTGACTGCGATAACGAAAACGCTAAAACTGCCGCCTCTAATACAAGTGTAAAAGCTGAATCAATTGCAAAAACAAAAGGTCAAAACGAAGAAAATGCGCCAGATTTATATACAGCAGGAACTACTTTTATTCAATGCTCCAGAAATACAAAAAAATATGATGGTAAAATTGGTATAGATATCCCAAGATCAGTGCATTTTGGTGATGGAAAAGTTGGTCCAAGCAGTGCTTTTGTAGGACAAGAGGTTGAAGTTCCTTTACCAAAAACTCTAACAGATGGAGCTTTTTTTGGAGATTATGGCAGAAGACCTAAAGTTAAAGTTTTAGAACAACCATTCTTGCCTGTTGATCCAGAAAAATTAAGAGTTGCTGGAGCAGCAAAAGAAAACACGGGGCCAATAGGAGCAAGTCAAAATGATGATAGCTCATTTGTTTTTGCTTCACCAAAAAAGAACAGTATAAAAATACATTCTAAAGCTCCAACAAACTATCTACCTGCTACCATAGAAATAGACTATGGTAGTATAGATGGAAGTTCTCTGTATGCATATGGAACTGTGACTAGAAATGAAAATTTAGATAAATATAAATATTTAGCTCCACCCGCTCCGGCGCAACCTGTGGAAATTGAAATTCAAAATGATGCAAATGGTCTTCACCCTGCCACGAACAATGATACCAACGAAACTAATAGTTTAAAAATTAGCCCTATGGTGGGTCTTGGAGCGAACATTATACCTTGGACTCAGAGAGCTATGTACATGAGTTTTAGAAGCTTATGCCCAAATGTAAGAATAACAATAAAAAGTAAACCTCCTCATCAAGCTGATTTTAATCCAGAGTCTGATTATTGGTGCTGGGATTATGGAGAAGGAACAGAGATTCAATTAGTTGCTGAACTACCAGCTTCTTTTGATGGCGATGTAAGTGCTCCAAAATTTCATTTTCCTATATCTGAGGTTTCTCACAAGGATAATAAATATTTTGGAAGAGAAGGGCCTGTAGGTTCTCCAACTTTAGGAGGCTGGAGTAATGCTCAGGGAGGCGGAACGAAATTTACAAAAACATATAAACTTAATTCTCGTGCAGGTTTAAATAATAAGGATTTTGCTAATACAAATTTATCTGTTTATTTTTCTTTTCAAATAGGAACTTTTGTTTGGGGTGCAAATGTAATAACTAAATATGATATTTTTGGAGACAAGGCTCCATTTAAAAGTGATGAGTGGTTTGAGAAAGGCGATAAAGACAAGGGCATTTTTTGGGATAAAAAACATACCCCTGATGCGGGAGCTTGGGGCAGAGTGATGAAGAGAAATTTTGCCAAAGAATGGAATGGTTTAGATGAGCAGCTAAGAGGGTGCAACTGTATTCAAAGAAACACTAAAGATCTTATGATAGTAAGACAACCTCCAATAATAGAAGACCCTAATGATGGTGATGAAGGTAAGGCTATTAGGTTTGACGAATTAAATGCAAATAAAGGGGTTGGAATAACTTTTGTAGAAGGTCCCGGCCAAAAAGATGGAGACTTTGATAGGCTACTTTAATACACCTAATAAAATTCTTGCATCCTTTGCAGATATATCATCAAAACTTTTCCAACTTTTAATAGTATCTACAGATATTTTTTCTAATTTACCTTCTTTGTGTATAGGTCTAATAATATCAAGAAACTCTTCATATTCTTTAGCTCCATACTTGTCTTGAAGTACACCCTTAAGAAAACTAATTGGAGACATAGAAGCAGGAGCAGAACTAGCTTGCTTAGTGTCAGACTTGTCAATTTCATCATCTCCTACAATATGAACATTAAGGAAATTTCTGACACATCTTACAAATGCTCTGTTACAGGCAATAGTCTCTAAAAACTTTTTTGCAAAACTACTTGTATTTTCTACTGTAGCATTTGCCATATCCTGAAAAGATACACTCTCTCCTGTCTCGTAATTTTTAATAAAATCAATAGTGCAAGTAACAGCAACATGATCTGCTTCACATTTTTCTGTATAGAAATGAACGGCAGTAAAACCCCTAAGTCTAGCAAGTTCTTTAATACCCCCAAGTTTAATTAGAAGCTGGTGATCTTTTAATCCATCAATACTTCTAGGCACATCTTTTTTTCTCAATTCAAACCAAGACTTATTTGGAAACAAATACTCTTCTCTAATCATAGATCTCCAATTAACTGACCCATCTTCATTGAAATCATATTGAATATTTTTCAATAATCCATTTTCGTCTCTTTGGAAAAGATTTGGGCCTATTGAATTATCTACGGAACTAGTTTCTTCTGTTTGTTTTTTTCTTGGCATGCCTATATAATACCAAAACTAAAATAAAATGTCAAGCTTTATTTTTAAAGATTCTTATGTGATGTGAGTCTTCCCAGAGCAAAGGGTTGTCTTCTACTTTTGTAGTGTTTTGAGATTTTGACTCAGATAAATAAGAATTATATATTTGACTGTTTGAAACAATGTTCTTTCGACTAAGGAATTGCATGTCTTTTGTAACTTTTTTAATTCCACAATCCGACTTATTTAATTTATTAATTAAACCTATATCATAATCTATAAATTTTAATCTAATTTTATTTATATTTTTTTTATCTTCTGATACAAGAGCTAAGGGCTTTCCTATTGATGATAGACTTGTGATTTCATCAAGTTTTGTTTTATTTGTAACAAAGTATGTAATTCTAGATATTGATTGAGATATCATCTTTAATACATTAATGTCAATATTGTCTCTAATAACAACACTTAATTTTCTTTTGTGAGCAATTGATGGAAGAGATTCTATATTTGTTGATTTATCTAACCTCAAAACTATATCTTCTCCTATCTGAGTATTGGGGTCAAAACCGGAAAACGGAACAACTTCTGTTAGCTGATTTGCATAATGTTTTCCAATATGAATTGTTTCCAACTTGTTTAAGTCATGTTTTATATTTAGAAAATCTAATATCTGACAAGCTATAACTTCAGGCTTTACTTCATTAATTGTTTTATTAACTTCTTCAACTGATAGAGATGGTTTTATATTGTCTGGGTTTGACTGAATAAATTTGCAATTATCTTCATTGCTCCAATAAGGAAATATAGAATTAGAGTATTCGATATTAATAGGGCAAACAATTTTCTTATTTTTATAAGATGCAATATTTGTATACAAATTATAATTACCAAAATATAATAAACTTTTATTAATAATATAAGAACTATGTAATCTATTTGTATTTAAATATGGTTTACAATAAAATAAATTTCTGTCTTTTGGTTTACCTACTTGTAGTATACTGATTCCATTTTTATCTAGAAAAGGTTTTATGTGAAAAATTACATCATCAAAATAATCATAAGATTTTGCGCCTTCATCTGAGTATGTGCTAACACATATAAACTTATCTTCAAGTATAGGAAAGAAAAACTCTTCTATTGAGGGTTTTCCAATTTTTGCATTAGCTGATAGGGAGAAACTTTCTAATTTGTGCATACTTCAAACATTAATGGGTTTGCATCTGAGTGAGAAAAATTATTAAACTTATGAGTATTGGTGTGAGGAGTTACTACAAATTTAAAATAACCTTTATGGGAGCCTTGCCCTGTTGACCAAGGAATGTTCTCCATGATAGGATCATAGTTAATCATTTTGTGAATATTTTCATTACCGTAAAGTATTTCAAAATACTCAGGCTTTGTGGCATAATATATATTACAGTCCGGATTATTATCTTTTATTGATTTCAATAATGATGTAGATAAAAAGATATCATTTTCGTTCTCAGGGAGAACAAATAGTATTCTTTTTCCATCATCATCTTTATCTAAGATATCTTCAAATGGAATTTTATTATTCTCAAGGTTATCTTTCTGTGCAACCTTTCTAAAATAATCAATAACCTGCTGCCTATTTAAGTCCGTCTGTAGTCTTCTGATCCAGTGATCAATGCCTTGCGAGTCTTCTTTTTCTACATCTTCAGACTTTAGTATATTTTTGTACAAATCTATTATCCACTCTCTGTCATCTTGTATCTCAGGGGGGTTGTAACTTGGGTTTTTCTGAACATATGAAAAATCAAAATCCCAAGATGTTGGCTCCATTTTATCAATCAGTTCTTCAAATTGAGAGCATACTGAGTCAATAGAGCAAAAATCTATAGTAAAATCTCTAGCTTTTTTACCCATTTCAGCTTTCTCTTTTTCTGGCATTTCATAGACTTTAGATAGCTGTTCGGCAATATGTTCAGAGTCTGTCGATGCTTTTATGAATTGAGTTCCGGGCTCTCTGTATTCAGTCCATTTTAAGGGTAGACCTCCACTTTCCTCTGAAGAATAATCTTCTCCACAAGAATAGTCAGTAACTAAAGTTATTATTTCATTAAGTTTAGCTTCTTGGATTGGTATCTCTTGACCGCCGCTGGTAAAAGGGTGACAATATACATCCATTAAATTATAGATCTCATTTAATTGCTTTTCATTCACCCCTCTTGTTATTTGGGCAGTTTGTTGAGATTTTTTTGAACCACAAAAGGGGCAATCTAAATCTTGACCAGTGAATGCTTTTATTTGATAATTCTTACAATTATCACAATAATATGTAGTTAAAACTAAGGAGGGATCAATCCCTTTCTCTTTAAGTAACCTAGGTATATCCCAACCTTCGGACCAATGAGTGTGAAAAAGCAGTCTAGCTTGAATGTGTGGATTTTTATCTTTAAATATTTTAAATCCTTCAAGCATATTTGGGACGCTTTTTCTTAATTGGTTTCTGAACACAAAACCAATAATGTAATCATTAACAGGGATTCCGTGAGCCTTCCTTAAAGCTTCTCTTTTATCATCTTTTAATCTATTGAAATTTTTAGGATCTAAGGGAACTGGAAACAAGTGAACATTATTAAGCCCTTGATCGTTTAGGGCTTTTTTTGCAAAAGAAGCTTGTACAATATAATTAGATGTGTTTGAGGCAGATTCTGTATGCTTGTCCAATAAAGGCAGACTGTCAATTGGTGTCCACATTATTGAGTTTATTTTTTTCCACCAAGTCTTTTTCCAGAAACCGTCCATGCCCCATACATCTTCTATACCTAAATATATGTCAGGCTTTTCTTGTTTTATTGCATCATCTATTTTCATTTGGCCATAGCCAGCAGCTCTAGCTTTATTTGGATCTGCATTAATTTGCTGAACTACATGAGGTTCAATAGGTAAAGAACCGATGGCTTTCCAAGGCATTCTAGAAAGTTGTGCATCATTCCAAGGTCTACCATTCGCAAACTCAACTAAATCATATTTACCTGTATTGTAAAGGTATGTAATTAAGTGCTTCATATGTTTGCCAAAGCCAGTTTTAGCTCGGCAATGATTACTATGAATTAAAACTTTTTTCTTTTTTTTCTTAGCCATTAAAATTCATTGTTTTGAGAAGATCTTAATTTTTGACTTACTAGCCAAGCCTTTTCGTTTTTAGTTGCCAAGATAAAACGACACAATTCTTTTAGAGACTCAGCTTCTCCGGGCTCCAGTGCTATCCTAAAAGTTTGGTTGCCGTTTCTTGTAACAACTAAGCCAAATGCAGGAATTTTTTGAGTTTCTTCGTACGCTTCTTTAGTTTTTTGATTAATTTTGCTAACTTTAATTTCCTTATCCCAAGGTGATAATCTAATTTGAGTTTTATTATCCTCAAAAGAATGGTAAGTGCTCCATTCAAACCTATTCCTTATGGCGCTCATAATAGACCCGACCTCAAATTCATTAAACTTTATACTTAGATTTTTATCTGGATTATCTTTATTGCCTGAAAAAGAGCCTAGTCTTTTAGATGAATCCCAAGAGTGCTGGGCTATTGCATTAAGAAACAATATAGGCATTTTAGTTTTTCTATCTTCGCCCATGTAAAAACTGAAAGCAAATCCAGAATTGTTTTTATTTGGTTTATATATTTGTAGACTCATTAATCTAATTCTATTTTTATATTTTTATCCTCAAAAGTTTTTGGCATTTGATCTGGATGCTTAGAACCTTTTCTTGTTTTGGAATAGTTCTCGTAGTATTTCTGTTTAATTGGATCTACTCCTCCATTTTGTTCAGCTCTTTGCCTTGATAGGTCTGCGCTTCTGTCAAGTAATTCTCCAACAGTTCCCTTTTTGTTGGTTTTATTAACAAAGTCAGCATTGCTCCAAGGGTCTATTGATCCTTGAGTGTTTAATTGAGGTGAGTGAAACTCCCTAACCCACTCCACACCAGAATCATCTATATATTTTTTTTCGTCTTTCATATGAAAGAAAACATCTTTTATTTCTCCTGTATCAGGATGACTAAAAGGATAAAGGGGCATTAGAAAAAAGTTAAAATTATTTTATCTTTTAAAACTAAACTAGTAAAATGTTCATATGTAGCATTTTTTTGATGCAAGGAAGATAAAAAATCTTGATAGTGAGATTCTGTTGCAGGTATTGAAAAAACATGACCAGAGATATCTCTTTCAGCTTTTGACTCCATTTCATTCCAGTCTATGACACCTTCATTTTCGTTAATGTAATTAACAATAAAGATGTCAGCATCAAACCTGTCGGCTTTATATTGCTGAATAATTCTAGGTCTGCAGCCACAGTTTTCATCTTTGAAAAAATTCTCTGCGTACTGTTTTGTATTTGGATACTTTTCTATCCACTTATTTTTAAAATCCTCATTGTTATGTATGAGATGTAAAAGAATACCTAATGACAATGAGCTGTAACGTTTATCAATTGATAGATTCATACCAAATGATACTTTTAGAAACTAATTTTTCTATAAAAAATTAAATTTTTTTACTTAAATAAGTATTAACGATGTGATAAGAAAACTCTATATCGCTAGGAAAGTGAAGACCTCTTAATATTCTAGCCAAACTAACCCTATCTGTAATTTGTTTGAATATATTTTTATGAGACGGGTGTTCTTTTGTTAGTATGATTTCTATAACTTTAGCTTGAAATGAATGGCCACTGGGATACGCTGGTGTTTTTGCTGTAGAAGTAGGGTCTAGTATTAAATCTATTCCGTGAAATTCTGCTAATTGAGCTGGTCTAGGTCTGTTGTATTTCTTTTTAATTTTTAAAATCAAAGGGTTTATGTCTTTTAATACATCATCTATGTATTCTATATTGTAATCTAAATTAACCTCGTCTAAATAATCTGTATATATAGATAAGAAGTTTTTATCTATTTTTTCTTTATAGTCTCCTTTGTGCCAGCTTGGTACTGTTGATTGAACTAACCTGATTGTATTCAGCTCTGAGAAAACTTCTTCACTTGCATTTTCTGGGAAAGGAATCTCTTTTATTTCATCTACCGAAAGTAGGGTAGAGTTATCTTTAGATCTTTTTTCAAGTTTTTCTGACATGGGACCAAAGCCCATTGAGTTTATGCGATCTATTTCTATTTTATCTGAAAAATCTACAATGTAATTATTCACTTTTTTCTCTTTCTGTTTTAAGTTTAACCCAAACTTCTTGCATCATGTCCATTAATACATCAGTAAAAAAACAAAATGCAGAGGAGGCTAATGGATAGTAATATATATTACTATCATCTCTTAAGACATGAAACTGAAAAAGAGAAAGTAGAACACCAACCCAAAAACCTAGACACATTGAACATGATAAAAGTTTTTTTAGCCAGTTTGCTTTAGACTTTAAGTAATTTCTTGGCTTTTGGAGTATGTAGCTATCTTTTACTATCCATACTAAGCCTATACAGGCCAGTAGGTTCATTGTAATATTTTGGAAACCTTGCTAATAACATCTTTTATGGAATCCCTATCTAGTTTTATAGAGTCTCCATAATCGTCTTTAATTACAATAGTATCATCAGAAAGTAAATTCATTTCTGGACAGCAAGGATTTGTTGGTGGATTACAACACCAAGCCCTACCGACTACAGATAATTCTTGACTCTGATTATTCTGTGCTAGCTGGTTCGATTCCAAATTTTTCTGGTCTCGGTTCACAGGATGTTTCACCCTCAAGATTATCATTTACATGAGCTAATGCATGATGAATTAACTCTGCTTCTTCTTCTTTCATCTTTACAGTGCTACCGTAGTCATCGGTAATAACAACGAGTCCCTCATCATCCTTAGATACACTAGGGCAGCCAGCTTTTCCACAACAAAGGAATGCTTTTCCTTCTTCCATTCTTACATGATAATTATTCATAGATAGTTTCCAATATTTTGTTTAATGAGTTTTTATAATTAAATTTCTTAATTAAATTTACACCTTTTTTATTAGGTTTTCCTGACATTTTTTCAGCCTTTTCAAATGCATCTATCATTTTTTCTTCAGAAATAATATACATACTACCTTGATTAAATGCTTGCCCTTGATGAAAAAAGACTCCATCGTATATAGGTTCAGGTCTGTCAGGCTCAATTAATATACAGTTATCTTTAGTTGCCCACTCTTTATGGGAAGTGTGATTCATAACAATACTCCATTTGCCCAAACAGGTTGCATTAAATGCTGGCAAGTTCCACCCCTCTGCTCCACTTAAACCAGTAAGGTCTATGTCAACCGCATTCATAAATTCATTGACTTCTGAATTAGTTTTTAAATATGGAATGAAATTTACATTACCGTAAGTTTTACCCTCAAAAATTTGAGATATAACTTGATTCATCTGTTCGGGCTTGAAGAAAGGATTAGTAATGCAGCAAGATAATTGATAATTATAATCATTACCGTATTTCTTGATCCAAGCTTTTATAATGTTTGCGGTATTTTTTCTCTTCTCAAATTTACCCATGAGACCAAAGTGGATTTTGTTTGGAAGATATGTTTTGCCTGTTTGCTCAAAATCTTCATCAAAACCAATTGGAATTGAGGTAGTGTTATTGCAGCCAGCTTTTTTAAATGCATCAGATGCATGATTTGTGCTAAAAATAGTTTTGTTTTGAAGATCGCAGATGGATTTTTCAACTAGAGTTGGTTCATTCGTTTCATAGAAAGTATAAAGATATTGATCTGGGGTAATTCTTTGCTCAGATCCATTTAAATGCCACATGGTTAGTGTAGGTATATCTTTTTTAACTAGGTGAAATCTATTTTGAACTCTTTCCACCATCCACTTCTTAAAGTTTTCATCAATTTTATCAAATGCATCTAGCTTTATGTCATCCCCTATAGGGAATATTGCTACATTCATTTGCTTCCTATACATTTCCCTTAGGAAATTATAGGTGACATTACCGAAACTTAGAGAATTTAGTGGACCTTTGAAAACAATATCTTGCATAATTAAAATGGTATATCATCAATGATATCATCATCTTCAGAATTTTCAACATTTTCTTTTGGTGACTCTACTTTTTTTGGTGCAGACTTTGGAGAATCAGAGCCCTGTTCTTGGTTTAAGAAAGTAACCTTATCACCAATGCAATAAACTTTACTTCTTTTTTCTCCATTTTTCTCCCAACTATTCAACCTTAACTTACCTTCAATCAAAACCTTTTTGCCTTTTGCAAGGTATTTGGCACAATTTTCTGCCTGTTTCCCCCAAGTTTCAATATCAATATAAGTAACAAGCTGTTGCTTCTCCTTATTCTTGTAAACAATATCATTGACCGCAAGGCCAAATGTAGTGACTTTATATTCACCAACTTCTTTAGTTTCTGGATCTTTTGTAAGATTTCCTAATGCTATATACTTATTCATAATTTATTTATTCTTTATTAAATGATTGTTTAAATTGTTTTATTGCTGAGTTATGTATATTGATACATCCTTGAATACTTAATTTTAATTTAGAGCTTACATTTTTCCAAGGCATGACACCATTATCTTTACCCTCGACATATCTAAGATTAAAAATCTTACCAACTCTTGAGTCGGGGTGACTGTTTGCTTGCTTCATTATATTTACAAAAATTTCATTTTTAAACTCTGCCGGAGAGCCAGCTTGATGTTCTTCTATGAATTTATAATTAAAAAAATCTATCAATTCTTCTTGAATAGGAACAGATGGATGTCTTTTGTTTTTATTATACATATTTAAACATTTCCACTTAGTTTCATTTCCTAGGTATGTACTAAACTTAGCTCCTTTGTCTGGATTAAATTTAAGTGCAGAAGAATATATTTGATATTCTTTTTCTTTTATCATTTCATCTTTAGTTGATTTATTATTGAATGTAGATACATATCCATTAATCATATCTAGATATATCCCTGAGTGTCTATTGACTAGTTCTCTGAGAGAATCTTGAGCATTTATAGATTGCTGAATATTTTTTACTAATTCTTCATCTGTTAATTTTGAGTATTCCATTATTTTCCAGTGCTACCAAATCCTCCATCAGACCTTTTAGTTTCCGAAAGTTGATTTACTTTTTTTATTGTTAAAGGGTTTATTTTAGTAGGTACTAATTGAGCTATCTTATCTCCTTCGTGATATATTCTTTGTGGATTTATAGATGTAACTATGCCTTTTGCCTTCACCCCTGCTACAGTTTTACCTTCTACTATTTTTTGATCTTCAGGTTGGGATATATATTTAAAGCATACCTTAATTTCTCCCCTGTATCCGGGATCAATTACTCCTACAGAATTTGCTAAAACTAAATTTGTTTTAATTATGCTAGATCTAGGATAAAGAAGCATGTAGTAATCACTATCAGGTTCTAAATATATTTCAGTTTTGTAAACTAAGTGAGATATAAAAGAATAATAAGGTCCTTGATATATATTACCAACTATTTCAGGGTAATCCTGAGCAACTATATCGTAACCAACGTCATCAGAGCCATTAGCTGGCTGATGAATAATGCCTTGATTATCTAAAACTTTAAGATGCAACTGAAAGCTCCTTTTCTAGTTTAGCCCTTGATATAATAGATAAACCTTCAGACAGGTAATCAAGACCTAGTTTTCTAAGCATTTTTTCAGTAGAGAAAAACTCGGAACTATCTATTAGATTTTTTGTTGAAAATTTTACATCTGATACCATTATTGTAGTTGAAAGTAGTAAATTAGAATTAAATTTTTTAAAAGCAATGATTAAACCAGATAAGGCTGCAGACTCAAAAGAGTCTGAATCAACATCTATCTCCCAACCAGAGCAAGAAACTTTGAAATTTTTAATTTGCGATTTTTTATTCATCCGTCCATTATGCCACATTTCGGTTTAAATGTCAAGAATGTTTTTATTGTGAAAACAAAATACTTCGTATTTTATATTGGTTATATATTTATATAATTTAATTATAATTTGTCTATATATAGTCAATTGAAATATTATTATAACATTAGTTAAAAAAAAATCAAGAAAAAAATGAAAATATCCATATTTAGTTTATTTAGGGATTCAGAAAAAACAATAAAAGACACACTATCCATGCTGGATTCAGTTGAGAAATGTACTAAATCTGAGTTTGAATATTTTTTTTATGAAAACGATTCAAAAGATAAAACTGTAGAAATTTTAAATCAATGGTCTAAGGGTAGAAAAATTAAAATACAATCTGAAATGCTCAATGCTGAGAAGTTTGGATCTACATTACATACAGAAAGAATGATACATATGTCCAACATCAGAAACAAGATGTTAGACTTAGGTTCAAATTCAGACTCAGATTTTTCAATTATACTCGATAGTGATGTAGTTTTTTACCCTGAGATAGTAAATGATTTTTTAAAATTCAAAGATCTAGATTTCTCAATGCTTACTCCAAATATAAGGCAGAATGTTCCCTGCAAAATGGGTAGTGGTTGCGACACTTCCTACTACGATAGCTCAATATTATTTGACACAAACGGAATTAACTGTATGACTTGGAGTGATAATCCGTTTTACGAAGAAGAAGATAGGGAAAAATTTGAATCACAACAACCAATAGAAGTTTCTAGAGCGTTTGGTGGATTCGCATTTTTAAAATCCAAACATCTTTTTAATTGTAAGTGGAACTCAAAGGGGGAGTCTGAACATTTTTCGTTATGTGACTCACTTGTAAAATATGGAAAAATATTCTTAATACCAAGCATCCAACCATCGGTTACAGTAAATCAATCACAATGGGATTATGAGAATTTAGTTGTAGAAAAACAAAAAAAACTTTTATCAAATCCTTGGAATAGATTTCTATGGAAAACAGGAAACTTTAATTTAGTATAGTTAATTATGAATTTCAAAATCTCTTTTGCTGTCACAGCCTGCAACGAACACGAGGAATTAGATAAACTCCTAACCTTCCTAAGCGAACATAAAAGAAAGCAAGATGAAATAGTTGTACAAGTAGATAAAGAAAATCATACTAAAAAAGTAACAAAAGTAATAGAAAAATTTAATTTAACTAAAAATGAATTTAATTTAAATAATGATTTCGCATCTTTTAAAAACAACCTTAAATCGCTATGTGGTGGAGATTATATATTTCAAATAGATGCAGATGAAGTACCTTCGCTAGAGACTGTTAAAAATTTACATAAAATTATAGAATCTAATTTAGATATAGAATTATTTTTAGTACCAAGAATTAATACTGTAGAAGACATAGATTATGAGCATGTAGAAAAATGGAACTGGAATTTAAATTCTCAGGGTTGGATTAATTGGCCAGACTATCAGTACAGAATTTTTAAAAACAACTTCAACATCAAGTGGATAAACCCAGTCCACGAAAGCATTATTGGTGCAAATACTGGAACTCAACTACCAGCTACTCCTGAGTATGCACTAACTCACGAGAAAACACTTAAAAAACAAATAAAACAAAATAAACTCTACGAAGAAATACAATGAAAACCGTAGGCATAATAGGTAATGGATTTGTTGGCTCAGCAATAGCCGAAGGGTTTAAACACTATACGGATGTTAAAATTTACGACAAAGATGAATCAAAGTCAATAGACTTAATTGAACACGTCTTACAGCAAGACATAGTTTTCATTTGTGTTCCGACACCAATGTTAATCAACGAAGGAGGCAAATGTGATCTTTCTATTATAGAAGATGTTTTCACTCAAGCATCTAAGCTACAAACGCAGAGTTTACTAGTAATAAAATCTACAGTAGAAATTGGAACTACAAATAAAATTCAAGAAAAATATCCAGAACTTAATATTGTACATTCACCTGAATTTTTAACAGCTAGGACAGCCAAATTAGACTTTATAACACCATCTAGAAATATAGTAGGCCATTCATCAAAGTTTACCAACCTAGACGGCAGACCAAGTTTTTTAGTAGATCTTTACAAAGAAAGGTTCCCCGGAGTTGCCTGCATATTAATGTCCTCTGATGAATCAGAAACTGTAAAATATGCAGCTAATTGTTTTTTTGCTGTAAAAATTAGTTATTTTAATCAAATCAAATTGCTCTGCGATAAACTTGATTTAAATTGGGATAAAATTATTGAAGGAACTTTATCTGATGGCCGCATTGGAGTAAGCCATTATCAAGTTCCGGGCCATGATGGAAAACCCGGCTTCGGAGGCACATGCTTCCCCAAAGATATCAACTCATTAATAGTAAAAATGAATAGTGTTGGAGTCGACGCAGAAATACTTAAGTCCGCTTGGAATTTAAACTTAAAAGTTAGACCTGAAAAAGATTGGGAAAATTTTAGTTCAGCTGTATCTAAAAAAGATTTCTTTACAAAAGAATCTGGATTTGATACAACTGGATGCGGGCATGACCATACATGATATATTTATTTTCAGATCCATACATTTATTCTTTCGAGAATTTATATCCACTATATCTTAAACTAAAAGAAAAAAATATTAATTGCTATCTTGATGCTGAATTTAGCCACCAAGGACCCGGTATATCAGAAGAGGCAAAGAGACATCAAGGACTACACAACTTAAGTAAGATAAGAAAAGGGGATTTACCTCAACCAAAATTAGTAATATTAAATCAATGTTGGTGGGGTACTGGATTAAATTTATCAAAAGAATTTTCATCAAAAGGTATCCCCGTCATTACAACAGAGCATGGCTCACCCATGCTTTACTATGGAGTTGGCCATTACAGAGGTAACCTACAGGGATCAATCTCTCACCCAACTTGGGGTAATGTGGGCAAAGATTTAATGATTAAATTTGGCTGTAAACCAGAAACTGTTCCGGCACTTGGTAGCCCAAGAATTGACCATTATTTTGCTAGTAGAGAAATTAAATCAAATAAAACCAACAGTGCTGTAATTTTTGGAACCAAAGCAGAAGGAACAAAACCTTGGTCTGTTAGCATAGAGGAAAAATTAAAAACTATTTGCGATAAACATGACCATGTAAAGTTTAAAGGAAAGGTTCTAGGTCCAATGAAGCTAGGAAACTTAGAATCAATAGATAAAGATTTTTCATCTGATAATTTTTACGATTTATTTAACAGTATAAGCCATGCATACTTCTGGTTCCCTTCTAGCTTAATTACTATAGCTAAAGTTATGGGCTGCAAAACATATGCACTTTATTCAGACTCTCACTGTAATTATACATTAAATTATTTTAATCAACACAAAAGTCACATCTTACCATACTCTTCCAGCGAGAATCCTAATAAAGAAGATAGTAATATTTTCCTCAACGATAATCTCACACCTAACGGAACAGATAATATAATTGACTATATATTAAATGAAAAAAGTTTCAATATTAATCACTAATTACAACTACGCTAGATACATCAATCGTTGTATAAGATCCTGCTTAGATCAAAACTTCAAAAAAGATGAGTATGAGATTATAATAATTGACGACAAGAGTAGTGATAATAGTTGTTCTCAATTAAATTATTGGAACAATAAAGAAAATATTAGAGTAATTTTTAATGAAGAAAACTTAGGTTTAGGTCATAGCTGTAATAGGGGCTTATCTGAGTGCAGATCTCCATATGTCGTAAGAGTTGATGCAGATGACTACATTAATGAAAACTTTTTATTATTCCTTTACAGTCATGCTCATTATAATAAGTCTCATGCAATTGCTTGTGATTACATTGAAGTCAATTTTAATGAAGAAATTATTGCTAGAAAAAATGCAAAACAACACCCAATAGCATGCGGAATATTATTCAGGCTAGATTGCTTGGAGTTTGTTGGCGGATACTCAACCCAAAGAGTTGGCGAAGAAGTTGAGCTTCGAGATAGGTTTGACAAACATTTTGATGTTGAATATTTAAACCTACCTCTTTATAAATATTTAAAACACGAAAAATCTTTAACTAGCGGAGGTTTTGATACCGCTGAAATAAACGGCACACAATAATGAAAATATTAGTAACAGGATCACTTGGAGTTGTAGGTAGCAAACTCTCAGAAATATTAAAAAGCAGAGGTCACTCAGTTTTCGGAATAGACAAAATTCATTCTGATAAAAATTACGGTCATGGTTTAGGCTCTGTCGCCAATGATGATTTCTTTAGATGCGATATCAGTGAATATAGGCAGATCGAAACAGTTATAAACTATGTTAATCCAGATTTAGTATATAATTGCGCCGCAGAATTTGGTAGGTGGAACGGAGAACACTTCTACGAACAAGTCTGGAAAAGTAATGCGATAGGCTTAAAAAACATTATTCGACTACAAGAACAAAAAAATTTCAAACTAGTGCATATCTCTTCATCGGAAGTTTATGGAGACTATAGCGATATTATGTATGAAGATGTAATTGATAAAGTTTCAATTCATCAAATGAATGATTATGCAATGAGTAAAAGAGTTAATGAAATGCAAATAAAAAACTCTCAAATTATGCATGATACAGAAAGTGTTTTTGTGCGTATATTTAATACTTATGGAGACGGAGAATGGTTTCACCCATTTAGGAGTGTTAATTGTGTTTTTTGCTACAATTTGTTACACTCCAAACCAATTAAAGTATATAAGGGACATAGCAGAACAAGTACCTACATATACGATACAGCTACAACACTAGCTAACATTTCCAATAATTTTATTTCTGGTGAATCCTATAATATAGCTAGCAACACAACTCATACGATAGAAGAACTAGCTAAGTTAGTTTTAAAACATACTAATGCAAATCCTAAATTAGTTGAATACATTGAAGAATCTGAAATCTTAACAACAAAACATAAATTTGTTAATGTGGATAAAGCCATTAGAGACTTAGACCATCAAAATACTATTGATTTAGACAGTGGAGTACAGAAGACAATTGATTGGATGAAATCCTACTATAATGTTTAAAATCATTCACATCATTGGGGCGAGACCAAACTTCATAAAAGCATTTCCCGTAGTTAAAAATTTATCTGATGCAGGTTTTTTAAATTTAGTTTTACATACAGGTCAACATTTTGATAAAAATATGTCAAAAGTTTTCTTTGAAGATCTAGAAATGCCCCAACCAAATTTAAACCTAAACATTGGTCACAAGTCTCAGTGTCAACAAATATCAGAAATCATAGTTGGTTGTGAAAAATATTTTAGTAAAGAAAAACCTGATTTAGTTTTTGTATATGGAGATGTAACTAGCTCTTTAGCTGCTGCTATATGTGCAAACAAAATGGGCATAAAAATAGCACATGTAGAATCCGGGCTCAGAAGTTTTGACAGAAGCATGCCAGAGGAAATTAATAGAACTCTAGTTGATTCAATCTCAGACATTCTGTTCTTAACATGCAAAGATGCTCTAAACAATCTAAAAAAAGAAAGTGTTAATTCTAAAAAATGCTACTTTGTTGGTAACACAATGATTGATTCTTTAGTTTCTTTTTCTAAAAAGATCTGCCAATCTACAATTTTAAAAGATTTAAATTTAACTACAAAAAATTATAGCCTAATTACACTACACAGACCTTCAAATGTTGACAATAAAAAGAATTTAAATGCAATAATAAAAGAATTATACTCTTTATCTAAATCAATAGACTGCATTTTTCCTGTGCATCCAAGAACAAAAAAACTACTAGAGAATTGCGAACTATATAACCCTAAAAACAATTCTTTATTATTCGTAGATTCATTAGGTTATTTAGATTTTATGAATCTACAAAAAAATTCTAAATTTATTATTACAGATTCTGGCGGAGTCCAAGAAGAGTCCTCGTTTTTTAACATACCTTGCTTAACCTTAAGAGATAACACAGAAAGACCTATAACAATTTCAGATGGAACAAATCATTTAATTGGCTCCGATCCTAAAAATATTAGAAATCATATAAATAAACTTGATTATAATAAAACTAGTAAAATAAAATATTGGGATGGATTATCAAGCTCAAGAATAACTAAAATTATTAAGGAAAAATATTATGCCTAAAGAAGATTGGAAAAAAAATACTATATATAATATATTTAACGAGAAAGGCTTATACCCAAAAGGCAAAATTGTGTCAGTATTAGATGTGGCATGCGGCCTATCCCTCAAGTCTCAATATCTTGATTGCGACATAAGGGTAGGGATAGATGTTTACAAACCTTATTTAGAAAAAATAGAAAGCAAAGTTCCGTTTATTCCTGTCTGCGAAAATGTAAAAAACATTTCAAACCTTTTCCTAGAAAATTCTTTTGATATCGTTATGGCTTTAGATGTAGTAGAACATCTAACAAAAGAAGATGCACTAAAGCTAATCAAAGATTGTGAGAAAATAGCGAAAAAAGCTTGCATCATAGAAACTCCAGAAGGTTTTATACCACAAGATATTGACATATGGGGCCACGGCGGAGATGAATACCAAACACACAGATCTGGATGGGATTCTCAAGAATTTTTAGATCTAGGTTACGAAGTTATAACTAGAAGCTACACAATGCAGGATATAAAAAGGCATAGTGAACTAGATGTAGATACAAACATAACCCTAATAGATGCAATAAAATTATTTTAAAATGAATAACAAAAAATTTTGTATTTTATTTTCCACAAAATCTACAGGATGTTATCATAACTTACTAAAAGATTTAATATATAAGTTTAATGTACCCAGCTTTGATGATTTAGTTGTATTAAATGTTGACGTTGATTCAGAACCTTCTGCCATGGAATATGGAGAAAAAATATGCAAAGATTTAAATATAAACTACATACATTCAAGCTTAAAACTACATTCACACCAACAATCAATAGAGCTTGCTGACAATTATTTAAAAGAAAATAATATAGATGTTGACTGGATTTTGTATATTCAACATGATTGTGTTTTCCTAGAAGAAGATTTCTGGGATCAAGTAAACGACACAATCAACAAAAACAATAATTGGTTAAAAGAAAAAGTGGGAATGTTTAGTGGATCAACATACGTTTGGTCAACTGTCTCTTATTCAAGAGCAAAAGAACTAGCAAGAAGTAAAAATAAAATACAAAGATCAAAAACTGGAACACATTTAGGAAGAGGTATATTCCCAGAAGATATACAAGCACACCCATACGGAAATTGGTACAGGCAATTACCAAACTCTTATTACGAAGTAGATCATTTTGTGGTTGAAGTCCCCAACTGGAACTTTTGTTTTTTTAACAGGAAACTGTATAGAGATCATATCATCCCAGACCCAATCATGAAACAAGATCTTTGGGCTGATGACATAGCTCATCAATTTTTATCTAAAAATATTTTTAATATCACTTTCCCTCATTTAATGGCAAGCACTGATCATGGATTAAAAAGCGGAATAAAACATAATACAGACAATCTTTTTATAAGAAACAAAAGATCAGGACTTAATCCTCATGAAAGGTTTTTAGAAAAACACAAATATAACTGGCACACACCAAATCGACAAATCTTATTAGACAAATATTTGCCGGTTGCAGATTTCTATGAAGATAAATTGCAATCTAAATTATTTAAAACTAAAATATCAGACGGGCCAAAACAAATAAAAGATTTTTCTGATATATGATTCACTGCTTAATACCAGCTAGGGGTGGCTCTAAAAGACTAAAAGGTAAAAATATTTATCCCCTAAAAGGCAAACCTTTAATTCATTGGACGATAGATGCTGCTTTAAAATCAAAATACATTAATAAAAATAATCTTTATATATCTACCGAAGATCAAAAAATTAAAGATGCATGCACTGGTTTCAATATTATTAACCGTCCACCCGAACTAGCTGGAGATAATGTGTGGACTCAACCAGTAGTTGATCACTTTTCACAATCCATTAAGGCTAAAGATGATGACATTATAGTTTTATTGCAAGCAAATTCCCCACAAATTACAAGCTCAATAATAGACGAATGCATAGATAAACTTATTGATAATAAATTATGGCAAGTGCATACTACTGGAGAAGATCTAATTCACAATGGAGCAGTTCATGTTTACAGAAATTTTGTAAGTTCTCATAAAGGTAAAATAAGCTATAACGGTTTTGTTATAACAAATTGGCTAGACATTCATACAAAAAATGATATAATAGAAGTATCAAAACTATTATGAACCTAACCATAGCAGCAGAAATAGGAATTAACCACAATGGTGACATGGACTTGTGTCATGAGTTAATTAGACAAGCCTCCATCAATGGGGCAGACTTAGTAAAATTTCAACTATATGAACCTAAAATCCTTTTTGCAGATGAACCACACTTAATAGCAGAAGGACAAAGATGCCAGTTTAATTATGATCAATTTAAAAGAGTTTTAGATTGGTGTCACGAAGAATCTATAGAGCCATTTTTTAGTGTGTTTGACGAAACCAGACTAGAGTGGACAGAAAAACATGATTGCAAGATTTATAAGATTGCATCTAGGTCTGTCAAAAAAACTCCAGATTTTTGCAAAACTATCTGCAAACTAGGCAAGCCAACCTATGTTGCACTAGGCATGGAATCTTTAGAAAAAGCCAAAGATATTATGGGTGATTATAGTAATGTGAAATATTTATTTTGCAAATCCCTTTATCCATCTCAGTACAAGGATTATGCAGATCAACCAACAGACTATGTAAACTCTGAATATTACGGAATATCTGATCATACACATGGAATTGAAATGTCTCTTTTGGCTATAGCTAGAGGCGCTAGTTTTGTAGAAAGACACTTTACCCTTTCCAAAACAATGGAGGGGTCCGATCATAAATGTAGTATTACCCCAGAAGAATTAAAACAGCTTTGCTTGATTGGCAAAAATTTACAAAAAGTTTATAAAGTATGTCGGAAAAAGTAAACATTTTAACGAGAACATCAAATAGGCCAAACTATTTTAGGGATTGCTGCAAAAGTGTTGACTCTCAAACTTACGAAAATATTAAACATATAATAGGTACAGACGAACACTCTGCAAGCACATATATTGAAAAACATAGAGAAAGCTTTTTATACATAGATCCTTTAAAATACAGACACGAGCAACATAAAAGTTTTTGGTACGGAGGCTCTGACAGTCCTGCTTGGTGGAACTCTTATTTAAATGATATGTATGATTTGGTTGAAGAGGGTTGGATAATGTTTCTAGACGATGACGATCATTTCATTTCAAACGAGTCTCTTTCAGAAATAGTTAGTCACATAAAAAATGATGATACTTTACTTTTTTGGGATGTGGAATTTCCGGGGTTTACTATTCCTAGACAAGGCAGCCCAAACCTAGAAACATCTCCCCCAATTCCAGCCAACATAAGTATGATAGGTTTTATGTTTCATTCTAAATACATAAAAGATGCACAATTTGAACCTTGGGGCTCAGGAGACTTCAGGGTTAGTCATGCATTATGGAATATAATAAAACACAAAGTATATATCAATAAAAAACTGACAGGTATACAACATGTGCCTCATCTGGGCAACAGAAAAGATAAAGACTTATGAAAATTTTATATAGAATATCAGACTCTGGTTACGAAAAAGAAAAACCACCTTATGTAAACAATAAAGAGTGTCTCAAAAATGCAACAGATGTCTTCTATAGAGACTGTGACTGGACTGTAATTGCTGATAATATTTCAAGCGATACTAAACGTATGATTTTAGGCTTTCAGTCTAATATAGAAGATGTTTCAGTTGGTCATGGAGCAGGAACTTTTAATCTAGCTTTAGATAAAGCATTAACTTTTGATGATGAAGATATTGTATATTTTTTAGAAAATGACTATTTACATTTAGAATTATCTCCATTTGCCATACCAGAGGGACTAGGCTTCGGAGACTATGTAACGCTTTATGATCACCCTGATAAATACTGGGAGCCCATGTTTGGGGGAAACCCATTTTGCAAAGGAGGTGCTGAAGATACTAGAGTTTATTGTGGTAAATACAGCCATTGGAAAATAACTAACTCAACAACAATGACTTTTGCAGCAAAAGTAAAAACATTAAAGAAAGATGAAGAAATTTTAAGAAAGTGGACATCGTCCACTCACCCAGACGACTTTAAAATGTTTCTCAACTTAAATGAAAAAGGAAGAAAACTAGTATCATCGATTCCCGGACTATCCACACATGGAGAAACAAAATTTTTAACCCCACTAATAGAGTGGGACAAAGTAACAGCCAGATTATTTTAATATGATATCAGTAATTATACCAACATACAAAGAGCCAGATTATTTAGACGTATGTCTTAAATCTATATTCATGGAACCCTCCTCAAGGAAGAATTTCGAGGTAGTTATAGTGGTTGATGGATTTTATGATTTAAATAAAACCGTTATTGAAAAATATAAAGCACTGGAAGATAATATAAAAGTTTTAAATCTACCAACTAACCAAGGTTTATCTGTAGCTACAAATCTAGGTGTTTATAACTCAAGCAATGACACTATTTTAGTGGTCAATGATGATAATATTTTCCCGTCAAATTGGGATACAATTATTGCCGAAAACTTAAAACCAAAATCAGTATTAACTCCAAACCAAATTGAGCCTAACCCATCAATGTTTCCTCAATTTATAATAAAAGATTTTGGCAAAAATCCCAACACATTTGATATCTCTAATTTTCAAAAAGAAGAAGTTTTGTTAAGAAAAAATGAAACAACAGAAGAGGGCTCTACCCTGCCCTTTGCAATAAACAAATATGACTATTTAGCTTTAGGTGGCTGGGATGAGCTTTATCCATCTCCACATGTAGTTGATTGGGATTTCTTTCTTAAGTGTGAATATTGGGGTTTAAAAATGGAGAGAACATATGCTTGCAACTTTTATCATTTTGCTGGAGCTGCAACGAGAAAAACTCCAGAAGAAAGCCATGAAAGTTCAAGAAAAGAAGCTATGGCTCATGGTTTTTTTCAAAACAAATGGGGTTGTCCAGCCCATCACAACCCAGTTAATAATAGCAAAATGCTACCTTTTAAAAAAAATTATTAAATGATTTGATCCCAGATCCAAGAATAAGTTTTTTCTAATCCATTAAATAATTTAATTGAAGGCTCCCAACCACTAGTTATTTTTTTAATTAGGGAGTTATCACTATTTCTACCTCTAACACCCTGAGGTTTATCTAGTTGATAATTTCTTTCAACTTTCACGCCAGCTATGTCTTCTATCATATCAATCATTTGATTAATACTAACTAACTCTGAGCTACCTAAATTAACTGGATCTGAATAATCACTATCCCACAATCTATCCATTCCCTCTATACAATCATCAACATACATAAAAGATCTAGTTTGCTCTCCGTCTCCCCAAACATCAATTTTAAGATTTTTACTTTGTTGAGCTTCAATAACCTTCCTACACAATGCCGCTGGAGCTTTCTCTCTACCTCCCTGCCAAGTACCAAATGGCCCATAGCAATTATGAAATCTAGCTATTCTTGTATCCAAAGAGTGATCTTTAGCTGCATGTTGTGTAATGATTTCACTAAATAATTTTTCCCAACCGTAACCATCTTGAGGTGCTGCAGGATATGCATCACTTTCCTTAATGGCTGGAGAACTTACTTCTTGCTGTATATGCTCTGGATAAGCACAGGCAGAAGAGCTGTAAAAAATGGAAGGAGGGTTATCCATTTCTCTCATAACCGTAATAAAATTAGTTTGTATATAAACACTCTCTAAGCAATCTACATGGTTATTTTGTATAAAGCCCATACCCCCCATGTTACATGCTAAATTATAAATTCTATCATATCTATTTTCAGATAACAACTTCTTAACAAGATGCCTATCTTTTAAATCTATCTTACCAATACTATCCACCTTTTCAGATTTACTAACTTGAAACCAATTTTCTTTCTTTTTAATATCAACAGCAGTAATTTGATGCTCTTCTTCAGCTGCTAATGCTCTCGTTAAATGTCCTGCTATAAAACCGCCAGCTCCTGCAATAAGTATTTTCATATAAGTTATAATATTAGTGTTAATAAAAAATTCAATTTTTTTTATCGACGTACACTCTTTTTTATGTTAAGATATATTCTTAATCAAATATTGATTTTTTTTAAAATCCCCTTATAATCACAGTGTAATTTTTCAATATGGATATCAAAGTTAAGAAAAGAAACGGAAGACTAGTAGACTTTATTGTTGATAAGATAAATGCGAGAGCCCAAAGAGCTTGTGAAGGAGTAGAGGATGTATCTGCAAGCGAAATTGTTCTAGATGCTCAATTACAACTTTATGATAAGATTCCTACAACAGAAATTGATAAAGCCTTAGTGCTTTCGGCAAGAGAAAAAATAGAGAAAGAACCTAACTATAGCTATGCCGCAGCAAGTCTGCTTACTAATTGTATCTATAAAGAGGTCTTTCGAGAGGGAGTAGACTCTGATGCATTTAGCCTTCAATATAGAAAAAGTTTTATACAAAATATTAAAAAGTTAGTTAAATTAGAAAGGCTTAATCCTAAACTTTTAGACTTTGATCTTAAGCGTTTAGCTGATGCAATTAAAATAAGAAGAGATAAATCTTTTAAATATCTTGGGATACAAACTTTACATGATAGATATTTCATTAGGCAGGATGATAAAATTATGGAAGCCCCTCAATCTTTCTGGATGAGAGTTGCAATGGGGCTAGCTATTAATGAAAAAAATAAAAACAAAAAAGCCATAGAATTTTATAATCTAATGAGTGAGTTTAGGTATACTCCTTCTACTCCAACTTTATTTAATAGCGGGACAGTTCATTCTCAATTAAGTTCCTGCTATCTAAATACCTTTGATGATAGCATTGACGGTATTTTTGATGGAGCTTGGCAAGAGGCTAGAAAATCTAAATTTGCAGGTGGACTTGGATTAGATGTAACTCCATTTAGATCTACAGGTTCTCATATTCAAGGCACTAATGGTATTTCTAGTGGTCTCGTCCCTTGGCTAAAAATATATAATGATCTATTAATTGCAGTAAATCAAGGAGGCAAGAGGCCGGGAGCTGGCTGTGCATATTTAGAGCCTTGGCATTTAGACTTTGAAGATTTTCTTAATTTAAGAAGAAATACTGGGGATGACAGACTTCGCTGTCATGATATGAATACTGCATCTTGGATTCCTGATGAATTTATGAGGAGGGTACAAAATGAAGATGTCTGGTATTTCTTTGATCCAAATGAAGCTGATCTACATGATTGTTTTGGGGCAGAGTTTGATAAAAAATATAATGAATTGTGCAATAAAGCAGAAGAAGGATTAATTAAAAATTATAGAACAACTCCAGCTAAAGATCTTTGGAAAAAAATGCTGAAAGTTTTATTTGAAACATCGCATCCTTGGAATACTTTTAAAGACCCTTGTAATATTAGATATACAAATCAACAAGAAGGAATAGTACATAGTTCAAATCTTTGCACAGAAATTACCTTACATACAAAAGCATCAAAGTATAGTCAGGGAGAAAAAGTAGAACATGGAGAAACTGCTGTTTGCAATCTTGGGTCTGTTAATTTGCTTAATCACTTAGAGGAAAAACAGACTCACGGCAAATCAAGATATACAATCAATTATAAAAAACTAGAAGAAACTATACATATAGCAGTTAGAATGCTTGATAATGTAATTGATTTAAATTTTTATCCTACAAAAGAAGCAGAAAATTCTAATCTTAAAAATAGACCTGTAGGATTGGGAATGATGGCTTTACATGATGTATTACATAAATTAGATATACATATTGATAGTGACGAGGCAGTTGAATTTAGTGATAAACTTTTTGAATTTTATTCCATGCATGCAATATATGCAAGTTCTATATTAGCAAGCGAAAGGGGTAAGTATAAAACTTATGAAGGCTCATTATGGAGTGAAAATATTTTTCCAATAGATTCTTATAATAATCTAATGACTTACAGGGGAAAACAAAAAGATCCAAAAACAGGCCAAGGCCAAAGTCTTGAAGATTGGGGTAAAGTTCGCCAGAATGTTGCAGAGTTTGGCATGAGAAATTCTAATGTTATGGCAATTGCACCTACAGCTACTATTGGATATATAAATGGCTGCGAACAAAGTATTGAGCCTAACTTTTCAGTTCTGTTTGTTTATGAAAATAAATCCGGAAATTCTTATATCATGAATGAGCATTTTGTAAATGACATGAAAGAGCTAGGATTGTGGACTTCAGAAATTTCCTCTTTAGTAAAAAATGTTGACGGAGATCTTTCTATGTTAAATGGAGACATACCAGAACATATCAAAAGTAAATATAAGACTGCATTTGATAGGGATATGCTAAAATTAATTGAAAGCAATGCTGGCAGACAAAAATGGATGGATCAATCTATTAGTTTTAATCTTTATAATAGTGGAACATCTTTAAAGTATTTAAATGATATTTATATGAGCTGTTGGGAACATGGTCTCAAGACAACATATTATTTAAGAAATAGGGCTGCAAGCAAGGTTGAAAAAGCTGGTCAATCTGAAACAAAAAGCACAGAGGAACCAAGTGCATGCAGTATTGAGGCTATGAAAAACGGAGAAATTTGTGAGTCTTGTCAATAGAGAGTCTTCTGGTGTAGCAATTATTTTCAATGGCAATATACTGCTAGCAAAAAGAGCTGAAGAGTGGGAGGGAAAACCCATACCTTATGGAGGTTATTGGTCAATTTTTGGTGGACGCATAGAAGATGGAGAGACACCCAAAGTATGTGCCTCTAGGGAGCTAGAAGAAGAAGCTCAGATAAAATGTAACCCAGAAGACCTTGTTTTTATTAAATCTTTTGTAGAAAATGGAAATAGGTTTCATTTTCATATTTTAGAGGTAGACGAACTTCTTTTACCAAAGTTAAATGAAGAACATACTGAGTCTGGATGGTACTTAATAAATTCCTTAAACACTTTTACAGAAAAAATAGATCAAAAAATAATAGAATGCGTAGAAATTTATACAAAAAATGTGTAACATAATATGTTATGGAAGTAAATATCGATCTCACTAATCAAATCAACGAGTCTTTTGGATCTGAAGAAGATGTTTCTCACGAAGCTTGGGCTGAAGAAAAGAAGACAGGTAAAAAACTTAACAAGCCATTTAGAACCTCCAAAGGTCCTAAAAAGTTTTCCGTTTATGTAAAAAATGAAAAGGGAAATGTTGTAAAAGTTAATTTTGGAGACCCCAATATGGAGATTAAACGCGACGATCCTGCAAGAAGAAAAAGTTTTAGGGCTAGGCATAACTGTGCTAATCCCGGACCAAAAACAAAAGCTCGTTATTGGTCATGCAAACAGTGGCGTTCAAGTACAAAAGTCCAAGGGTCTGGAGATGAAGGAGAAGAAGAGTTGCTTTGGTACTTAGACGAATCCGAAGGAGAAAGACAAGAACTGTCTGAAGCTGAAAGAAAAGGTCTTTGGCATAACATCAGAGAAAAGAAAAAAAGAGAAGGTAAAAACTATAAACCTGCAAAACCGGGCGACAAAGACAGGCCAGATCCAAAATCTTGGAAAAAAGCTCAAGGCCCAAAAAAGAAAAAGGAATCTAAATCTATGAAAGAAGAAAAAGAAATGAGTAAAGCAGAAACTAGTGAAGCTTATATGAAAAACGATGCTGTATATAAAAAGTTTATGGCAGTTTGTGCCATGGACGACAAAGCATTAGTTAACACCAAAGGTATGGATACCAAAATGACAGCCAAAACTTGTGCCATGCAGTACAAAAAAATGGCTGCCATGATGAAATACTCTGGTGCGGGACTAACCCCAGCTCAAAAAAAGCTTCCAGCTCCTATCCAAAAAGCTATCTTGCAAAAAATGAATAAAGAAGGGAAAGATGGCGGAAAAGATAAGGAAGACAAAAAAGACTCTAAAGAATAATTTTCTAGAATCTGGCGCAGTTTATTCTATAATATAGGTGAAGATACTCAAAAGAGGTCTTCTGAGAGCCGAAAGGTCTCATTAACATCTAACCAAGGAGTAAACATGACACAGTTAAGTCTAAAAACAGTACCAGTAAGCAGAGAAGAATTTTTAACACCTTTTGATTCTTTCTTTGATAATGTAATTCAAAAGGCATTCCCTGAATTTGGTCAGGAATTTGGTGTTCAATTTTTTGGTAACAATAGTTACCCGAAAGTTGATGTTCTAGATAACCCTGATTGCATTACTATTGAGGCAGAAATACCGGGCCTATCTAAAGATGATGTTTCTGTTGATTTGGACGGAGACGTCCTTTCTATTATAGGTAACAGGCAAAATATTGACACAAATGAAATTAAGTATATCAGAAGAGAACTTAAGAGATCTTCTTTCAAAAGGTCTTTTAAATTAAATGGTAAACTTGATTTAAAAGGAATTAAAGCTGAATTTGAGAATGGGTTATTAAATGTAAAAATTAATAAACTAGAGCCAGAAAAACCACAAAAAATTAAAATTTTGTAATATTTCGAACCCGCCCACCCACAGGGAGAGAGCCTTCATTTGATCGGGCTCTCTCCCTTTTTTGTGTATATATAAGTATGGAGATTAATGAATATTTATTTATCGGGATTGGGGCATGTATCTCAATCATTGGTTATTTTTTAAAAAGAGAAAATAAACGATTAGAAGAAATGGAAGACTTAATTAATAAAATTAATATTAAACTTGCACAAAATGAAGCTATTGATTCCCAAAGATGGCATCAAATTGAAAAAGGGTTGGAAGACAGACGTCAAGATGTTATAAAACTATACGACTTAGTACAAAGCAGAAAATAAAATGTCAAGAAGACCTAACAACTGGCAAAAAATCAAGGACAATGCTCCTGAAATACCAAACATAACTTGCCCGTATATAGATTTTCTACAGTCAATTCTTGAAGAAGTTAAAGACGAAACTACTGAAGAGTTTATTCACAAAAAAATATCATTAGCAAATGAAATATTAGAATACATAAGAGATTCTAACGATTCTCTTAGAAAAAACGGAACTTATTGGTATAATAAATTTAACAATAAGTAGTTTTGAAGAATAAAGATCTAGCTGTAGTTTGCTGTTATTTTAATCATGGCAACTACAAAACTAAATTAGATAATTTTATAAATTATTATAGCCATGTATCTTCATATATAGATAAAGTTCTAACAATAGAATTAGTTTCTGATGATTCTATTTATACTTTACCAAAAGAAGTTAATTCAATAAAGTATCATTCCAATGCAAAACTTTGGCATAAAGAAAATTTATTAAACCTAGGCATCAATCAATTAATAGAAGAAGGTTATGAATACATAGCATGGCTTGATGCAGATATAATTTTTCAAGATAGCTTTTGGGTTGAGGAAGCATTATATCAACTCCAAAACTACAATCTATGCCAGCTCTTTTCTAGATCAATTAAGCAACATATTGACGGCCATGAAACCTTTCATCCCGGTTGCGCCAGATACTGGCAAGATTCTGGGAATATTCTACCAATTAACAGATTTTACCATACAGGCTATGCTTGGGCATCTACAGCATCATGCTTAAAACAATGCCAACTTTACGACAAATCAATAATAGGTGGCGCAGATAGCCTTATTTGGCTAGCATCCTTAAGCAACAATAAAAGCCTCTTTGAATTAATGACACAACATCCACTGGGAAAACTAGAACTTAATAGTTACCTAATGGATTATTTTGATTGGGCCGAAAAGTGGTCTAGTGTTATACAATCAAAAGTTTCATGCCTATATAGCCAAATTAAATCTTTAGCCCACGGACAAACAAAAAATAAAAAATACATATCTAGATATCAAATACTAAAAGACGAAGAATACAATCCAAAATTAGATATATATTATGAAAACAAACTTATTAATATAAAAAATAAAAATTTAGAAAAATTAATTAAAAATTATTTCAATGAAATTAATGAAGACGAAACTCATTGGCTTGGAAGACTAAACAAATTTATTGACAAATCCTTAAAAAAACAAGAAATTAAAGCTAGACAAAAAAACTTTGAAAAAGGGTTCTAATATATAGAGGGATAGTTTTTTTCCAAAGCTTGAGTGCTTCCTCTTATAGTAAAGGGACCTTTAGCTGTAAAACACAACCTGAATATGCCCCGAACAATAGAATTGGCTATAATACAGGATCTTATTAATATACTTAAGTTATGAGATACGTAACTTTCAATAGCAATAACCATAACCCTTTAACCTTGTTTTCCATATCAATATATACACTCCGAAGAAGGAGTTCCTAAAACATAAACCTTGCCTATCTTTAATAATCCAGCACCAGCTTTAAACAAACTGTGTAGCACTTTAAACAGCTGTCTAGATACAGAAAAAGCAACTGCTGCATAAATGTTTTTTACTAAAAAATGTGCTGCTGGATAAATTATAGACGCCATATCAAATATTATTACACTTATCTGGAAAATAAGTCTCTTTATTATAGTATTATATAGTGAAATTATATTGTTTCTACACCCCTTCTCATGCAGTTTTTTACAAAAACTGGTTTAAGCCCACGGCTTCGCAAGAATTTGAGGTGATTCCATATGAATACCCCGAACAAATATCCAAGTCTTCTGAGTATGCAAAAGATGGCTGGAGAGAAACTCAATACAATAAAGTTTTACATTGGAAAAAAGCTGTAGAAGATAACATGGGAGACATTATTGTTTGTGCAGATGTAGATATACAATTTTTACGCAACTGTAAAAAATTCCTTTCATCAGCTCTGGGAGACCATGATATAGCTTTTCAACAAAACAAAAAAGGAGGACCAATTTGTTCTGGTTTTTTCGTTTGCAGGTGTTCTTTAAAGACACATAACTTTTTTGACATAGTATCAAAGCGTCTTAAAAAAATAATGCACGAACCGGGAGGTGGCGAGCAATATCAGATGCAAAAATTGTTATCTGAAAAGTGGTATGAAAACCACCTAAGTGTCTTAAAGTTATCACATGATAGAATCTGGAATCCCGGAGCAAACTACGAAGAGTTAAACGAGATATTCGTACCAGAAGAAATTATGATTCACCACTCAAACTGGACGGAAGGTTTAAATAATAAACTTGAGCAGCTAGAGTATGTAAAATCTATTGTTGTTCAAAGAAATTCTCCTTGGAAAAGAACTACAATTTCTAATCTAAAATTACCAAAAAATAAAAATTCTATACCTAAAATAGCTTTTTGTACTTCTTCGTTATTAAGAGATTTTGATGTTGCTAGCTACTCAATAATAAGCAGAGTATTAAAAACTCTACCATGCAAGCCAGACTTCATAGGTCATTTTCCTACTCAATCAAAAACCAGATCCAATGTAAATACCTTAAAGACTATTGAGCCTTTTTGTGATAATTTTTATACTAAGTTTGAAAAAGATCCAGAGATAGAAGAAGAGTATAAAGAAATGACGGTCAACATGTCAATACAAAGACATGGAGCAATAGGTAATTTATATCAGTGGTTATCCATGAAAAGCTGCTCCCAGATGGTAGAAAAGCTAGAAAAGAAAAATGGAGTACGCTATGATTGGGTTATTTGGAGTAGACCTGATTTACATTTTTTTAATTCACTTGACAACATTCTAAATTTAGACAATAAGTTTATCTACTTTCCAGCACACGACAATCACCTACAAGGTCTATATGATAGATTTTGTATGGGAAATTCTGATCATATGCTAGAAAGAATGAATATTTACAATTACTTTACAAAAAAATGGTACAACGAAACCCATAATAATAAAAAACTTTTAACATGGAATAATTATAGAAAATCTCATGTTTGGAATCCAGAGCTATGCCTTAAACATTACATAAAGAAAGAATTAAAATTTAAAAATAAAAAAATAGATATTTGTTCTGGAAAACTTAGGGAAAGATTTTTTGCTAGAGTGCCTTTTTGGTATTCAATTTATGGTACAGAAAGAACTGGTTATAAATGTGAAGATGATATCGTAAACCATGATGTTTTAAGCAGGTTAAAGCATTTTACTCCATACCAAGTTTTCCAAGAAAGCCCTTGGCATGCAGTTAATGTTCTCGAAGACTCTGTATTATGGGATCACCCACATAGACTAGAAGGTGTTTATGGAAAAGATCCAATAGAATCAAAACTTTATTTAGAAAAAAGTGAAGCACCAAAAGGTTTTCTTCAAAAAATTCTAAAAAGCCTTGACGAAAAATCTCTTCAGCAGCCATGAAAAAAATACAGTCTATAGAAAAATATATCAAAGGTTTTTCACCTAAAAACTGGTCTATAGATTATTTTTTTGAAAATGAAAACAATGTTTTGTTTAAAAAAGTCCCAAAGACTCCAAGCATAGAAATACATCCAGATATAGTTAACTACATTTCTAATATCAGAGAGCAAAATCTCAAACCGTATTATGTGGCAAAAGCTAATGATGTCAAAGTGCATTGCTTTAACCAAGTAGGTTCAGTTTCTATAGCTCATAATGATTATATCTTTGAAGATGTTTCCACAAAGTACGACTTTCCAGATTTTTCTTCAGAAAAAAACGAACATGTTGATTCAAAATCTGCATTACTTTCGATAGATTCTGGCTCAAATTATTTCCATTGGATGTGCCATGTATTACCAAGAATAAAACTACTACAAGAGTATGGAATAGATTGGAGTGAAATCAATAAGATTATATTGCCAGAAAATAGAGGTAATTTTGTAGATCAAACTCTTTCAATATTGGATATTCCTGTACATAAAATAATTGAAACAGATAAAAATACTACATACACATTTGATAGCCTAATAATTCCATGCAAGCCAAATCGACACATACATCTAACACCTTGGAGTATAGATTTTTTATGTGATAATTTTTTAAAAGAAAATGAAAAACAAGAAAAGAAAATTTTTATTTCACGTAGATCAGAGACAGGTAGATGTATAGAAAACGAAGACGAATTATGGAGGGCTCTATCTCAAGAAGGTTATGAGAAAGTATATCTAGAAGATTATTCCGTTTACGAACAGGCAACTTTATTTAATTCATCTAAAGAAATAGTTTCGGCTCATGGGGCTGGTCTTACTAATTTAGTTTTTTGCCAACCTAATACTAAATTGATTGAACTATTCAATCCAAGCTATTTCTTAGCATTATATTGGAATATGTGTAACATATTAGACCTTGATTACTATTATATTATAGGGGAGGGGGATAATCTAGGAAAAGAAAAAGGAAAGAATCAAAATATAAAAATTAATTTAGAAGAATTTAAAAAATTATTATGAAAGTAAAATTAGTTCAATACTTTGACAACCCGAACCCGGAAGACTTGGATAATCAACCAAGACAGCTTCATTTCGCAAATGTCGCTGAAAGAAGAAAAAACAATATCCCAAAAAATAACTGCGGAATAGATGAAGTAATAACTTACAATAAAGAATCTTTAAAAAAAAATAATTTTTATGGAAGGAATAAAGAAATTCTAAAAATGCCAAGAGGAGCAGGCATGTGGTTATGGAAACCTTTTATAGTTCTTGATGCACTACAACAATCTGACCCAGATGATATTATTTTTTATTATGATTGTAATCATAATGATTTTTCAAAGACAAATATTTCTGTATTGGTTGATTATGTAAAAAAACAAGGCAATCTTTTTCATGAAACTAGGTGGGGAGCTGAGCGATTATGGACAAAAAGAGATTTATTTGTAACAATGGACTGCAACCACGAAAAGTATTTTGACAGCGAACAAGTTCAAGCAACTTGGTTTTTTCTAAAAAATAATGAACAGAATATAAGTTTTGTTAAAGAGTGGTTACATAATTGCTGCATCAAACAAAATATATGTGGAGGATCTACAGAAATTTATTCAAAATTTAAAGAACACAGGTCTCATAGAGAAGACCAAAGTATTCTCTCTTTGCTTTGCAAAAAAAGAAATTGCAATATTTTTACAGGTCACCCAGATACAAATAAAAACAAAAACGTACAAGCATTTATAAATAATTTTAACCCATGAAACATGTAATAACCCTATCAGGAAACAGTAAACGATTTACTGCAAAAGGATATCCGCACAAATCACTGTTAAACATAAATGGAAAAACCTCAATAGAGGTTTTTATTGATTTAATTCCCGACTTTCATGATTATGAAACAATATTTTTATGCCGCAACGAAGACCTAGAAAGCACTGATTTAGAAAAAGAAATCAAAAAACACTCAAACGGCAAAGCAATCGGCATAGAATCAAACCAATTAGGACCGCTTTATAGTCTCACTAATATACACGACAATTTGCTAGATGATGAAGATTTGTTAATTACCTATATTGATGCTCCCCAGAAACTCAATATAACCAATATGCTGAGTACATTTAGCGATGTAGACGGTGGACTAACATCTCATAATCTCCACAATCCTCATTGGAGAAATAATAAATATTATTGCTTCGTAAGGCATGACGGAGAATTTAACTGTCAAGAAGTTATAGAAAAATATAATTTTGAAAACATATTTTTAGACTTAAATCAAAATTTTGATTTACTAGGTTTAAGCAAATCGTATTTTTCTAAACCAGATCTCTCTAACTGTGGAGGTTCAAATGGATCTTACTATTTTAAAACTGGAAAAATATTCAAAGATTATTCAAATTCCTTAATGAGTCAAAATAAAACTGTAAACGGAGAATATTACGTTACACAACTTTACCAAGAGATGATCGCAGACGGCTTAAAAGTCAAACTATATGAATGTCCTTATGTATCTTTTGGTATACCTGAAGATGTTGAAGATTATATTTTTTGGCAAAATTGGTTCAAATGAGATTGATTGCTCACAGAGGAAACATTTCTGGACCTAACAAAGAGTTAGAAAATACCGCTGATTATATAGATCAAGCTCTTATTAATTATGATGCAGAGATTGATGTTAGATTAATTAATGGAAGTCTTTTTTTAGGTCATGATGTAGCTCAATATAAAGTAGAAAAGTCATGGTTACTGGACAGAGCTGAAAATTTATGGATTCACTGTAAAGATTATCAATCATTGTCTTTCCTGACAAACACACCTCTAAAAACTTTCTATCATAGTTCTGAAATTTGCACAGCAATTAGAAATGAAAAAAATATATGGTGCCACGATTTAAATATCTGTGATAACAACTCAGTCATTCCCCTTTTAAGCAAAAATGACTTGCTTCTTTTGAAACACCTCCCTAAAGTTCATGCAGTTTGCTCAGATTTCGTATCATTAATTAATGAAAATTGATAAAGTTATTTTTAGTAGTTCCGAAGAATATTCCTGCTGGTGGAATGTGCAATCCAAGGTATGGAAAACCTTTTTAAATATTGATCCAGTTTTATTGTTGTACGGTTCTAAAAAAAAGCATAATTTAAGTGAAGAATATGGTCAAATTATCGAATGTAAATACGAAGAACCTCCAACAAGTTCTATTTTCGGTGATTTAAGATCTTTCAATATGCGTCAATTAATTTTTAATAAATGGTACTATACTCAAAATGAACCAGAAACAACATGGCTTGTTGGAGATATAGACTTATTGCCCTTGCAAAAAAATCATTTCATTAAAAATATATCAGAAATTCCAGACGATTACTATGTACACCTATGCTCTAACAGGCTTCCTCGCAGACTTACTGGACATTATCATGTAGCCAAAGGCAAAACATTTTCTGCCATTTTAGAATTACAAAGAAGTTTAGTAGAACATTCTTTTGCTCAATTAGCGGGAGCTCAAGAATTAACAAAAACAGACTGGGAATCACTTAATACTCAACCCGCACATGGAGGCTCTGTTTGGACATATGAAGAATACTATACTACTGATTTAATTAAAAAAAATATTCCATCCCTTAATGCCTCTAGTATGGAAAGTCATCATTGGTTTAATCATTTTGATAAGTTTACTGGATTTATTGCACCTCAATACAGAAAATTGCAACCAAAAGCACGATTACATGAAGAGCTTAAAGAAGATTTTTTAAAAAAATATGGATTTGACGATAAAACAATTCTCCCTCATTCATTTCCCTATGAAGAACAATTAAGGAATGAAGATAGCAGGCAGCATAAAGAACTTCTAACCTTAAATCTAACTGAGAGTGAACTTGAATCTGGCATTAGAAATCTATCTAATAAAAATTTAGATTTAAATTTATTAAAAAATGGTTATTACATAGATATGCATTGTCACCACCCAAAAAATTGCCACATGATTGATGATCGAGTTTGGCCAATTTTAAATGCAGCTTTCAATGATAAACCATAAGCATAAATTTATTTTCATTCACATACCTAAAACTGCAGGTAATAGTATTGACACTCTTTTTTCTGGAAGAGGTTTAGTGGATGAAGGGTTGTGGCATCACACATCTTCGCAACTAATTGACCGTTTTGGTTTAGAAACTTGGAACAATTATTACAAATTTACTGTAGTTAGAAATCCTTGGGATAGATTGGTCTCTGAATACAGCTGGCAAAGCGGAACGGGCAAAGGTCAAATATCTACACCTTGGGGAAATAAAGAAGTTTCTTTTGAAAATTTTGTAAATATGGTTAGAGACCAACCAAATGATCACCAATTAACTTGGAGAGAAACATCACAAACTTGGTATCCTAAACGAGAAATCAAGAATGGTCACCTTGCAGATCAAACTTGCTTTACTGAAGTTAAAGATGGAGCCAGCAATTTAGATTTTATTATTAAATATGAAAATTTACAATCAGGTTTCAACCATGTTTGTAAAGCAATTGGCCTCGAAAAACTCAATCTACCTCACAGAAATAAATCCAATCGGTCTATTAATTATAGAGAATATTATAACGAATCAACCAAAGCAATAACTCTGGAAAAATATAATCGAGATATTATAAATTTTAATTACCAATTTTAATCCACGTTGGGATTTTTGAAAAATTGCTGGTTAACCTTAGTTTGATTTTATTGTTATAATTACACAAAGACAGTAGCCCAGCCGCTTTCAAACCTGCAATTACAGATTCCTTACTTCTACGAACGTGACTGATTCCCTTTTTATTATCTATGGGAAGCTTTTCACATTCATCAATTGTAAAAAAATTATCATATTTTAAAAGCATTTCTTCTATTAATTCTTTGCTATCTGAAAAAACAAGCACTCTTTTATTTTTTAGAAAATCATAGTTTTTTTCTAAAACACTTAAGTTATCCATCAAATGCTTAGCTTTCCAATTAGCATAACTGGGATCTTTATCCAATATTTTTTCTGGATTTTTAAAATCAAAATTCTCAGGAACCCTTAAATGAATACCAATAACTGATTTGTCAATTTGATATTTTTTTTGCAAACTTAAAATTTCATTTAAAATTTCATCTTTTATTTGTAATACTTTGTGGGTATTTTCTTTTGGTAACGCTTTGTGTGTCAAATCTATTGGTTTTATATTTAATTTACTACAAATTTCTTCTTCATTTTTAAGTAAATCTTCTTCACTAAAAAGCTCGTCAACAAAATTTATATTATACACATTTTTAAATAAGTCCTCAAAATTTGCCAAACATTGATTATTTATTTTCCAGCTTGCATAAATATCTAGCTGTTTAAATTTTGATTTTAGATAAGGTATTTTCTTTATGTTATATTGTAACCTATCTCCAAGTCCTGTTGGTAAAAAATTAATTAATAATTTCATCTATATAGGTATGCATTTTTTTCTATTTTATTTTCTGCAGTAGGCCAAATTACTGAATAATCTTTAAGGTTAATCATTGCTTCACTTATAGCATCTCTCATTTTTTGTTCCCAATTAATTTCTCCTTTATAGTTTATTACATCATCTACAGCAATGACTCCAGAACAATGAGATACCGACATTATATCTGAATAGCATGCTTCCTTAGTATGCAAACCATCAACGGAAGCGAAACATAGATTGATACCTTTAATTTTTTTAATTACATCCACATCCAAGGAGCTGGCTCTAATGATTTCTATATGATTTTTATAATCCTCTGTATTTTTTATAAATTCATCATAAAATCCTTGCAAATTAGCACAATATTTTGGGTTGTCTTCATACCAAGGGTCTACCGCCCAAACTTTTCTTCCATATTTTTTTGCCACTTCAGCATACTTGCATGTCATAACTCCCCTCAAGCAACCTATTTCAATCAAGTCGCCTTCAAAGTTTTGACAGCAATACTCTGCTACATAAGAAAGTTTTCTTATTTGCCCTTTTTCTTTAAAGAATTTTGAATTTTTATCGAATAATTTCATTTTTTATTTTGTTTATATTAATAATTTCATTTATCCCCACCTATCAGCCAAATCTTGTTTAGAAATTTCGGATCGCAAAATTTCATTTATTATTTGTCTGGTATTAATAATCAAGTCCTGATCTCTCTTTTCGTGTTTGGTTATTTTTTTAATTGAATTTTTTTGAGGCTCAACATGTTTAACATAATTAAGATTAAACCTTTTGCAAATCATTTGATATGCATCATACTTCTGATAATCCTCTTGAATTAATTCCATCACTTTACAACCTTGGTTCATAAATATAGAATTAGCCAATCCAGCACCATGCTGTGATATAAATAGCTTAGCATTATTCATTGTTTGAATTTGGCGTTTTATTGACATTTGATCAAATTTAACAAAATTTACATTTAAAAAACTTAATTCTTTTTTTAATTGTTCTATATTTAATATAGTTCTGGTTTTTGATCTTACATCAAACACAACTTCAGAAGGGTTTGCATTGGGCTTTATATTATGAATATCTTTAATTGAATTTGGAAAAGATTCATAGTTAAAATCATTATCTTTAAATATAATACTATTAGTCGCCCACCCCGTTAAAACATTTTTAATTAATATTGGAGATTTAATAGCCGGCTCCTCTTTTACATCGTATTTTAAAAACTTATTTAACCACAGATTCCATTCTCCATTAAATGACCTATTATCATTGTTCAAACTTAGTATAAATTCTGGATTAAAATTGTGTTTTTTAATTCCATAAAACATACCCCAACATTCATCCATAAGAATATGAACATAACCGCCAACTACATGCCTTTTATGTAAAAAACAAGACTCATAAACCTTAACTGGATCGATCTTATATGAAAGAGGGTGTATGTCGATTGTAGTTGAAAATGCTACTGGAACAGATATTGATTTTTTAATGTTGGGACAAAACAATCTACCACCATCATAAAAAATATCTTTTAATATTACATATTTTTCCATTTACTTTAGCAAAGTGGTATATTTTTCGATTGCCATTTTAGTATATTCGTACATCGACTTTTCGCATAAGTACTGGTAAGCAAATTGATTTGCATTTTCTATAATTTTTTTTACTTCTTCTGGGCTATTAACAACCCATTCACCTATTTGAACAAGATCACTCCAATCTCCCTTAGTTGGGACATAGTGAATGAAAGGTTTTAGTAATGGTGTAAAAAACTCTTGGGCAGACTGTTCTTGCATAATCATTACAGAGTTCATATATAGCTGCTTTCTTATTCTTTCTGACCACTCGCATACATTACCCACATCCATTATACCAACATATTTTTGCATTTCTGGAAAAGGTATTCTATTTTTTAGTTTAATTAAATCGTAAGCTTCATCTGGCACTGGTGAATTAGGACTATGGTATTTATCTGATATTCCAGTAATTCCAACATCAAAAATGTCCTCTCGATCTTTAGTTATAAAATAAAGTTTTGATCGAGTGCAATCCCTCCAAGACTCTATTCTTTTTTTTGAATATTGTCCAGCTGCCCAAGTAATCATTTTAAAAGACCCTCGCCATGCTACTTTATTTATTTTAGATTTAAAATCATATTTTTTCCCAAGTTGCACAATATGCTCATCAACATATTTATCCCAGTTAACTATCGGTGTACCAAAACCATATTTCATTCCGTTAGAATTTCCTACGGGAAATGGAATTATTCCTTTAGGCTTTTCTGGATTGGTTCTTATAACACCAAAACAAGGTACATCAGAATGTACCCCATCTCCAGTGTTTACCAAGAACTCAGTATCTTTAAAATTATATAATTCAGTAACTTTTTTAATTAAATCAACAACAGGACCATACCTACCTCTTTTCTCACCTTCATTTGCATGAAAGATGGGTTTGTTATTAATAATTTTTATTCTAGATAAATATTTCCATTCCCTAGGGTGATTATAATATTGATCTAAATCATTTCTTGAGATACTATTAGGCTGAAAATCTTTAAAAAAATTTTCAATTACTTGTTTGTACTGATTCACTATATTTTGTAATTAATATTTTAGTAAATAAGAACATAGTTTCTTCTTTTAAATATTCTTGAGCAAATTGGTTCGCATTTTTTACAATGTCTTTACATTTTTCATCATTCGCTTTTGCCCATTTAATATTTTCAGCCAGATCTGTAACCATTAAATTGTACGGTATATAATGTTTATAAGGCTCAAGTAAATAATAAAACCATTCCATACATTCTGCTTCGTGTTTAATTAATACAGAATTAGTAAACAAATGATTCCTCAATCTTTCTGCCCAGTTTGCATTTGTCCCCATGCATATCATGTATTTATATTTTTGTTGTTCAGCAAAAGGTATAAGGTCAGTAGACGGAATATCCTCCTCAAAAGGATTAGCTCCAACAACATTGAAACCAATATCAAATAAATCTTTATTGCTAGAACCTACATTAAACAATACTCCACGATTAACTTCTGTCCAACTTTCAGCTTTCTCTTCTGTGTATTTCCCAAGCTTCCAAGTTTGATGCATGTATTGACCCCTAAATACAGCTATATCTATTTTCTTATCCCAAGGATATTGATTATGAGTATTCAACAATTCACCCTGAACAAGCTCATCCCAACCCATTAATGGTGTATTATTTCCGTCACCCATTCCTCTCATATTTCCCATGGGAATAGGTATATTAAAAATGTCTTCCTTTAACCTTCTTATAGTCGAAAATGCAGGAAAAGTAGATGCATATGCATCATTTAAAAAAACTAAAAAACTACAGTCAGGCAGTTGATACTTTCTACAAGTTTGCAACATGCTATATTTTAAATCTGGATACCTACCATGATGATGACCATAAGGAGCATCAAAGTAAGGTATATTATTTTTAATATCTATTTTTGCTGCAATTTTTTTAATCTTTGACTTAGCCCATTCTTGCTCTACAAAATCTTTATCAAACAAAGACATATCTATATTACTTAAAAGCTTATCCGCTAAATCGCTTAACGATGCTTCTTTATCTTGAATTTCTCTGTTTTTTAAAATAGATTTAATCATATTCAATATTAAAAGGTTGCTTGTTTTTTTCCAAAAAAAGTGTACATATTATATATGACTCTTCAAGAATTAAACAACCAGATACATGCCATTCAAAATCAAAATGAGATGGCAACAAAACTTAACACCTTAAAAGGTCAAATTAAAACAGCTCTAGTTGCTGGTGAGTCCGAACTGTATTACATGAACCATACAGGCAGAGAATTGTATAGAAAGTTAAGTAATTTTGGAATGGGAGCAGAAATTATAAGCATTGGAGACGATCACGATGCTGGATTTAGACCCCTAACGGTTGACGGAATTAAAACTTGACACTTTAATATTTTTTTGCTATTATTATGAACCTAAAAACATAATAATACGATATACCATACATAATGAGCGAAAAAACAGGAGAACTTTTAACTAAAAATATTGCTGGAGTAAACAGAATACTTCCTCACAAACATAAATATGCATGGGATTTATTCCTAAAGAGCTGTGCAAATAACTGGATGCCTACTGAAATTAGCATGCAGAATGATATTAAACAATGGAAAAATAATGAAATCACAGAAGATGAAAAATTACTCGTCAAACGCTGTCTTGGATTTTTTGCTGGAAGCGAGTCTTTGGTTGGTAATAACCTTTTGCTTTCGGCTTTCAGATTTATTACGGACGCTGAATGCCGTCAGTATATTTTGCGTCAAGCTTTTGAAGAAAGCCTTCACAATCTTACGGTAGTTTATATTTGTGACAGTCTTGACCTAGATATTGATGAGGTTTTTACAGCCTATGAGACAATTCCAAGCATAAAAGCTAAAGATGATTTTTTAATGGGTATCACTAATGACATTAGTCGTCAAGATTTCAATCCACATACTAAAGAAGGTAAGCAAGAGATACTTAGAAACTTTTTAACTTATTGGATTGTATGTGAAGGAACTTTTTTCTTTAGCGGCTTTGCAATGCTGCTTGCATTAGGCAGACAAAATAAACTTCAGGGCATTTCTGATCAAATAAAATATACTTTAAGAGATGAGAGTTCACATATTGCTTTTGGGGCATACCTAATTAATACTTTAATTGAGCAAAATCCATCTATATGGACTAAAAAAATACAAGATGAATTTGTTGAGCATATTAAAAAAGCAGTTGAACTTGAAATTGCATATGCTCATGATGTCTTACCTACAGGGATTCTTGGTTTAAATGCAGAAATGTTTGTTGACTATATGCATTATATAGGTAACAGAAGACTAGAATCTATTGGTTTAGACTATCGCTTTCCTAGTGACAAAAACCCTTTTCCTTGGCTGGGCGAGGTTGTTGATGTTCAGGCCATGGGTAATTTTTTCGAAAGAAGAGTTAGAGAATATCAACAAAGTGGCTCTTTGGAAGACGATTTTTAAATAGAAAAATGATTGTCTTGGTGTATATATATGTATGGCCATACAATATGCATCATTAGCTCAAGCTCTAGAAAAATATGGAGATGAAAAAGCCAAAAAAATTCCTGCAGCAGAAGGTGCAGAATGTGGTAAGGCTGAACAGGATAAAATTCAAGACCTATATGATAGAGGATACAGGTTCATAGATTTAGAAGCAGGTTCCTTTTCAGCCGACGAACTAGAAGGAGTTGCGAGTAAAACATACAGACTTAAACCGGAATTAAGTGAATGGGATGATGTAAAATCGCGCATTCCTTATCAAACAAAACAAAAATCAGTCACAAACTGTGCAGATCCTAAGCCAGAACACATTAAAGATTACGGCTGGGCATTCAAAGGAAATTACTTTTACTCAGAAAAGTTTGAATTTTTTGGTGGAAGTTTTGGCAAAAATGTTTTCTTTGAAGGCTTAAGTATGAATAAAAGAAATGCTTCAGAAAAAGAAATAAAAATTAAATTAGATTCAGAAATGCAACAGTATAATTTAGGAAACGGAGGAGATGTTATAGTTGGCGAGAACGGCGAGCCAATTGTAGAATTTAACGGCATGGATATCGTTTCATATGTCGATGTAGAAATAATAGGAAACTCTGACTCTGCATACATTAAGGGACAGGGAGTTTCCAGCTCTGAAATATCAGTAGACAAAAATTATAATAACAATTTCGAGGGAAGTAGCTGTGGGTGATGTAAACGGAAAGTGTGATGCATGTAAAGATCCGAGTGCCAATGGATACTTTGGTAATTATGAGATATGGAATGCTAAAAAGAGAGAAATAGACCAGACTAGTGCAAGTGATTTAGCATATATAGCCTACAGCAAAGGCAATGCAGCGAAATTACTTTCTGCACTAGGAGATCCTGTTTTTGTTTTTGACTCCTCTCATATAACTACAGCGAAAGCGAGGAGAGCGATTAAAAGTGATCACAGAGCATATAGGGACATACACCCACCCCACGATGGTCGAGGTTATCGGAGATAAAATGCCATGCAAAACACTCCTCTAACTAGAAAAGAAGTCATGATGTTCCCATTGGGATCAAGCATGGGAATTGACAAAAATAAAAAATGGAGTTTAGACTTTTGGAAATTTTTCAAAGATGCAGATGAAAAATTTGTTGGTAGTGATTTATGTGTTCCATACAAAATAATTGGTACAAAAAAAACCTCAAAGGGTTGCAAAGGCATTGATTCTTATTGTTTTAAATTATTGTATGATGAAGTTGATCAGGCTAAAGCCTACGGAGTAGCAGGAATGTATGATGCTAGTAGGGGTACATTTGACCTACAAGGCTCAACAGCTGTTTTCCCTTCCGAAAACAAGGAAAAATGCTGCCTAATTGCGCAGTCTTACTATCATTCATTTAAAAGAAGAAATATAACTCCAGCAGCAGTAGGTTTGTCACATAGACATTCATCTTTAGACTATGAATACAACCAACTTTTTGTGGGTTATGACATGTCTGATGCAGGAAACCACCCTTATGGAGTCCAAAAGCCTTACACAAATAAAACTCATAAAGATACAGGCTTAAAAATGCTAGATTCAACTTATAATGGTTTTAATCATGAAGTTTTTGCTCATACATACATTAAAAAAATTGAAACTTTAAAAACTAAAGTTCTTTTTGATGAGTTTGATAAATTTTACACAAGTAATTTCCATACACACACACAAGAACAATTAATCATAACAGTCACAAAAACTAAAGTTACAATCAAAGTAGATTCAAAATCTCCGGGTGGAAAAAAACATGAGCTTAATATTCGAACATGTAAAACCTGTGCTAAAAATGCCACCCCAGATATGATAAATTCAACATCTCCTACAGACGACCTTACTCACGAGAGACAAGAAGGTACGCTAGAATTTACTGGAACTTCTAGAGATGCAGACGAAGGTGGGTGTCAAGATTGTGTTGAACAATTAACAAGTTGGTACAATGCAAAACATGGTGGAAATTTTGAAACTTCACATTTAATTACTACTGCGGGATAAATATGTCATACAAAGCATACACACATGTACATTACATCCTAAACAGAAAGGATGAAGAAAATAATAAAACCGACCATTATTACCTAATTAATAAACAAGGAGGCGACGTTCATAGAGTAGAGTCTCACTGCATAAGAGAACCAAGTGTCGGTAAAGTTCCTTGTAATTTAATGTCTGGAGATTACCACGGATTAAAATCTGATGATTATTGGTTTAGAGTAGATGCTCCGGTTGCTAGAGGCTGCGAAGCTATACTTTTAGATTGTTCAGGAAAATACGAAGAAGAACCAGCTGAATATGGCTTTGAAGTGGATGGATCATTATATACCAATGAATATGGAGTTACTGTAGGTAAAGACTCTGCACCTACCAGCAATGAACATTTTTATATTAATGATTACGGCAAAGATATAACAATCCCTAATACAGTTCTAGGCAGACCAGTGAATTTGCCAAATGATCCTAAATATCCACCCTACGACATACTCACACAAGAAGCAGATAGATATAGTAGGGAATTTTCCATTAATAATGGAGGTGAATTAATTGATAGTAATGGTACATTAAAAGCTAATATATATGTAACAAAAGGAAAATTATTATTAGACTGGGATAAATGGGCAATAACTTCTGATGTGGCATCTGCAGATCAACCCTGTTCACCTAAAGGTTCAGATAAAGACAAAACAACATGGGGTCATGAATGCAATATTTGCAATGCAAGAGCAGACTGGGCTAAAGCAACTATTTATGACCAAGCCAATCATTGCATTGATTGTTATGAGCGTACTTTAAATGTTCCATATTATGTAGTCGTCGAAAGTCCACGTCCTTGTAAAGGCGAAGAAAGTCTACCTGAGGACCAATGGACTTGCTACGACTCCGATTCAATCCTAGTTAGTGAATCTCCCTGTGGGGAAGAGTGGGATGATGACCCAGACGGAGAATTAGAAAATTGTTTATCGGAAATTCACACAGACAGTAATTTCACATCTTCTAAAAGTTTTAGTGCCGCCACCGATAGGTATCGAGAAATGTGTTTTGATGATTGCAATGAAGGTACTAATACTTTTGGAGAGGGTCACCCACAAGGTGCATCTTGCAGGGACGGAAATTACCAAAGTGATGGAGGCAGACTAAGCGACATTGATCATTCTTGCGGAACTCATCCACAAGGCAAGTCGATTAAAACTCCACTAAATAAACCTTTAGTATAAAATATTGTTGACTTTTGTTTTTGTATATGCTATTATACTTTAGTGACAAAGTATAATAAGAGAGAAATATTAAAAAGAATTATACAAATTCCCCCAAATCAGAGAGCTGTATTTTGGAAAAGGGAATTTAAATTATTTAATGACCTCCTAGAAAACTATCCAAATATGGAGTTTTGGAGTAAAGTAAATTTTAACCAAGAATGGGATTCGCTTCGTATATTAAAATCAGACTACGGAAAAAAAATTCTTGAAAAAAAGTATAATGAATTTCATTATAAGTTACCAGAGATAACAAGTCAAACTCTTGGAGAAAAAAGTGGCAAGGATGCAATTATAAACAAAAAACCAAAAACAATTAGAGAGTTTTTATCATGAGCAAAACATTAGATCAAATCAATAAGTTCTTACAAGACAAGGACAATCAAAAATATCATTTCAATAATTTCGAAGAAGAAGACTACAAAGTATCCAGTGGAAGTTTAAATTTAGACCTCGCATTAGGTGGAGGATTTCCCGCAGGAGCTCATCGGTTCACAGGAGTTAATGAAGGAGGAAAAACTAGCTGCGCACTAACAGTTGCTAAAAATTTTCAATCACATTTTGGTAAAAATGGAATGGTTGTCATAGTAAAATCAGAAGGTAGGCTAAGCAAAGAAATGTTAAAAAGAACAGGAGTAGACCAAGACCCTGAAAAGTTTTTTGTATTAGACTGTAATATTTTTGAAAAAGTTTTTGAGTTTATAAGGGATCTAGTATTCAATAATGAAGAAAGTAAAAAATATATGTTTATTATTGATAGTGTAGATGCTCTTTGCAGAATGAATGATGTAGACAAACCTTTTGCAGAAAGTGAACAAGTTGCCGGGGGAGCATTAGTTACATCAGTTTTTTTAAAAAAGATGGTACTACCTATCACCAAAATGGGACATATGATGTTACTTACTTCTCAAGTTAGAGTTGAGGTAGCTTCCAATCCATATGCTGCAAGAGGAGGTCCAAAAGTAAAACAAGCTGGAGGTAATGCAATAAAGCATTATGCTAATTTTATTTTAGAATTTGAAGAAAGATACAACAATGATATCATGTGGCAAAATCCTTCGGCAACAAAACTAGAAGACAAGGGCAATCCAATTGGCCACTATTGCAAAATTAGATTTAGAAAAAGTGTTAATGAAAAAACTGGAGCCCAAGTCAGGTATCCAATTCGCTATGGGAGAATCGATGGTAATTCCATATGGAAAGAAAAAGAAATTATAGACATGATGTATCTTTGGGGATTTATAGAAAAAAAAGGAGCTTGGATATCCTTCGATGAAGACCTTTTATCTGACCTCAAAAAATCAAAAATTGATTGTCCTGAAAAAATACAAGGAGATCAAAAATTACTTGAACTAATAGAGTCAAATATTAATATAAGAAAGCACTTCGAAACAATTGTTAGGAAAATATTTAATGAAGAAAAATAAAATTTTTATTTCTATAGCAAGCTACAGAGATTCTGAGCTAATACCAACAATAGAAGACTGCATTAAAAATGCTAAAATGCCACAGAATTTAGTGTTTGCAATATCAAGGCAGTACCACCCAGACGATGGCTTCGATGATTTAACCAAATATAAAAAAGATAAAAGATTTAAAATCATTGAAACACTATGGAGTAAATCCGTAGGAGTATGCAATGCTAGGCATAAAATTCAAAAACTATATGATGATGAAGAGTTTTATTTTCAATTAGATTCTCACCATAGATTTATAAAAGATTGGGATTTTAAAATTAAAAAAACATTTAGATCTTTAATTAAAAAAGGTCACAAAAAACCCATCATCTCTTCTTACTTGCCTTCTTATGACCCAGACACAGGTTCAAAGAATGAAGATAAACTAAATGATGTTTGGAGAACATACATAGATAGATTTATGCCAGAAGGACCTATTTTTATTTTTCCAGAAAGCATACAAGATAAAAAAGCTGAACCAGAGCGAGCTAGATTTTTATCTGGTCATTTTTTATTCTCTCAGGGCAACTTTGTTAAAGAGGTTCCATATGATCCCCATCTATATTTTCATGGAGAAGAAAGCTCTCTTGCAGTCAGAGCTTTTACTCATGGGTATGACTTATTTCACCTTCACAGACCTTGGTTTTGGCATCATTATACAAGAGCAAAAGGCTCAAGACATTGGGATGATGTTGCCAAATGGGAAGAATTAAATAACAAAAGTTTTTTAAGATTTAAAGAGCTTCTTGGAGTGGATGGAATCAGAAGAAAACATTTTCCAAAGTATGGTCTAGGAAAAGTTAGAAGTCTTGTAGATTACGAAAGGTATGCGGGCATTAAATTCAAGGACAGGAGAGTACATCAAGACACTTATGACAGAAAAGTTCCTCCAATAAAATTCATAAAAGATAAAAAGAAATATGATGCAAAGTTTGTTTCAAAATTTAAATATTGTATAGATATACATAAGCCTGCATTTACAGAAAAAGATTATGATGTTTGGGTTGTTGCATTTAAAGATAAAAATGGAAAAGAATTAGTAAGACTTGATGCAGATGAAAATGAATTAAATAATTTAATGTTAAACGATCCTAGTGATGATTTTGTTAGAATGTGGAGAGATTTTAATACTAGTGTTATTCCAAAAAAATGGCTAGTGTGGCCTCATAGCAAAGAAAAAGGTTGGATGGAAATTATTGAAGGAGAAATACCTCACATATGAAATCAATCTTAGTTCATCTTCCTGCATACAGAGAGCCAGAATTGCTTCCAACAATTAAAAGTGCTTTAGAAAATGCAAAGCACCCTAAGAGAATTTACTTTGGTATCTGTAGGCAGTTTAACGAACAAGATAAATTTGATAACATAGATGAATTTAGATCAGACCCTAGGTTTAAAATTATTGATATACCTTACAACGAAGCTAAAGGATTACCTTATGCTAGAGGCTTAATCAACGATGAACTTCTAACTGATGAAGATTATTTATTACAATTAGATTCTCACCACAGGTTTGACAAGAATTGGGATGATTATCTAATCAGGCTACATAATAAACTTTTAAAAAAATCAAAGAAGGTAATCATAGGAGGTTACTTACCCTATTACAATCCATTTAATGACCCTAAAGATCGAGTCAATGAAACTTGGCAAACGCATGTAGTTTGTTTCTACCCTCATGGCACATGTTTTGTAAGACCGGGCCATTACCCAAACACAAAAGAGCCCATTGCAGGAAGATACGTTTCTGGACATTTCTTATTTTCAAGTAATGATTGGGGAAAAACAATTAGGCATGACCCAGATATTGTGTTTAGCGGCGAAGAATTGCACATGACAATCAGGGGGTATACCCACGGCTATGATATATATCACCTACCTAAACCAGTTATTTGGCATGCTACAATGAGGGAAGAAAGAGATGGTATATTAGTATGGGATGATTTTTATAAAGCTGGGAAAGATTTTAACAAGGGCCAAGAGAAAGCGAGAGCAAAAATACGCCAATTATTGCGAGTTGAAGACAACGGCTTTGATCTTACTGATTTTGATATTGGAAACGAAAGAACCATAGAAGATTATCAAAATTTTGCAGGTTTAGATTTTACTAATCACAGAATACAGCAATATACATTAGACCATAAGGTTCCACATAATCCTCCAGTAGACGAAGAAACAAACCCTTGGGTGGATTCTTTTTATCACTGTATTAATGTAAACAAATCTGAATTTAAAGGTAATGATTATGATTGTATGATTGTTGCATTTGATGATAAAGATGGCAATTCTGTATTTAGAGATGATTGGGATGAAGCTAGAATTAAAAGAGAATTTTCTCAGTCAGGAGAATGGTTAAGCTTTGAAAATATATTTAATCAAAACACAAAAGGCAAGCCAACAAAGTGGGTCATGTGGGCTCACAGTAAATCAAAAGGCTGGGCCGAAAGAGTAGAAAGTACATTATAAAATGAAGGGATGGTTTGCATACAAATCAAAGTTAGGTCATACTGTTACAGCAATGCAAGTAGAAGGTATCTATGATACTTTCTTAAAACTTTTTCAACAGATTACTTTCGATCAAGTAATTGAAATAGGAACTGCTCAGGCTGGAACTACATTAATAGTTAGAGATGCCTTAAATGAATGCGGCAATGATTCTTGCAAAATTATTACATATGACCCTAATACAGGAACAAGAGGAATGGAGCCCTACTTATCCAGAGGTGAAATTATTAAATATGATGAGAATATTTTCAACAATGTTATGGATAAAATTAAAGAAGATGCATCCATTCATGAATATTTAAATAATTCAAAAAAAACATTATTGTTATGTGATGGTGGATGTAAATACAGAGAATTTAATTTACTTAGTTCTTTCTTAAAGTCTGGAGATTTCATTATGGCTCATGATTATGCTCATGATAAAAACTTTTTTAATGATTACATAAAAGATAAAATTTGGAACTGGCATGAAATTGAATACTCTCACATAAAAAATAAATTTGAAGAAAACAACTTAAAGCATTTTATGCAAGAGGAGTTTAGTAAAAAAGTTTGGTTATGTGCTGAAAAACAATAATGAAACTTAATTACATAGGAGGAGTAAATGGAAAGTCTAAACTGGAGTGGTTTTGGGATTTTAACATTAGGCTGCTAAAATTACTAGAAAGTAAAGGTTTTGATATTGAGCTTGCTGAAAAAGCTAACTCAAAAAACCAATCAGGATGGCCCCAGTATAACTTATATGGACACAAAACATCTTTTAATCCAAATAGCACCCTCATTTCAAACCCTAAAACAGAAAAGTGTTTAATTTTTTCCACCTATTTTGACCTAAGACAACTCACAGGAGGCTATTCCGACATACCAAGAGAACAATTGGTAGTACTTCACTCAGGTCATTATGATCAAAAAATTATCGACAGAGATGTTCGTGAAGATATTAGACATAAAGTAAAACCTTGGTACTTTAGACCTTGGAACTGGGAGACATTATACCCAGAAAACTGTTATAAACCTCAAAATGAATCAATTTATTTCAGGGGTCTATACATTAGTACCGTTAGAAATTTAGTCAAACGGCTTGAGGATTGCGGAGTAAAGGGAATAGATATAAAAGGGTCAAAAGAAAAAGACTATAAAACAAAAATGTGTGAAGCAAAACTGTGCTTCTCCATGTCTGGAATTAGAGATATGTGCAACAGAGACATCGAATACTGGAGAGCTGGAATACCTTTTATAAGACCTAGATTTACTTCAAAATTAATTGTTGACATTCCTGACGATGTTTATTTTCCTATAGAATGGGAACCTAGCTATGAGACAGTAACTCCCATACCTAAAGATTTAGATAAATTAAAAGAAAGTGTTATAGAAAAATATCAAGAAATAAAAGACAACACTAATTTATTAAAAAAAGTAGGAGCAAATGGATATAATTTTTATAAAAAATATTTTACTACTGAAAAAATTGTAGAAAACTCTTTTAAACTAATAGAACAATCTGGCATTTTAGATCAATGAATGAAAATCAAGCAGAAAATTTAACAATCGTAACAGGGCTTTGGGATATAGCTAGAGCCGGTAGAGACTTCTCTATATATAGGGAACATTTTGACAAGTTTCTAAAAATACCTTGCCCAATGGTTCTTTTTGTCCCTAAAGACTTAGAAGCATTTGTAAGAGAAAGGCGGTCTGAAAAAAATACTTACATCAGGGTATACGAACTTGATGATATTAAAAATATAATGTTCAATCCTTTTTGGGAAAATGCTCAAAAGATCAGGACAAGCAAAGAGTGGCTGCATATTACTGGAGAGCATGGTTGGCTACCAAATAGCCCTCAAGCAAGTAATGAATGGTACAATCCTATTGTGATGTCCAAGATGTTTTTTATGCATGATGCCAAAATTTGGAATCCATTTGATACAGATTACTTTATGTGGCTCGATGCAGGAATTAGTCAAACATGCTATGAAAATTATTTTTATGATGTAAAAATTTTAAATAGGATCAGAGAAAAAATAGATCCATTTTTATTTTTATCGTATCCATATGAAGCTACAGATGAAATTCACGGATTTGATTCAAGAGCCATGGATAGATATGCAGGAAAAAAAGTTGATTATGTTTGTAGGGGTGGCTTATTTGGTTCACATAAAGATTTTCTTTCTGAAGCTAATAGCTTATACTATGCCCTACTAAATAGATCTTTATCGGAAGGCTTCATGGGTACAGAAGAGAGTGTTTTCAGTATTATGGCGAATCTTCATCCTGAAAACTACAGGAGGTATGCATTAGATGGCAATGGTTTAGTGGTAAAATTTATCCAAGCGATTGAAAAAGACGAGGCTGAACTCGTTAAGGTGGAATCACCCATGCAAAAGTTTAAGACAATTGTTCATGACATTTCTAAAATTAAAACACATTTATATTTTTTAACTTTTAATTATCCAGAGCAATTAGAGTTTACAATTAAATCTTTACAAAAGCATGAAGGATTCTTAACTCATCCCGTTAAAAAATTTATTATCGACAACTCAACTTCAGCTGAAGCTATAGAAGGTAATAAAAAATTGTGTGAAAAGTATGGATTCGAACATTTGCCTAGAGAAAAGAATACAGGCATATGCGGAGGCAGACAGTTTGCTGCAGAACATTTTGATGAGAGCGATGCAGACTTTTATTTATTTTTCGAGGACGATATGACCATATCAAATCCAGATGAAGGTATATGTAGAAATGGACTTCAAAAATATGTTCCAAATTTATATAAAAAACTTCATCAGATCATGCTTAAAGAAGAGTTTGATTACCTTAAGCTATCTTTTACTGAAGTATATATGGATAACCATATTCAAGTAAGTTGGTATAATGTCCCACAATCTAAAAGAGATGAGATTTGGCCAAATTATAATAAATTACCGGTGACCGGACTTGACCCACACTCCCCCAGAACTCAATTTAAAAATATTAATATGCTTGATGGTCTAGCTTACATATCTGGAGAAATTTACTATGCAAACTGGCCGATGATAGTAAACAGAGAAGGTAATAAAAAAATGTTTATTAATACAAAATGGGCTCATCCATACGAGCAGACATGGATGTCTCACATTTTTCAAGAAACATTAAAAGGAGAAATTAATCCCGCAGTTTTACTAGCCTCTCCAGTTACTCATGAAAGGTTTAAATATTACAAACCAGAAGAGAGGATTGAAGGTTGAAGTTTAAAACCTTAACAGGAAGAACTAGAAAAGTTATAGGTATAAATAAATATTTAGTAAACTGGGATGGTTCAAGTAAAAGTAAATTTCAAAAATCAGTAAAAGATTTCTTAAAAGATTATTGGCAAAGGCAAATTGTATTTGAAGAGTTTCCAGTAGCTGGCAGCAGGATGACTTTTGATTTTTATAATGCAAACCAAAAGATAGCAATTGAAGTACAAGGAGCCCAACATACAAAGCATGTACCCTTTTTTCATGGAGATTACAAAAACAATTATCTCATGCAACTAAAAAGAGATAATGATAAACATGATTTTTGTGAATTAAATGAAATAAAACTTGTTGAAATATTTGAAAAAGATAAATTATCTAAGTCGTTTTTTAAAAAGCTCGACATCTTACTCTAATTAGTGTAATATATACTGATGAATGAAAATCTAGACCCAGATAACTTACCACAATTTCAAATACCTTCTTCTTTTCTTGAAAAATTGTATGAGTTTACAGGAAATACTGAAGAAGCTTCTAAAGGTTTTCTTCTTTGTTATGCAGATCAAGATGGAATGCCTATGGTTTTAACTAAAGCTGGAACTCAGATTACAGAAATGGGATTAAGAAAAGCTGCAGAAAAGTATCTAATACAAATAGAAGAAGCCGATTTTCCTAGTGAATTTGGCGGAGATCGAGAAAATTCTTGACTTTTGTTTGATTATATTCTATAATTAGCCCAATGAGTTTAAATTCTATTGAGCTAGAAAAGCAACTTCTTGCTGGATTAATAAAATATCCAGACCTTTATGTTGACATAGGTCATTTTGTAAATGAAGAAGATTTTGACGAAGGAATAGATTTAGTTAATAAGACTATCTTTACAGTGGTTAAACATGCAATAGAAAATGGTATACATCTAGATCATGTAGCACTAACAGAAAGAATTAATTCCTTAGGTTTAACTTTTGATGCCAATGTCCATATTGGTCAGTATGTACAGGCTTTAGATTTAAGAAAAGTTTCTAAAAAATCTATATTATCAACAGCAAAAGATTTAAAACAATTAACTATAAGAAGAAAAGGTATTTCAAAATGCAGAGAGATGGCTAAGTTTTTTGAAAAAACTTCCATAGACACACCTTTTGAATCTTTAATTAATGATTCCGACAAAATTTGGAATGACCATATAAATACTTACGACAATTCTTGCTCTAACCCAGAGTCTCTTTTTGAAGACATGGAAGAAGTCGTTGAGGAAAGGGGAAATAATCCTGTTGAATATTTTGGATTAGTTGGACCTCACAAAAGAATGAATGAGCTTTATGGAAATCCTTGTCAAGCTGGTAACATATTCATGCTTTGCGCTCGTTCTGGAGTAGGCAAAACTCAATTTACTATTGATCTTTGCTTAGAGACATCAAAATTAAATAATCATGTACCTGTATTGCATCTAGATAATGGGGAGATGAGCAAGACAGAGCTTCAAATGAGGCTAGCTGCAAGAGAGACAGGAGTTCCATTTCATTTGCTTCAAACAGGAAAGTGGAGACAGGCAGGAGATGCTGTAGTTAAAAAAGTTAGGTCAGTCTGGTCTACAATAAAAAATTATAACTTCCATTATTTTAATGTGGGAGGAATGAATGTTGACGAGCAAATTAATTTAGCTAAACGTTTTTATTATAGTAAGGTTGGTAGGGGAAATGAAATGATAGTTAATTTTGATTACATTAAGAGTACTTCCGAAAAATTTGGCAACAAACAAGAGTATCAAATTATTGGAGACATGTGTGACAAATGGAAAAGATTTACCCAAGATTTTATTTTTGATGGAGAGCCTGTAATATCAATGGTAACTAGTGTTCAAAGCAATAGATCAGGAATTAGCACTAATAGAGCAACTGAAAATATTGTCGAAGATGAAAGTGTAGTTTCTCTTTCAGATAGGATAATTCATGCAGCAACACATCTTTACTTTTTACGAAAACTTAGTACGGAAGAATTAATTTCCAATAATGAGTTTGGAACCCATAGACTGTTTTGCTTAAAGCATAGACATCTAGGAGAGTCTCCAGAAAGGGCTACAAATCTAATTAGATTAGACGATGGCAGCTTAGCTCCAAATGCACTGTACTATAACTTTAATAATTTTCACATGTCTGAAGTAGGAGATCTTCAAGATTTAGTTGACAGAAATGTAGCTACTTTAGATATAGTTTCTAACGATGAATTAAATGAGGTTCCTGACTTATGATTAACACAGACTCTATTCGTTCCGTTTTGGAAGATTTGGGCTATAAGCTCAGAGATAAAGGCCCTTATTGGCAATGCGCCGCTTTATATAGAGGCGGAGACAATGAGACTGCATTACAAATCTACAAAGATAGTGGAACTTGGAAAGATTATGTTAAAGATACACCGTTTCAACCTTTTAAACAACTTCTAGTTTTAACACTAAATACTAACGATCCAAAACAATTAAGCAAGTATTTAAATCAAGACGACATAAGATTTCTTTCAGAAAAAGGAAAAAACACAAAAAGAAAAACAGAAGAAGAAAAACTCTATCCAGAAGAATGGCTTGCAGAGTTACTACCACATCATCAATTTTATCAAGACAGAGGAATAGACTTATCTGTATTAAAAAAATTTAAAGGGGGTTATGCTACCAAGGGATCTATGTATCAACGATATACCTTCCCGATATACAATAGATATGGACAGATTCATGGTTTCTCAGGCAGAGATATGACGAGTAAAAAGGATGCTAAATGGAAACATATGGGCAAAAAAGCAAACTGGATATACCCACATTACATTCCAAATATAGACAAAATTGATTCTGATTTTATTATAATAGTAGAAAGTATAGGAGATTGTTTAAATTTATTTAATTACGGCTATACAAATGTTGTAGTTTCTTTTGGTTTAGATATATCGTCTACATTATCTTGCTGGATGATAGAGAAAGGTTTTAGTAAAATTTTTATATCTTTTAATAATGATAAAGAAAAATCTAATAATAGAGGGCTTGATGCAGCCATAAAAAACTATTTAAAACTTTTAAATTACTTTTCTCCAGACCTAATAAGGATATGCCTACCAACACAAAATGATTTTGGGGATATGAATGAAGACGACTTTGAACAGTGGGATAAAAAATTAAAACAAGTTGCAGAAACTGACCAATCAAAACTTGTCATATCTAAAGCCAGAAACTTGAATAAGAATAATAAAATATCAAAAAATTTAATGAAGAAAATATCTTTACTAGAAAATTAATTATGAAAAAACATGAATCAGCTCTTTCAGCGAGTAGAATTAAAACATTACAGCAATGCTCGTGGAAGTACTGGTGTAACTACAAACTAAAACTGCCCGACAAATCTAACGAAGGTGCTAGTCGAGGTTGGATATGTCACTTAATCTTTGAGCTTCTTGGGGAAGATAGGCATAGAAAAAACTACGAAACCTTAATTAACAGTGGATCTATTTTTGCATGTAAAGCCATTGAAAGATTAGTTTTGTATCATGCAAAAAAATTAAATGTAGATGACGATGAAAATTTAAAATTAATTGACACAATGACAATCAATGGATTGCATTATGATTTTTTTGGTTTAGATAAAGAAGGATTAACTGAGGGTATATCTGAAAAGTATTTTGACATAGAAATCGAAGGAGAAAACATTTCATATAGAATAAAAGGATTTATAGATAAATTATTTTTATATAAAGATTCATCTTACGCATTAATTAGAGATTTTAAAAGCAGCAAGCAAGTCTTTAAAGGTAAAGAAGTCACAGATAACATGCAAAACTTGATGTACTCTCTCGCCATTAGACATTTATATCCAGAATATTCCATAAGGCAATCTGAATTTATATTTTTAAAATTTGATTTAGAGAAAGACATGTTTGGAGGCACAGGCAATGGGGTATTAAAAATGGAACCAGTAGATGAATCTGAGCTTGTTGGGCTTGAATATGAATTGACAGAAATTCAATCTTATATCGATAATTTTGACTCTGAAAAAGCTGTTGCTAATTTTGCGGCCAATCAAGGCTACCCTAAAGACGGAACTTTTGGTGGGCCTCTTGCATGCGGAAAAGATGGTTTTAAAATGAGGGGAGGGCAACCAATGTTAGATAAAAATGGAGAACCTATTGTTGCTTTTATTTGTCCACATAGAAAACCTATGGAGTATTATGCATTACTTGATGGAGATAAAATTATCAAAACTGCATTCATAGAAGACAAAGAAGATTTAATAAAAATTCAAAAAGACGGTCAAGAAATTAAACATATGGAATATGCTGGCTGCCCTCATTGGAATACCCCAGAACATGTGGATTTGTTTGATTAATGTGTAATATAAAGTATGATTTTTGCATACCTTATCTTATTTTCTTCATTATCGCTTGCAGCGGTTGCTGCTTATTTTAGTATAATTGGGTTAACGGCAATTTTTCCGGGAGCTTTTTGGTCTATAGTAGTAATGGGTGGAGCATTAGAAGTAGGCAAACTTGTTACAGCAGTGTGGCTACATAGAAATTGGAAAAAGTCAGCTAAAACAATTAAATTTTATTTAACTTTTGCAGTCTTAATTCTATCTGGTATTACAAGCATGGGTATCTTTGGTTTCTTAAGTCAATCCCATATCGAGCAAGAGTCAGGTTCTTATCAATATGTCGCTCAATTAAATTTATTAAATAATAAAATTGAATCCATAGAATCTAAAAAACTTTCTTTAAACGAACAAAAAAAGAATAACAATCAACTAAAAGAAGAGGATTTTAATTTACTATCAAGATTAAATGATAGATTGAAAATGCTAGATGAAGCTGTTTCAGAAGTCAGAAACAAGGGTGGATTCAGTGTTAGTAGTAAGCTAAAAGCATTATCTGAATCTCAATTACAGGAAAGGCAATCTATCACAACTCAAAAAGGAGACATACAAAATAGAGTTGAAAAGTACAGAGTCAAAATTGAAGAAGAAATATTCCCCAATCTAGAAAAACTAGAAGAAGAATTGCTTTCATTAAATTTAGACAAAAGTAAAATTGAATCCGAAGTCAAAAAACTGGAAGCCGAAATTGGTCCAGTAAAATATATAGCAGAAATTGTTTCTGATTTTGGCGGTCCCGAAGTTGATGCCCCTAAAGCAGTCAGGATAGTTATATTAATCTTAATTTTTGTGTTCGATCCTCTAGCTATATTGCTAGTTGTATCTGCATCCATAACCTTCAAACAGATGGACGGCGGAGTCCCCAAAGATTTACTTCAGTACAGAACTCAGTTAATTGACGAGCTTGAGCTTCACTTAGGCGAAGGAAAGCCAGCAGAATCTTTTATTGATAAGTATAAAATATAGCTTGACTTCTTAACCTATTTGTGGTATCATTGTTTTTAAATATGATTCCACTATTTAAAACACATTACAGCATAGGCAGAAGCATACTAAAAACTGATGAAGTTTTTAAAATAGCAAATGATAATAACCTTAAACAAGTTGTAATAGTTGAAGATACATTAATTGGCTTTCTAGAAGCTAACAAACATTCTATAGAAAGTGACATTGATTTAGTTTTTGGGTTACGAATTAATGCTTGTAGTACTATACCCAAAGATAAAAAAGAAAACGAAAAATGTTTTCATAAGATTTTAATTTTTGCAAAAAACGGAACTGGTTGTAATTTAATAAATCAAATATACTCAAAAGCATTTTGTGAAAATGAAGGAGTAATTGATTTTCCTAGCTTAAAAAAAATGTGGAGCGAAGAAGATTTAACTCTTGCCATACCATTCTATGACTCTTTTATTTTTAAAAATACTTTACATTTCTGTAGCTGCATACCTGACTTTTCATTTTGTAAACCAACATTTTTCCTAGAAGATAATCATCTACCTTTTGATTTAATTATAAGAGAAAAGGTTTTTGAATATTGCAAAAAAAATAATTATCCTACAGAAGAAACAAAGTCTATTTTTTATGAAACAAAAGAAGATTTCGAAGCATTTCAAACATATAAATGTATATGCAGTAGGAGATTTAAACAGCGAACTTTATCTGTTCCAAATTTTGATCATCTAGCAAGTCCAGAATTTTCTTTTGAAAGTTATCTAGAAAAATGAAATACTTAAAATATTCAGATGTTTCCCTTGTTCCTAACTATAGCGAAGTTCATAGTAGGTCTGATTGTGATACTTCCATAAATTTATATGGAAAAAAGTTTTTGCTACCAATTATTCCTGCCAATATGAAATCTGTTATTGATATGAGTTTGGCTAAATGGATGAGCGATTGCAATTACTTTTATATAATGCATAGGTTTAATCGTGACATAGCAGAAGATATTGCTAATGCGCAAGATTGGAATAACATTTCATTTAGTGTTGGAGTTAAGGCTAAAGATAAAATGGCAATTCAAAAAATTAGCAAACGAGAACATCGAGTAGATTACTTAACTATTGATATTGCTCACGGTTACTGCAAGCGAATGAAGGTAATGATTCGTTGGATTAAAAATCATTTACCTAACACTAAAATTATTGCTGGAAATGTTGCTACTGCAGAAGCAGTAAGAGCCCTATCTGACTGGGGTGCTGATATAGTAAAAGTAGGAATAGGTCAAGGTTCTCCTTGCACAACAAAAGATAAGACGGGTTTTACTTTACCAATGTTTAGTTGTATCAAAGAGTGTTCGGGTTTACATTCGGGAGACTTTGTTGAGGGTGACACATCACCAATTCCAATTATTGCAGATGGCGGAATAAAATCTAATGGAGATATAGCAAAAGCGATAGTGGCGGGAGCTGATCTTGTTATGGCTGGCGGTATATTTGCCTCTTGCACTGACAGCCCTGCAATTCCAACAGTAATAAATGGTGTTTCTCATAAAGCTTATTTTGGTTCTGCAAGTGCAGAAAATAAGGGTCATACTAATCATGTAGAGGGAAAGCTAAATCATATCGCTTCAAATTCAATGACTTACGAGAATAAACTTTTAGAAATAAAACAAGATTTACAAAGTTCTATTTCCTACGGTGGGGGAGAGAATCTAGATGTATTAAAAGATGTAAGATATGTAGAAGTATGAATAAAAGTAAATTAAAAGAAATTAAAAAAATTATAGGCTATGATGGCTCTGTTCCAGAGCATAAGAGGATATTAAAAAGACTAAAAAAAGAATACCAAAAGCTACCTGCTGGATCTAAAGTAAATCTTCTAGAAGATCTTAAAAAAGCTTTTAATAAAAAAGATGACTGATAAGATTGATAGTTTACTAAGGTTTCAGAGAAATCAAAAGTATATATTTTTTGACTTTGAAACATGCAACCTAAATTTAGGTTCTATTGATAATAAACCTTGGCAATTAGGTTTCATTGTTGTTGACAGTGGTAAAATTGTAGAGAAGCATGATTTTTGGCTTTACTGGGAAGACCTAAAGATGTCTAGTACTGCAGCTAAAATGACAGGCTGGACTGAAAAAAAATATAAAAAACTAGGAGTAGAACCAAAAAAACCTTTAGAGCTATTTGAAAAGTATTTATACAATGAAGAATATATTAATGTTGGTCATAACATTTTGGGGTTTGATGTTTACATACATGGAATTTACAGGAGATGCCTTGGAAAAAAACCTGACTATTCTTACATTAAAAGATCAATAGACACAGTTTGCCTTGCTAAAGCTCTAAAAAATGATATAAAATTTTGCAGAGACGAAAGTTTTTATAGCTGGCAATATAAATTAAATAATATGATGGATAAAAAATCTAAGAAAAAATTAATTGACCTTTGCCATTACTATGATATTAAAATTGATGAGTCAAGACTACATGATGCAATGTATGACATTGAACAGAACTATGAAGTTTTTAAAAAAATGATTTGGGAATTAGATGTATGATTAAAAAATTTTTTCGACAAAAAACATTTTTACAGTGGACGATATAATCAAAATTTTTTTTCGACAAAAAGATTTTTAACAGTGGACGATATTAATTAAATGAGCTTTTTAAAAAAATTTACAAAATATGAAAACCATGTACCTCCGGGGGTGCTTTTACCAAAAATCAATATAGATGATAAGTTTTACAAAAAATTAGACATTGACTCTAATGTTGATAATTTTAATTTTCTTAGACAATTGTGTCTTCAAGGCGTAAAAGAGAAAGGAATAGATGAATTACCAAACAAAACAGAGTACTATGCTAGAACAAAAGAAGAACTTTCAATTCTTAAAGATCTTGGGTTTATCGATTACATTCTTCTTAATTGGGATATTCTTAATTATTGTCATGATAATAATATACCCACTGGTCCGGGTCGTGGATCTGCTGCGGGTTCCCTTGTTTTATACCTTATTGGAGTTACCAAGGTCGATCCTGTCAAATATGAGTTGTTTTTTGAAAGGTTTGTATCAAAAAGTCGGGCAAAGAAAACAAAGGTAGATGGAGTTACCTATTTAGATGGAAGTTTACTGGCTGATGTAGATAATGATATAGCATATGAGCATAGACAAAAAGTAATACAGTATATCGAAGATAAACATCCCGGAAGAACTGCAAACATTTTAACATTAAATACTCTTACTAGTAAACTTTGCATAAAAGAGTGTGGCAAAATTGTTGGAGAGTATTCTGAGCAAGAAGTTAATGATGTTAGTGGCTTTATCCCTAAAAAATTTGGTAAAGTTGCCTCAATAGAAGATTCTATAGAAGAAAGCCAAAGGTTTAAAAAGTGGTCTGAAGAAAATTCTAGAGTTTTAAAAATCGCTAAAAAAATAGAAGGTTTAAATAAAAATACTGGAGTGCATCCTTCAGGTATAGCTATTTCTCACCATAAAATTTCAGAAATTTGTCCTACTCAAAAAACTGCTGATGGAAATATAGTTTCTGGGTATGACATGCATTGGGTTTCAGAGTTGATGGTAAAATTTGATATATTAGGTCTCAGGACATTAAGTGTTATATATGATGTTTGCAATAGTATAGGTATTGATGTCTATGATATAGATTTAGATTCAAAAGATTTGTATAAGCCTTTGCAGAGTTTAGAAAATCCTCATGGCTTATTTCAAATAGAAGCTGATACTAATTTTAGAGTTTGCAAAAAAATAAAACCTAAAAATATGGAGCAATTAAGCGCGGTAGTTGCAATAGCAAGACCGGGAGCTTTAGAATTTACAGATAAGTATGCAGAATATGTAGCAACTTCTAATTTCCAAAGCACTCATGAAGTTTTTGATGATGTATTAGACTATACTGGGGGCATTCCGTTGTATCAAGAGCAATTAATGAAAATGGCCGTAAAGGTCGGATTTACTTTAGATGAAGCGGAACAGTTAAGGAGAATTGTTGGCAAGAAAAAAGTAAAAGAAATGCCAAAATGGAAAAAGAAAATTTCTAAAAAAATTGAATCAAACAATTTACCAGAAGAAGTTGGAGATATACTTTGGGGAGTTGCGGAAGATAGTGCAAACTATTCTTTTAATAAATCTCATGCTATTGCATATTCAACTCTAGCTGCATGGACTACATATCTAAAATTTAAATATCCTCATCAATTCTTTCTTAGCTTACTAAAGATGGCTCAGTTTGAACCTAGCCCTCAAGATGAAATTTCAAAAATTAGCAGAGAACTTGCTTTTTTTAATATAAGATTACTTCAACCTAATTTAGTAAAATCTGATTTTGATTTTAAAATTGATGCAGATAATATCAGATTCGGATTAAATAATATCAAGGGCGTCAGTGAAAAATCACTAAAATCTCTAGAAGAATTTAGGGATACTGAAAATGTAACAAAGTATGACATTTTTATGTCTGCAAAACAGGCTGGGTTAAATATTGGGGTTGTTTCTGCCTTAATTCAAGCTGGAGCGCTAGAAGAGCAGTCTTCTTCAAGTAGACCTAGATTAGTGCTAGAGGCTCAAGCTTTTAATTTGCTAACAGATAGAGAAAAAAGAAATTTTATAGCTCTTGGGCCTAAATATAATTATGATATATTAAATTCAATTCATGCAGCAAAATCAGAAAACCTAGTGGCGGATGATAATAAACCTTTGATGAAAGAATCTAGATTTACCACTTTTAAAAAGAAATATGATAAGTATAAATTAATTTATGATAAGAATAAAAACTACGAAGATTTTGCGAATTGGTTTTTTGAAAAGCATTTATTAGGCTATAGTTATTCAAAAAAACTAAAAGATGTTTTCTCAGATTCAGATGGAGCAATTAGAGATTCTGTATATTTTAACTCAATGGAATTAAATCAAAGGGGTAAGTTTATTGGAACTGTAGAAGATTCAATTAGGAGAACTAGTGCAAATGGCAATCAATATATAAAAGTTATATTAACCGATGAACATGGAACTATACCCGCAATTATAGTCGATAACCGCAGAAAAGCTTCATGCACAGATTATATTTCTTCTGGTGGAAAAATACCAGAAAAAGGCAATATACTTATAGTTGTTGGAAGAAAAGGTGAAGACATTATATTTATAGAAGACATGAATATAATGGATGAAAAGATTTACATGAAGTTAGCTGATATAAAATAAAGTGTAATTTTATATATCTAGCCTGTATGATACCAAATTTTACTCCAAGAACACAAGAGATAATAGCTACTTCAAAAAAGTTAGCTGAAAAATTTTCTCATTCAAGAATTAGATTAGATCATTTATTTCTTGCAATATTAAAAAGTGATTCATTAATCCTACCTTTTCTTATTTCAAGGTACTCTATAGATTGGCAAGCCTTGGTTGATTTAGTTGAAGATACAATTAGAACAACTCCAACCATAAATGAACCAAGCGAGATGAAATTTTCTAAAGAATACAAAAACTGCTTAGATTTTGCTTTACAATTATCGAACGAAAAATCTCACAGTTTTGTTTCAGTAGAGCATATATTATACAGTTTAATAGTTGCAGAAAATTCAGTAGTGCCTGAGTTCTTTTTGGTTATAGATATAGATGTTGAAGATTTAAAAAAATATTTAGAAAAAATTATAGATTTCGATAATCTAGATTTAGACTTAAGTTCAATGTCGTCAACAAACAATAATGATCTTACTGCCCCAACATCTTTATCTAATCCAAAATCCATAGAATCTTATAGCACAAATTTAACGGAAATTGCTTCGACTGGAAAATATGACTATATATCCTGTCATGATGGCTATTATTCTCAAATATCAGAAGCTCTATGTAGAAAAACAAAATCAAGCGTCATGCTTGTTGGTGAAGCAGGGGTTGGCAAAACAGCCCTTGTTGAGCATTTAGCAAAAAAAATATCCAATTTCGACAGCAATGATTATTTAATTAACAAACAAGTCATATCTCTTGATTTGTTTAGCATGGTTGCTGGAACTAAATACCGTGGGCAATTTGAAGAACGTTTAAAATCTTTTATAGAATATATTAAAAAAGATAAAAATATAATTCTATTTATAGATGAAATTCACACTCTAATTGGTGCTGGAAATGCAGAAGGTACTTTAGATGCTGCTAATATTTTAAAACCTTATCTTGCTAGAGGAGAAATTACTTGCATAGGAGCAACAACAAATAAGGAATACAAAAAAAGTATAGAAAAAGACTCTGCTCTCAAAAGAAGATTTGCAATCGTCAGGGTAAGTGAGCCTAGCCCTAAAGAATGTTTAAATATTTTAAATACTTTAGCGGAAAGTTATAGTAGTTTTCATAGTGTAAAGTATGACGAATCATCCCTAGAAGAGGCTATTTTCCTGTCAAACAGATACATTAAGGATAGGGCTTTACCTGATAAAGCAATCGATTTGATTGATCAAGCTGGAGCTAGATTAAAAATAAAAGGTTACAAAAAACCAAATTCCATAAAAGCTTTGGAGAAAATTATTGTAGATCCAGAAGTTGACGATGATACAAAAAAAACAGTTTTTACAAAATATCAAAAACAAATGAGGGTGTGGGGTTCAAAATCATTAAAATCCCCACCAGTCGTTTTACCTATTCACATTAAAGAAATTATTTCGGAGAGATTTTCAATACCTATTGAAGTTTTAAATGAAAGCAACTCTTCAAGACTTTCAAAAATAAACTTGCTAATGTCTAAAGAAATAATCGGCCAATCGAATGTAATATCAAAAATATATGATTCACTTTGCAGACATCAAATAGGATTAAAGGATGAAAATAGACCAACTGCAAGTTTTTTATTCTTGGGTAAAACTGGCTTAGGGAAAACTCTTACTGCAAAATCTTTAGCTAAAAATTATTTTGGAGGATCTAAAAATTTAATTTATTTTGACATGAGTGAATTTTCAGAATCCGTATCAACCTCTAAATTAATTGGATCATCTCCCGGTTATGTAGGTTATGAAGAAGGAGGAGGTTTAACTGAAAAATTAAAACGTAACCCGTACTCAGTTTTACTTTTTGATGAAATTGAGAAGGCTCACCCAACAGTTATGCAGTCTTTACTGCAGATATTAGAAGAAGGTAGAATTACGGATAATTCTGGAGAAGAAGTATCATGCAAGCATTCAGTCATTATATTAACTAGTAATGTTGGAGCTTTTGTTGTAGATAAGTCAGATTCAGTTGGTTTTAACCCATCTTCTTCAAATCAAAACTCAAGAGTTTTAGATGAAGCTAAAAAAGTCTTTAGTCCTGAACTTATAAATAGACTAGATGACATTGTAATATTTAATGACTTAAATAAAGAACAGATAAAATCTATTATAACTTTAGAATTTAATAAGGTAAAATTAAAATTAAAAAATAAAAATATTAAATGTATTTTATCTAAAAAAGCTAGAGAGGAAATTTTAAAGCAAACACTGTCCGACAACATGGGAGCAAGACCAGTTAGAAGAATTATGCAAAATAAAATTGAAACTTGCATTGCAAAAAAATTAATTAATTTAGAAAAAAATCCGGAAAAAATTTCTTTAAACTTTAAAGATGGTGAATTTTACTGTAATATAGTATGTGACTCATTATTATGACAGACCTAGGGTTATATACCAAACTGAAGCTTTATATACAAGCTTAGATGCTACAGGCTACCATTTTGGCAATAACACAGCACATGACATTTCTGGTTGCCTCTTAAGAAATGAATCCCCCACTGGCTGCTCTGGCAATCTAGTAAGGCAACTACATAGAATACAATCAGTCAATTTTGATTACAAAATTAACTGGACTAATGTAGATCAATATGGCCAAGGAGCAAGGCTAGACTTTATGCAGCTAACTACCCCAGACATAACTTTAGACTTTGAGTACTTACTTGCAGATGGTTATAATGAAAAATTAATGGGTTTTCATGTTGATGGGACACATCAAGCCTTAAGGAACCATATATATGACTATAATAGAAAGGTTGGAGCAAACTTTTTTCTATTAACCTCAGACTATGGACATGATGCAATTGGTACAGATTTAAGTATAAAACCTGAAACAAAAAGGATTGTAGGAATAGGTAATGCTTTCTTATCTCAATATGCACTTGTTGCCGAAGTAGATAAACTTCCTAGAGCTAGAGCAACCTTTGAGGGTTTTAATATTCGCTCCTACAACACTGGAGTATGCAATTTACCGTTACCAAGTGTTAATCCAAATAAAGACTGTATATTAAGCGAGCTAGGATCAGAAGACTTGCGATTTAGTTTGCCAGACCCAGAGCAAGGTATACTTTATGAACAAGTTTCAGGAATGGAAGATATTTATGTTAAGCCGGGAACCACTGCTTTAAGGCCCGGAGATATCCGAATTGATTTACAAAATCGCTCTATGGTTACTGAACAAGTTAGCGGATTTAGTGATACTCATGGAGAAGTGGGCCAAAGTAGTTATGATCGAGGCGCAGGCAGCATACAAGGCTTTGCTTTAAACATTCCCCTAGGCAACACAAGGATGCATAGAGTTGGAACCCACTTAGAGTGGACTCGATCAGTAAACTTTCCAGTTAATGTAGAACTTCAGGTAGACGCTATAGTTGGAGAGCTTAAAAAGGGAGGGTTTGCGACTGAATATTGCAAAAATCCTTTTGATATAAGGATTGTGCTGCACGATTGTCGCTGTTTAGTTGATTGTTGTAATGTAGCTGTACAAAAACAACAAAACATGACAGTTGAAATTAGAAAAGCAACTCTAACCAATGAAGATTTTCAATCATCAATAGGAGACAACAAACAGGTTACTTTAAAATTTACAGCTCAGTTAGGCTCTGAAGATGACGAAGATTCTGGAGTTTTTATTTCAGGAAAAAGTTTTATACCAGAGAAGCCAAATATATTAGCTTGGGGTGTACCCTTGTAATTTTTTCTTGACTTTTTGTTTTTTTTGCTGTAATATATATTTAGTTCTTTAAAATTTTATGGGGGTGTACTGGATTCGACTGAGGTTGGATTCTTACACTGCAAGTCGGAGACGCACTTGGCTTCGATAAAAAAGTGCAAACTTGTACATGGCAATAAGTCACGTCTTAAAGCTTTCGGTTTCCAAAAGAGCCGTGGGCTTGCTTTAGCAGCTTAGTCCTGCTACCTCTTACTGTAAGACGCAGATATTACAGATAAGGGGTCATCAATCTGCAAAACAGAAAAGGTTTACCTGTTAATAAACTGTAAATAATTGTAATAGGTAGTTGGATGTTAATGTCATAACTTTAAAAAAAATTAACTAAACTTGTAGATGTGTCTGCTTGAAGACCATCAGGACGCGGGTTCAAGTCCCGCCACCTCCACCATTTTATTAAAAAATAGTGTAATTTATTATTAATAAACTATTAGCTTTTGATGAAAAACATTATATTTCTCTTCTTTGCCACTACTTTTTGTTTTGGCTCCACTCTTTATTTTAAAGATGGTAAATCTCTTGATGCTGAAATATTAGAGGCAAATGAAACCCATGTTAGAATAGCTAGATCTCAAGATTTACAACAATTTAGGTTTAAAATTGATTTATTGACACTAGATACTCAAAAACAAATAGAATTATATTTCTCTAAAAATAGGTATAGCACAATACCTACAGTCAAAACTCCCGTAGATGAACGCACACTAAAACAATATGTTTCTTATATAGATCAATTAATAGATCAAAACTTAAGATCAAAAAAATTACAAAAGACTAAGCCTTTAGATGACTATTCCTATGTAAGAAGATTATATCTTACCACAGTCGGAAGAATCCCCACTCAAGAAGAAATCAATAGCTTTATTGATGACAGGGATAGTAATAAAAGAGATAATTTAGTACAAAAACTTCTACATTCAAATGGCTATGTAAACCACCAACTAAACTGGTGGACTGACATGCTGAGAGTAAAAGATAGAGTTAATGGAACAAATATAAATGTTGGATCTGCTTACAGGCAGTGGTTAAGAGATGCAATTGCAGACAAAAAAAATTATGATACAATAGTAAAAGAATTAGTTTCAAGTACAGGAAAACTTTTTGATGGCGGGGAGGCAATAAGCTATTACCTAAGAGACAGAGGTATGCAAGAAGATAATTTATCTCACACTATTAGAATTTTTCTCGGCACTAGATTAGAATGTGCCATGTGCCATAATCACCCATTTGACAAGTGGAGTCAAAAACAATTTTATGAAATGACAGCATTCACTTCTGGAATTGGCAACGTAAGAACAAAGGAGGGTGGCAAAGTCATAGGAGCCTTAAGTAGAGCGATTAATGCAGATGGCGACGCCAATGCTGGATTATTTAATAATTGGAGAAATCAAGTCAGAGATTCTATACAATTTGGTATAGATAATAATGGCACAGGCACAATTAAATTACCTAGAGATTTTGCTGAAGATGACGGCAACCCCGGAGATACAGTTGTTGCTAAAGCTATTTTTACCCCAAAGCCAACAGAGTCCCCAGAAGGTGAGAGTAGAAAAATTTTCGCAGATTGGATTGTCAGCAAAGATAATCCTAGATTCACAACAATGATTAGTAATAGAATTTGGAAGCAAATTTTTGGAGCGGGGCTTATTGAACCCATAGATACAATGATGGATGACACAATTGCCAGCAATACTAAATTAATGAAATATTTAGAAAGATTAATGGTTAGTGTGAATTATGACTTAAGAGAATATCAAAGAATTTTATTAAACACAAAACTATTTCAAAGAGAAAGCAAAAAAGAAGATTACAAAACTCTCGAAAGTTATGATTTTGAAGGTCCTATCTTAAGGAGAATGACAGGAGAGCAATTATGGGATTCTCTTGTGACTTTAGTATATAATAATATTGACACCAAAGAAAGAGTTTACTTACATAATATGCAAGACTATACTCCTATATATGAAAGATATAAAGATATGACAGGGGAAGAAATATATGATGATTTTAAAAAAATAGCAGAAGAAAACAAAGGAAATAGAAATTTACTTGGAATAATTAATTCTAAATATCAAAATAAAACCATTAAAGATAGAAATTTAGTAAGAAGCAGCTATCTGCAACATCCAGCGCCCGGAGGTCACTTAATTAGGCAGTTTGGTGGTAGCGATAAAGAACAAATAGATAATAGCAACTCAGAACCAAACACCACACAAGTATTAAATCTTTTAAATGGTTTTGTTGAAACTAATATTTTAAACAAAAAAGATGCAGACTTTATAAAATTAATAGGAGCAGAAAAAAACAAAGAAAAACAAGTAACGAGTGCATTCTTATCGATTCTTGGAAGAAAACCCAAAGCCAATGAATTAAAAATTTTAAAAAACTTTGTAGATGAAAAGGATGGGTTCAAGCACATATCTTGGATCTTACTTAATTCTCACGAATTTATATTTATTAAATAATTACTATGAACGAAGAACTATCAAGAAGAGATTTTGCAAAAACAATTGCAAAAACGTATTTAGGCGTTAATGCCTTAATTTATGGACCAAACCTTATAGCAAAGACCACGAGAGTGCCTACTGCTAGACATGTTATATTTCTGAATATGACAGGCGGAATGACTCATGTAGATACATTTGACCCTAAACCAGAAAACAAAGAGATTATGGGTGAAACTGAAGCTATCGACACCTCTGCAGATGGCATTCAGTTAGGTCATTGGTTACCTAAAACTGCAAAACAAATGCATTTAGCATCTTTAGTTCGTTCAATTAATAGTAATCAAGGAGCTCACGATCAAGCTAATTATTTACTTCACACAAGTTACCAAAAAAGAGGAACAATTGTCCATCCTAGTATGGGTAGTTGGGTTAGTAAGTTAAGCGGAAGTTTAAATGAAACATTACCTGATAATATAAAAATTAATGGCGGTAGTGGAATTATTGGAGCTGGTTATTTTGAAAGCAAGCATGGCCCGTTGCCGCTAGGAAACCCAAATGCTGGTATACAAAATGTTAAAAAATCTGGATATGTCGATGAAAACATGTTTTATAAACGTTTAGATGCATCACGTTTACTCAATAAACATTTTTCCAAAGATTTTCCGCAAAAAAAAGTTAGAGCTTATTCTGATTTATATGACAATGCAATTAGTTTAATGAAAAGTAAAGATCTAGAGTCTTTTGATTTAACTAAAGAAAGCGAAGAGACTAGAGATAGGTATGGTAGAGATAATTTCGGCCAAGGTTGCTTGCTTGCTAGGAGATTAGTTGAGAATAAAGTTAGATTTATTGAAGTGTCTTATGGGGGCTGGGATATGCATAATGATGTTTTTGGCAATATGGAAACTCGTGGAGCAGTTTTAGATGCCGGATTAAGTTCTTTATTAGAAGATTTAAATATCAGAGGCTTGCTTTCCGATACAATGGTTGTTGTTGCTAGTGAATTTGGCAGAAGCCCAGAAATCAAAGCTGGTAGAGTTGGTAGAGATCATCACCCATCTGCATTTAGTGCTCTATTTGCTGGCGGAGGAATAAAAGCTGGTTATGTTCATGGTAAATCTGACAAAGGAGCTCACTATGTTGAGGAAAATGGAGTTGATATAGAATCAATTAATGCTACTATAGCATATGCTATGGGGTTAAGTGTTGAAAAAATTACATACTCGCCAAGTGGTAGACCATTTAAAATTTCTAATGGCAAGCCCCCTATTTTAGATATTATTGCCTAAATCGCAATAAACAAAAAAAAATTTCGACAAGTTTTTTGTTGACAGTGGACGAGTTTCATGGTATGATTATATCATGAGTAACTTACTATATAAGACTAAAACTTATCTTGTCGGACATATGCAATATCTAAGCGGCAGAAATTGGCGTGAAGAAGTTACAGAAAAGCTAGAACCTTTAGGTATTACTTGTTTTGACCCTTATAAAAAGCCATTTATGAAAGATGTAGAAGAAGATGAAGCTTCTCGTCAAGAAATGGAAACTTGGATGAAAACAAAACAATATGACAGGGTAACAGAAAGAATGAAAATGGTGAGAGCTTATGATCTTAATCTTGTAGATAGATCAGACTTTATTATTGCTCATCTTGTACCAGATGTGGCCTCTTGGGGAAGCGCAGAGGAAATAGTAACTGCAGTGAGAGAGAAAAAACCTGTTTTTGTGAGTATGGAAGGCGGTAAAGCTAAAACTCCTCTCTGGATGTTAGGAATGTTTCCTCATAAATATATTTATAATTCGCTTGACGAAATTATGGAAATGTTGTATGCTATAGATAGTGGCAATAAAGAGATTGATTCTGATCGCTGGAGGCTGCTTCAAAAAAAATATCGTTAATTATAGAAAAAAAAGATTATGGACTTAATATTAGTTATGTATGAATTAATTTGCTTGTTAGGTATGCCTTTCTTAGTGTTTACCGTTTTACATGCAAAAGATCAATCTAAGTAAAATGCAAAATCAACAACAACAAGGTGTTCCCCCGCATATTGATGCTATCTTTAAAGAATACATTGGCTCTAGAAATATAGCCATTGCCGATCTTCAAGTCTATATTAAGACGCCTGTTGGAGTGGGAGAGCATTCTGATATTGGTGAAGAAGTAAAGCGTAAACTTGAAGCTATAGATAAATATGATTCAATCTTGCAAACTATTATGAATCTATATCCTCAAATAGATGATTCGGAGAATGAAGAGGAGCAAGGACAAAATTCACAAGCAACCGGAGAACCTACTGATTTATATGAAGATGGTAGACTTGTCTCTAAATTTAAAAGCAAAAATCAAAACTCCGAGTAATTATAATTTTTTAAAGAATTAATTAAATTTGCATAATTAAATTCATCAATATGATCAATTGTAATTGTAGAGTTAGTAGAGCCAACTGTCACACCGACTTGTTGCTCTTCCTCTTTAATTAAGTATTTCACAAAGTCGTGAGCACCATAATTTTTTATCCACTCCCAATAAGCGGTTCTTGTACCCTTTGGGCATTTAATTAAATTATCAGCTTTTAAAAATACTTGAGCAAATAATGTTACATCCCTAAAGCAATGAATTGAGCTAGGTGGCTCAGTTAACTGGCAATCATAAATCACAACCATATAAAATTATATACACATGTTAGAAGATAATAAACAAAAGTCAGATTGGAGTAATCGTGAGATGGGAGCTTTTTGGACAAAAGATGGCCCAAAAGGAAAGTATCTTACAGGCAATATTGAAATTGACGAACTTGGAATTAAAAAGAAAGTAAAAGTAATAGTCTTTCCCAACAGGCATAAGAATAATGATAGAGCCCCAGATTATGTTATATATAAATCAGAAGACAAAAAGCCTACTGAGAATGTAGAGAAAGAGCAATTGCCAGAAATTTAGTGTAATTAATGTCATGGATGTCTCATACGGATTAATAGGAACCTCAGAACTTCTCAAAGAAAGAGAGCCAGAAGGCACTTGGTCTTTTTCGGGAATTACTCAGCGAAACTTTTCCTCTTTAAAAAAGGAGCGAGGAGATGATGAGGCATTGGGCGAACTAGGAATTAGAATAGAACATAATTTAAGCCTAACAAAAGACATCATAGAGTTTATTCCAAAAATTAATATCAATCATTATAGAATTAGCAGTTCTATTTTTAGTCTAGCTGGGGATTTTAAAGATTCTATAAATGTTTCGATCACCAATCTACCTAATTCTAGTAAAATTTTAGAATTAATTAGGTCTATTGGTTTTTCTGCTAGAAAATACAATGTAACACTTTCAGTTTATCCAGATTCCACAAATAATCTATCCTCTACAGATGATACATTAGTTGATCAAACAGTAAAGGAACTAGATTTTCACAGTTGGTTTTTCGAGACTGCAGGATTTCCATCAAATGCAGCAAATCCGATTATAATAAAACCTTTTGCTCAACCAGAACAAGAAAATCATGGCAGTGCAGTAAAGTTTGTTCAAGCTTTTTATGAAAATTTTGAGAAGCTAAACAAAGACACTCAAAAAAGATTAGTTTTACAAAATGAAGAGTCTGGCTTTTGGAATCCAATTAATTTATTTAAATATTTTCATGTTTATTTAAACGAAAAATATGAAAAAGGTATGATCTTAAGTTATTCTAATGTTGCGGATGAACGCAATCCCGGAATGATAGAAGAAGGCAATACTATAGAAAAAGAAGTTAATATAGGAGCTTTCCATGAAACATGGATGGGAGTTGTTCCAATTTTTCTATGGTCTGAAAAACAAGGTTCGTCTAATACTCCTGTTGAGTTTTTAAGTAATGCAATTCCTTATTTTAATTATACTATAAAATGGGAATGCGATATTAAATCAAGAGACAAAGGTATTGTAAAATTTACTATGCCTGAGGCAGAAGACAAGGTAACAGAAGAAGTGATTATGACTATCACAAAAACTAAATACAAAAAGTCTAGAGATGCATCTAGAGCTTTTAATGCCTTATACGACAAGGTTCAATAGTTACCATGTATGCCATCGAAAAACAATAATTATAAATCAATGTTTATTGAAATAGCTGAATCGAAAGGCTATATTGTGCATAAACCTAATTTTGGTCAAAAAAAGAATAATATTGATCTAATTTTAGAGGGTCATAACAATAAAAAACCAACTAAAGTTACAGTTGATATAAAAAAGAAAAATTCTAAAAATGCCAATAAATGGGTTTGGATAGAATATGAAACATCGAAAGGTAAAGATGGATGGATTTATGGCTCTGCCCAGTTTATTGTTTTTGAAACCTCTCAATCTTTTATTTTCGTTAATCGAACAAAGCTTTTAAATTGGCTATCTTCTTCTCAGATGGTAAGATGGGATTTACCATATGTTTCTAATCCTTGGTCAGCTAAATATCGCTTATATAGAAGAACTGGAAATTTAGAAACAATAACTCAAATTCAAGTCGAAGATTTATTGAATGTAGACGGAGTGAGTGTATGGAAGAAGTTTTAAAATTTATTTTTAGTAGTGTTTGGGTATTTTTAGGCACTATTATTTTAATATATAGTATAGGCCACTCTTTAGCGTGTCCTTTTTATTGGTACTTTAAACTAAAAGATAAGAAAACCCCAAAATCAACATGGTTTCATGAAAACTGAAAAAAAAGTAAAATGTAATGTAAATTGTGGATGCAAGCCAGAAGTAAAAGCTAAGCATCAAAACGGAAAAGGTGATAAGCCTAGACCGACAGATAAAAACACATACGACAAAAACTACAAAAAAATCAACTGGAAAAAAAATACATGAGCTATTCAAGAAAACCAACTTTTTATGTTGTAACACGTGATGGTAGGAGAGCTTGGCCAAGAGATTATTGGACTGTAGGTGAAGCAAGGTCTCATGCTGATAGTTTAATTCAAAGTTTAAAATCTTTAAAAGATCCAAGCTATAAAAGTGTGGTTATTATAGAAACCACAGAGCCAGAAAAAATAAATTAAACTTTTTTCTTGACTTTTCGGTATATTTTTTGTATACTGTTTTCATGATGGCAAAACTTAAGCATCCTCAACCAGTTCAATATAAAATAGAGTATGTACTGCATAATTCTATGCTTGCTAGTACTAACTATTATCAAGTTTTTCATTCAAGTGAAGCATTAGTAGACTTACTTTATCATTTAAATAAAAAAAATATAAAAGGTAAAGATATCAATGTTTTATCAATTGAAGAATTTTGCCCTTATAGTGAAAAGTGGATTGACAGAACAGAGAAAGCCATAGAAAATACGGAGTCAGAAAAATTAATACTTTCTAATTCTAGCATACTATTCAATAATAATGCCGTCACAGAAACAGCTTGATGAAACATATCTTTCAATGGCTAAAACTTGGTCTCAGCTTTCTAAAGCTAAACGGAAACAAGTTGGTTGCTTAATTGTAAAGGATGGAGCAATTATTTCTGATGGATATAATGGAACTCCAAAAAATTTTGACAATACCTGCGAATACAACCCTAACCCAAATTTACAACATAAATTAATAACTAAACCAGAAGTCTTACATGCAGAAAGCAATGCAATCACTAAATTGGCTAAATCAACGCAGTCCAGCGACGGAGCAACTATGTATATTACAATATCTCCTTGCATTGATTGCGCTAAATTAATTATACAGTCAGGAATATCTAGAGTTGTTTACGGAGATTTATATAGAAATAAAGAAGGAATAAACTTATTAAAAAAAGCAAACATAGAAGTAATAGAAGTAAAATGAGAGAAAATAAATTAATGATGTTAAATTATAGTTTAAATAAATTCCTGCCAGTTATTTTGGTGGCATTTATTTTATTCTATAAAATAGGATTTGAAACTTGGGAACCTTATGTAATTATGGGTTTTGTGTTTTTCATTGATAAATTTAGTTATAGAGTTGGTTATTCAGTAGCTTTATGTGAAGAGAGAGGACTTATTCCTAAAAATGATGAATAAATTATACAATAAATTAAAATTTAGTATTAGAAAAAATTTTGGCCCACGCTACTATGTAGTTTACAGAAATAGGGATGGAAAAATTAAAACTTATCAAATAGGAGCAATCAATCTTTATAATTCTTTTGGTAACAAGAGATTTGATAGAGATAATGTTGGATTTAGAGCTTTTTGTTTTGGCAGAAATCAAATTAGATCTTTCCGTCATGACAGAATTATTTCTATAACCAAAAAGTGAATTTTGAATTTTTTTGTAGAAATTACCCTAGTTGGGTGTATAATATATTTAGTATTTTATTTACGAAACCTTAAACAGGAACAACTTAACGCCAATTCTTTAAATCAATCACTAAAAGAACAACTGATAGAAAAGGAATCAGACTTTAAATTAAGAGAAAGCAATCTTCAGCAAACAATCCACAGCTTACAATCAAGTTTTGAGATCGAACAAAAATCAATAGAAAGCAGAAAAGAAGAGCTACAACAGAGAGAAGAAAAAATCTTAAAGGATATTGCTGAACTAGAATTAAAACTAAGCGAAGAAACTGAAGCTAAGAAAAAAGTAACTTCACAGAAAAAAAGTAGCGAAGTAAGACTAGGACATATTGCAGAAACTCTTGCCCCATTTTTAGACCAATTTGATTTTAACCCAGAAGAATGTACATTTTTAGGAAAACCTATTGACTATATATCTTTTGGAGACGAAGAAATTACATTTATTGAAGTAAAAAGCGGCAATAGTCAACTTAATAAAAAGCAACGACATATTAGAGATCAAGTAAAGTCAAAATTAGTTGCTTGGAAAGAAATTAGAATACAATGAATTTTAAAAGTAGAAAACTACTATGCGCGGCAATTTGCTTTATTTCTGCAACTACCGCATTACTGTATGGAATGGCTGAATTTAAAGATTGGGCTGATTTCGTCAAATGGATTTTTGGACTTTATGCCGCTGGCAATGTCGGAGAACATGTCGCAAAAAAGTCCTCCTAAAACCTTTCATCTATATATTATGAAAAATAAACTAACATCACTACTTGTCCTTTGTGGACTTATTTGTAACGCCGCCCTTTTGGGCAATTCTGCCAAGATTGGTTATGCTTCTGACTTCTTTTATAGAGGTTCACAGAAAGCAGAACAGTCTGTTCAAGCATCTTTAATGCTTGGAGCTGGAGTTGCTGGATTAGATGCCTCTGCACATGCTTGCACAAACCAAGCAGTGGATGTGGGCAATGATAGCTACCATCTTGGTGCTGGACTTGGCAAGTCTTTTGCTGAAGGTCTTCTTTCAGCATATGTAGGATTAAATCACTTCGAAGACGTTCCCGGAAATGCTCTTTCTGAAGTTGAATTAGTTCTTTCTTCCAATACAGTATTGAATCCTTCTGTTTCTCTTTTTAGAGATTTAGATGATTCTCTTTATACATTTGAAGCTGGAGTAAGTCATGATTTTGATTTATCTTTCGCTTCTCTTGATCTTGAAGCTACTGTTGGAAATACAGAGTTAACTTCCGCATCCGATAGGACATATTATGTTGTTGGAGCATCTCTTTCTAAGAGTGTTTCTGATGCAGCTGACCTTTCTTTAGGTGTGGATTATGTAGATGCCGATGATATTGATAGAGAATATGTTTTCGGTACATCTTTGAGCTTTAAATTCTAATTAGTAATTATTTATGAAAAATACACTAGATACAATCAAAGCATATGCAGGAGGTCTTACCAGTGTCCTTTTGTCAGTAATTGGACTACTGGTAGTTTCCCAAGTTGTTTTCGGGAATGGTGCTCCTGTTAATGTCATCAGCAATCTTCAAGAGATTGTTGGCGGTTTCATTGGTGAAGGTGCCAGCTTAGCTGGAGTCGTCACATTGATTCTCATTGTGGCCCTTATGCAGGGAGGAAGTAAGAGTAAGTAGTTAAATATTTCTCTTGACTTTCTAAGGGGATTCAGCTATAATAGCTGAGTCCCCTTTTTTATTATGAATGTTTTGTCTTTATTTGCTAATGTAGGTTTTGGAGAATACTACCTCAAACAAAATAATTTTAATGTCGTTGTCGCAAACGAACTGCTTGAAGACAGGGTAGATTTTTACAATAAATTTCATTCAAATTCAGTAGATTTAATTTGTGGAAGCATAGCAGAAAAAACAATAAAAAATAATATTCAGGCTGCCTGTAAAAAACATGGCAAAATAGATATAATTATTGCAACGCCCCCATGTCAGGGAATGAGCGTAGCTAATGCTCAAAAGAATCCCAAGGATGAACGAAATACTCTTATTGTTCATGCAATGGAAGTTTTCAACAAAATAAAGCCAGACTATATGCTTATTGAAAATGTACCTCAGATGGCAAAAACATTTATAAATTACAAAGGCAACACAATAAATATAGTAAAATTTATACAAAGTCAACTACCCGATGGCTTTGAATGTCATTGTAAGATTTTAAATGCAAAGAATTTAGGAACTCCTCAATCTAGGAGCAGATCAATATGTTTAATATCTAAAAACGGTGAGTGGAAGCATCCCGAAGAAAAAGAAAGTGAAATTACTTTGCGTGATGTGTTAGATGATTTTGCCGAATTTCCAACACTTGAATCAGAAGAAAATGCAGATCATTTAAATATTCCTTGGCACTTTGCACCAAAACACAGCAAAAATCATATCACTTGGATGTCAAATACTCCTACAGGATGCACCGCATTCGATAATAAGGTACATTACCCACATTTAATAGAAGATGGCGAGAAACGCCCCATAAACGGCTTTAAAACGACTTACAAGCGAATGAAGTGGGATTCACCTGCCCCGACAGTTACAATGTGTAATGGGGCTATATCAAGCCAAAACAATGTGCATCCCGGCAGAAAGTTTGTTGATGGCACTTATTCTGATGCCAGAGTGCTAACTATACGAGAAATTTTAGCTATTTGTGGTCTACCAACTGATTGTCTAGACAAATTTGCTCATAAACAAAAAGATGGGTCTTATAAATATGATTATTCTCCTAATTTTATTAGAAAAGTGCTAGGTGAAATGTTTTTGCCTAAAATGTGTCTCAAAATATTAAATAAAATTAAAAAATAATGGAAAAGTTAAAATGTTCAAAATGTGGTGAAGAAAAGCCGATTAATGAGTTTGGTAAACAAAAAAGCAAAAAAAATGGAAGGCAAAGTCAATGCAAAACATGTAAATATGCTCAAGATAAGGTTTGGAGAGAAGCTAATAAAGAAAAAAAAGCTGCAATGGATGCTAAGTGGTATTCTGAAAATAAAGAAAGAGCATCTAAACAAGCAAAAGAGCGCTACCAAAATAATAGAGAAGAAATACTTGCAAACCTAAGAAAAAAGAGAAAAGACCCAGAATACAAGAAAAGAAAAGCTATTTCTGATAAGAAATGGAAAGCTAAAAATAGAGAACATCTTAGAAAATACTTTAGAGATCGAGCCAGACATCTGCGAAAAACTGATCCAAATCATGTATTGGTAAATCAGGTAAGAAGGAATGCTAGAAGGGTAAATGCGGCAGCGGCAGGAAAAAGAAAAAGAAAAGTTCACCCAAGTTCCTTAACTCAATTAGGTTGCACAATAAAAGAATATAGAGCACACATAGAATCCTTATGGGAAGATTGGATGAATTGGGACAACTATGGGCCAGATCCTTATAACCAATGGCAACTTGATCACAAGATACCTCTGGATTGGTTTGTTAAAAATTCAAAAGATGTTTATAAAGCAGGTCATTATACCAACATACAACCAATGAGAGGAATAGATAATAAGCGAAAATCAAATAAAATGCCAGATTAGTGTGATTTAAATTATTTAATTAGAAAATAGTGGACGACAATTTATTATGTTATGTGACAGACGAAGAATTATTTTTTAGCGGACCAAAAGATTACGATGAGCAAACCGATTCTTTTCGCATGGATTTAGAAAATTTAATCTATAGATATATAGATGAATATGATATAAACACAATAACAATAATAGGAGCACTACAAGAAAAAATACAAGAACTCGCATCAGAAGGTAATGTAGAATTTGAGAGCGATATAGATATAGACGATGAGTAAACTAATAGGAATATCAGGCTTTGCTAGATCAGGCAAAGATACATTTTATCAACGTGGCAAAATTGCTTTAGAAAAAGAAGGCTATAAGGCTTGTAGATTTGCTTTTGCAGATGCATTAAAGTATGAAATTGATGAAATTTTAGCAAAATATACAGAAATTTCTGCTTTTACTGAAAATAAAACCGAAAAAGAATTAATAAGACCACTCTTAGTAACTTGGGGAACTGACATTAGACGTAAAATTGATGAAAATTGCTGGATTAAAAAAATTCAGTCTGATGTTGAGAAAAAAATAAAAGAAGGTTATTATGTCTTTGTTACCGATGTTAGGTATAAAAATGAAGCTGAGTGGATAAAAATTAATGGGGGTTTAGTGATTAATTTAACAAGACATGAAGTTGGCCCAGCTAATCATGAAGAGCATAGAGAGTTACATAGGATTAGACCTTTTATATCTCACAAAGTTTACTGGCCTACATTTGGAGAAGACGAACTGGATAAATGTGATGAATTTGTTGTTCCCTTTTTGAGTGAAGTTGTAACTAAGGAAAATAGCAAAGTACAGCAGTTAATATGAGCCAAAGTAAAAAGAAAAAAAATACAGAAGCACAAAAAAAAGCTAGAAAAAAATATGATGAAGCTGACCCAGAAAGACGGCGTCAGCAAAAAAGAGACTATATGAGGAGAAAAAGACTTGAAAATCCTCACTATTGCAAGTGGAAATGACTTGACTTTTATGTAAAAACGCGTTATACTGAGTCTTATGAATAAAAAACGCGGAAGAAAAAGTAAAAGCCTTCAAGCTAAGTTTAGAGCAAAAAATTTCCAATTTCATCAATACTGGAATATTAGTTATACCGAAAGGTATGGCAATGGAGAAGAGAAGGATTTTAAAACTTTTATTAGAGCTAAATCTTTCCAAAGTGCAAAAGAAATCCTGAAGCTAAGACTTATGGAAGATGACCCTGATATAAAAGTAAAAGCTCTTCAAGGATTTATGTTTCATAAAGAATATAAAACTGATCATGGGAAAAAACTTGGAACTAAAGAATGGGAAGAAATAAGAAGCGCAGCTTTCCCAAATCCAAGCAATACCTTATTCAAACTTTTTGTCCCAAGACCATCTTGGAAAAGTAATCGCTATAATGCTACAGACTATGAGCATTTAAAAAAGATTGGTTTTCAAAAAGGTCAAGAAAATTGGGTTTCCAAAAATAGAAAAGGCAAAAGCCTTGCTCTTGAACTAAGAGAAGGTAAAATCTGGACAGGTCATGAGTGGATTGATTGGGATAAGCAAGACATGGAAAGAATTAAAAAAAGAATGATGGCAGCTTTAATTTTGCATAATAATGTAAGATGCAAAGCTTGCAAGGAGATAGGCGTTTCTAGAAATTCATTTCAAAAGTTAATGAAAAGAGTATCTGGAGTTGATTGGGCAAAAGATTTTCCACCACCAAAGCCAATTCCCCCTAGAGTTCCTAGAGAGCAAAGATCTGAAACTCAAAAAAGAGTTATGAAAAAAAGGCAAGAGGCGGGTTATATTCCTTTTGCTGGACTTACAGAAGAACAACAAAAAAAGAAAATTAGAAATAATGTAGCTACTTGGGCAAAAAGAAGAGAATCTATGCTGAAAGAATTTATACCAAAAGCAAAAGCTGCTCTTTCTAAATATAATAACTCTAGATCAAAAGCTGCCAAAATGTTAGGTATGAAACCTAGTCTTTTTTCTAAAAGGCTAAATCAAACTAAAGACAAAGTGGATTGGTCTACTGAATATCCAAATCCTCATGTTAAAAAATTATGCAAAAAAACAGGAAGGTTTGTTAAGAATGAAAATGATAAATAAAATTGATAAAAAAACTTTAAGTGATCAATATGATGAGTGGCTTGCTGGCTACCAGCAAGATATTAAAAAAATTATTGGGAAATATAGAAAACCTTTTCATAGGCTTGACCCAGATGAAATAGCAAGCCAAGCAAACCTTTCTTTAATTAAATATAAAGAAAAAATGCTTAATGAATATGAAGGAACATTTGACTATTCTGCATTTCAAAAAATGGCTTTTACATATATTAAAAATATTATTAATTGGAGTCACTATGCAGAAGATAACAAGAAATATAATACTAGAAGAGTAGATGCTGTTATAAATACTGAAGATGGCCCAAAAACTACATTTGAAATGGTAGTAGATCTTCAAGGGCAAGAAGATGAAGAAGTAAATAATCTTTTTGTTACTGACAAATATAAAAAAATTATAAAAGTTATTACTAAATATTATGATATTTTAACTGAAAATGAGGTCAGATTAATATCAATGATGCAAAAAGGTATGACTGAAGAACAAATGGCTGAAGAGCTTGAGGTTACTAGGCAAGCGGTTAATTTTAATTACCATACAATTGTTGCAAAGTTAAGGTCTTTTATTAGTACAGATCAAGTTTTTGGAAGTAATTACAAAGAAGTTGAAAAAGGTAATAAAGCTATCAGTAGTTTTTTTGACACAAAAGGTAATCATTGCTTAGCTCAAGCTCATTCCAAACATCTCAAAGAACTTGTTTTAAATAAACCATATAATTATACATTAAATGATTTAATTAAAATTTCTAGAAAAAAATGGTGTGCAGAGTATACAAAAAAGCAAATTTCTAATTCTTTGTCAAAAAGAAAAATTCATTGTTTCTTAAAGAAAGAAAGCAAAAATAAAACCTTGGAGACATCTTAATTTACAGGGTAGAATTTTATTAATCTCCTGTGTAGTAAATTTAATTTGCTGTATCGTTTTTGCTAGAGACGGTAGTAGCTTCTGGATTTTCTCTTTTTTGATGTCTATGTTCTGTGGTTTATCCACATATAGTTCAAAATACAACAAATATTAGTGTAAACTAATATGTGGCTAAAAAAAGTTTAACTCATTTCTTAGGTTTCCTAGTTTTATTGCTAGGATATATGCTGTACGAGCAAACACAAGAAAGAAAAAAACTTTATGAATTATCAGTTGATGCTGATTTTGTTATTAAAGATTTGAATCAAGCAATTGAATCTCAAAAAAAATATATAAAACAGCTAGAAACTTCGTACAATATTATTTATAATAAATATTACTATGAACAAAGCCCTCTTCAATTAACCCCTAGAGCATCAGATTAAAATGTCTTTTCAATATTTTCAGAGATACGGAGACGAAGGAACAACAGGTCGATTTAATGCACCTACATTAAGAGGTAACTATAATAATGAGGTCTATGTCCATACAGCTAAGAACGAGACAAGAAGCTGGATTACTCCGACTCCAACGCCAACAATATCTATCACACCCTCAATTACGCCTTCAATTTCGGTGACTCCAACAATTACCGTTACTCCAAGTATAACTCCTTCAATAACAATTACCCCAACCATATCCACCACCCCAACGGTTACTCCATCATATGTTGCACCCGACTTGACCAAGTTATCACTTCATATATCTCAGCTAGTGGGAGCGCAAACTGGATATTCTATTACTAATGCAAATGGAACTGAATTTATTGATTTTGGTTTTGGTGCTGATCAAACCGGCAATTGGCATCAAGTTACATATCCCGGAACTACTAAAACTGCTTGGGTAAAAGAAGAAGATAAGACAACTTTCAGTGGTAATGGACATGTTACAGGTATTTATTCTGTTGAAACTACATCTGTAAGTGGTCAAGATGTTCTCATAATGAGAGGCAAGGTCGCAGGGGAAACTCTCGCATTTGCAGCTTACACCGCTTCATTAGCTTATAATCTCACTGACCCTACCAAAGTTGGGGCAAACGATGGCAACCAAAAGAGTTACTTAGGTCAACCCGTCTATTGGCGTGGAATAAGAAGCGGAGACGCTCAAAAAGTAACTATGGCTAGTCACGGATATGCTCCAGACACTCCTCTTGGGTACAGAACTGGATCAATTAATTTTGTTTCAGCTCTTGGAAATGACTCTAGACTGAGCCACGGATTTAAGATTGGTGACTTCAATACACAAAAACCAGCTGGAGTATAAAAAATGTCTTTTCAATATTTTCAGAGATATGGAGACGAAGGAACAACAGGTCGATTTAATGCACCAACATTGAGAGGCAACTATAATAATCAGCTTTATGTGCATACAGCTAAAAACGAGACGAGAAACTGGATTACCCCAACCCCAACACCAACAATATCCGTTACGCCCTCAATTACTCCAACAATATCTATCACACCTTCAATTACTACAACAATTTCGATAACTCCTTCAATAACAGTTACCCCAACTATTAGTGTCACCCCTAGCATTACCCCTAGTGCGATCCCTGTAGATCTCTCAAGTTTTTCTATTAGAAACTCATCGAGCTTAGCTACATTGGTAGTTACAGGAGTTAGATACTATACTAATCCTGCAAGCGCCATAAATAAAGGAACACAATTTGAAACCCACCCATTTGACATTACAGGAAATTGGACTAGAGTATCTTATGTTTCAAATGGCAAGCAACTTTGGGTTAAAGATGATGATGTTGCTACATTTAATAGTAACCAACATGTTACAGGTATTTACTCAATGGAAGTTATTGATGTCAGTGGACAAAGCCTTTTAATAACCAGAGGTAGCGGCAAAGGAGAAACTATTTCTCATGGTTCTTTTACAGATCCTAATGAACCAGCATGGGGTTACACAGACCCAACTTTATTTGGTACAACCTCTGCTCACTTTTTACCCGGAACAAGTAGAAGAACTCCATGGTTTGGTATAAATGGATTTGGAACTGATAATTTTAATTTGGCTCAACCAAGTTATAATGAAAATACACCTTTAGGTTTTAGAACTGGACATATACTTTTTCTGACTGACGATGGTGGAGGAGGAGAATCAGAAGGCCAAAGAATGATAAATTTTGAAGCATGCTATGATGACTTTAGCTCGTCTACTTGCGACAGTTACATCACTAGAAGAGTATGACATTAAGGGAATTAATTCTTAAAACTTCTTACAAAGGAGCGTTTAATTATATATATAAAAACAATTATAAACACTTACCAGACGATGAAGTAGCCAAGTATGCATTTAAATATAATCAAGTTTATGATTTATTAAAAAATTTAAAATTTAATGGAAACATTAATTATAAAATATATATTACAGAAAAAGAAGAAGTTTCTCTAGAAGATGAAGACCCAATAAAATTTACAGACGTCTGCCTCTATGACGAAGAAATAGATCAAATTTTTTCAATTGATTTAATTAACTGGTCTGAATTAATTGACCTTGAAATATTAGACTGTTTAAATTTAGATAACTACTCACTATTAGGTAGTATTTTATGGGAGTTGACTTTTTATGGTTTTGATTTAGAATCAATAGAAGAAGAAAAACAAAAGTTGAAAAATGCAATTTCTGAAATAGATAAAACAAAACCAATGACTTTAGATGAATTTAAAAAATCTCTATCTAATATCTAATGAATCTTTTTAAAATAAAACAGCCAAATACTAGCCCAGATATAATTAATGCAGTAATAGAAATACCAAAGGGTACTAGCGCTAAGTATGAATATGAACCACAAGGCTATTTTAAATACGATAGAAGCTTAACCAGTGCTATGGTTTATCCAGCGAGTTATGGCTTTATACCCCAAACATATGCAGATGATGGAGATCCACTAGACATATTAGTTTATAACTCAACACCGATAGAAAGAGCTACTGTTGTAGAGTGTCAAGTTATTGGAGTTCTTGATATGGAAGACGAGGATCATAATGGTAAAATGTGCAAAGATTATAAAATATTAGGAGTACCAACATCTCATGTAAGAGATTATAAAAATTTATCTGACATAGATCCTTTATTTTTAGATATCTCAAGAAACTTTTTCTTACATTATAAAGATTTAAATAATAAAACAGTAAAAGTTTATAATTGGCATGGGCCAAAAAAGGCAAAAAAAATTATTAAAGAATGTTCGAGTATAGAACAATTAAATAAATTATATAGCTCTTTGCCAGATGATTTATTTGAAGAACTTTTAGTCCACGAAAAATTTTAATTATGGAAACGATAATCATTATAGGAGCGTTAGCGGTATTATATTATTTTTGTAGCAAAGAAAAGTATAAATGGTATTAATTTTATAATTGACATTTATATTTTTTTTTGATATACTCTCGGCATGACAGAATTAGTTGAATTATGGGATCTGAGTTGGTCAGATGGTATTATGTTTATAATAATACTTATGGGCTTATATACTTATAAAGTTTGGATAGATAATAAATTTAAAAAATGAAACCAATAGAACAAAGTATTTGCGAAGAATTTAGTAATAAGGTTCACTTAACTTATACAGAAAAGCCATTCTACCAAGGACAAAGTATTTGCGCTCCCGAAATAGAAGAAATAAAATGCATTATTCAAGAAGATTTTTTTGATGCAATATTAGATAGAATGGAACAAATCGGTTATTATTGTAGTAGTTTTCAAAAAGATGCATCAAGAAAGCAAGCCATACTTTGGTTTAAGCCAGAAGTTCTGTAATGTATGTCGTTTTAGGCAAAAATGGTTATATAGCAAAAGCTATAATAAATGAATTAGAGTCTAGACAATTAAAATATTTGGCCTTAAGTAGATCTGATGTAGATTATACTGATTTTAAACAATTTAGTAATTATGCTCAGATTCACCACAATAGCTATAGCAAACCTTTTAAAAATGCTATAATAATTAATTGTGCGGGGTACATAGGAAAGCCAAATGTTGATGCTTGTGAGTCAAATAAAGGCGACACAATTATGGGTAACGTTGTATTTCCTACTAATTTAGCTAATTTTTGCTCAAACACTGATGCCACTTTAGTTCAAATATCCTCTGGCTGTATTTATAATGGATATGAAAAAAAATTTACAGAAGAGGATAAACCTAATTTTACTTTCAATAACGGCAGTTTCTATAGCGGAACTAAAGCCTTATGTGAAAGAATGATTTTAAAACACAATCCACAATCTTATATATTTAGATTAAGGATACCTTTTGATCAATTTAATCACTCAAGAAATTATTTAACAAAATTAATTAATTACGAAACTTTAATAGATGTTAATAACTCTCTTTCACATAGGGGCGATTTTGCAAAATATGTTATTAATTTACTTGAACAAAAAGTACCACATGGAATTTATAATGTAACAAATAAAGGAAGCGTTTCCACAAAAGAAGTTACAAAACTTATTAATGAAACAATTTTACCTAATAAAAAATTTAAATTCTTTAGTAGTTTAGATCAATTTAACAAAGAAGTCAAAGCTCCAAGATCAAACTGTGTCTTAGATACCTCAAAAATAGAAAAATATATACAAATAAGAAGTGTTAGAGATGCTCTAGAAGAAGCTCTTTTGCATTTCTCTTTATTTTAATGTGTAATTTACTATGTGAGGATTTTAATGGCTTGTTTAGCTCTAACAGGCTGTGCTATTAAGCATAGTCCCACACCCGATGACACCAAATTTAAAGAAAGCCAACGAGACTGGTTAACAATTTATGGTGATGAGCTTAAAATTGCTGTTGAAAATGACGATAAGGAGTCTCAATACTTTTTTATTCAAGAAATTATGAAAATGCAATTCCCCAATTTGCCTCCAAATCCTAATTTAAAAATTTTAAATCAATAACCCAATAAATCGTAATCTTTTTGTCTTATTTTTTTAATTTTATTAATTTCATCTAAATCAGGATCAACGTGTCTCTTTATATAAGTTTTTCTTAAGTGAGGTAGAGTTTTTTGATCTATATTTAAAGTATTAGACAATAAATCAAAACCATTTTGTAAATCCTCAAACCTTATTATTTGGTCTACGCATATCTGCTCGTTTATTAAAAAATAATCAACTTGATTGCTAAATAAATGGTGATAAGTTTTTGACATATTTTTATAGAAATTATCCTTACTTATTATACTATCTAGATATTGACTCAATGTTTTTCGCTTTGGGCTTTTGACTAAAAATCTATACAAAGACAACTCTCTCTCAACAGGATCTCTAACTACAGTAAATTTATGATATCTCCAAAATTGAGTTGCATTCAAATTAAAATAATCTTTGGCATTTCGATGATCGGGTTCATGTACCCAATTTTTTTCCTTGACATTTCTTAATGTTTTTTCTATACTTGTACCACCAGTCTTAGGAATATGAATAAAAATACTTTTACTATCATGACAAATCATATAAATATATTACACCTTTTCTTTTTATTTCAAATTTTATTATCTTCTGCATTAAATGCAAAAGTTACTGTAACTGTTGATAGAAGCGGAGGAACTACATGTAACATTGCTAGACCTCCGCGTGTGCTACCTGCTCAAGTTATATATCAAAGAGTTTCACCTATGCCTACTTCAGTTTGGCGTAATAACACTAGTTACTATGCTCCTAGAACTTCTACTACAGTTAGGACATCAAGAAAAAAACCTGTAAGGACTTTTACAGGATTGAATGGAAAAACTATAGACGGTTATTTAGTTTCAATAAATACGAATGATAAAACTGCAAAAATAAAAAGCTCTAAAGGTCGCTCTTACAATATTCCAATACATAGTTTTTCTAGTTCAGATGTGGCATATATGAAAACATGGTGGACAAATAAGAATAAGTAAAATGAAAATTACAAAAAGATTAAAATATGCTACATTCGATTACGATGAGGACACTAAGCATTTTACCATAGAGGCTGAAGAGGCTGGTGGACAATCTACAGAAAAAACTTTTTATAAAATTAGATTAAATAAAGTATATGCTTTTGCCTTTATGCGTTTTGTAGTTAGAATGGCTCAAAGAAATTGGCTAAGGCAGAGCAAACAAGAAAAAAAAGAGCTTGACAAAGCAGATGAATTTATGCTACAATTAGAAGCAGAACAAGAAAAAGAAAATCCAAACCAATTAAAAATGTTTAACAATGAGTAGATCAATAGAATTAGTTTTAGCGAGTGAAGTAGAAGAGTTTTTCTACCAAGATACAGATAATCCTGTTCCCGAAGGAGAGCCTGTTGGAATAGATTGGGAAGATGATAAATCAGTTGATTTGCATTTATTTGAAAATATTTACTTTCAAAGCAGAGAACCTATTCTTATAGAAGTGTAATAATATATTATGATACTTGCTATTTCAAAAATCTTTTACAAAGCCGTGTTTTCCACATCTGAGTATTTCAAAAGATATGGAGGTCAAGGCACTAGGGGCAGAAGAGGCTTGATTCAACCTGCTAGAGGGGGTTGGAATCAACAAATTGACAGACATACTGCTAAAAATGATTTTAATAACAATTATTAATGAAATTAAATGAGCGAATAGTTTGGGTTGTGGTTATAGCCCTTGGCGGTTTCTACATAAATAAACAAGAAATACAGATCAAGGAATTAGAAAAAGCAGTATCTTACAATACTGATTTTGAACTTAAAAATTTACAACGAAAAGTTTTTTACGAAATGTTGTTAGATTCTATCGAAATGCAACAAGAATCTAACGATCAATATAATGAATTATTAGAAGTGATGACTAGCGATGATAATCAGTAAAATAAAATCCAGCCAAATAATATATTCAGAACATGACATAGATGAGTGCTTTGAATACAAGAATGGACGAGGTAGAGTTCCTGATGGAGTTGCCATTGGTTATGAAGACGAAGATCATGACCTCGCAGGTCCGATCACCACGTTGGTTCTTTTTGAAGATATAAAGTATAGTGAATATGACCACGATTATTGGAATAACTACGAATTAGAAAATGACACAAACAGATTAATATTACCATGAAAAAAATTATGCAAAAAATATTTAACTTTATAAAAGAAGATCACAATTCTTATTATAATACTAATAAAGAGTCGGGAAAAACATTAATTACTAGTAAGACTAAGGCAAATAAACAAGAACTTAAAGTTCTAAAGTTTTTTCAAGCAAATAATAAAGATGAAAGATTTAGCGCAGAAGATGTCTTGGCTCAAGTTGATTTCGGTAAATCTGTACCGATCACAAGTGTTAGGAGAGCTATGACAAATCTTACTTATGCAGGTTATTTAAAAAAGACTTCTTTTATGAAAAAGGGAACATTTGGAAAACAAATACATACATGGCAAATAAATGATTAATTTTGCAGAAGGTTGGTCTCCAAGTGAAACTAAATATAAAATAACTAAGAGTGATTTAAAAAAATTAGTAAAAAAACTTATGGAAGTAGAAGACGAATATCCAGAAGCTAGTTATACAGGCGGTTTAAATCCATCTCATGTAACTGAAATACTAAAACATATCTTATATGTTCAAAAATTTGCAAGTATTGACCTAAGAGTTCAGGTAGAAGATGATGGATACCATCTAGGCGTCTTAATTGCTAAAAAAAACCTTGATTTAGAGGATGATTAAAATGTGTTACAACACAGAATTACAAAATGCCCAACCCCAAATAAGCAGATTTATATATAGCAAAATATACAACAAGAGTGACGCAAAAGATGTCATTCAAAATACTAACCATGTTTTAATAAATAAAAGAAAAGACTTCAAACCAAATTTACCTTTTATGCCTTGGGCAATGCGAATAGCTAATCTTCAAATAAAGGCGTATTTAACTTCATCAAAAAGAAATAGGATTGATCTCTATGATGAAGAATGGAAAATGGATGAAATATTTAACCATAATCCTTTTTACAAAAGGAAAGAAAAGCGAATTATTGTTAAAGAAATAATAAATAAAATTAAATTCACTAAAAGAGAAAAAGAAGTTATCTGTTTATGTTTGAAAAGTTATAAAAATATTGAGATAGCTGATGTATTAAATATACACGCCCCTCATGTTTCTGCATATAGAAAAAGAGGTATTAAAAAAATTAAATCTTACATAGAAGAAAATAAAAATAAATTATGATTACCATAGAGGATACAAATAATGAAAAATATTACATAAACCCTGCTCATGTGATTTATGTAAAAAGAAGACCTGCGAAAGCTCAACCTAGATTCAAAATATTATTGTCAAATGGCGAAATAATTATGACTGACAATAAGGAGGGCGCAATGGCTATTGTGATGTCAATGAGATGAAGAAACTAAATTTTACAAATAAAAATATTAAAGATGCCATATCAAAAGCTAAAAATTTAAAACAAGAGGCGGGAGAAAGGCATAAAGCAGAATCAATATGTGGGGGCAAAGCAGATTTAGCCGCTTATTTTGCTGAAGAGGTAATTGCTAATGAGTTAGGTGCAAATAATATTAGTACAAATTATGGCACTCAAAAATTTAATTTTGATATGTTTTTTAGGGGTTTTAAATTTGATGTTAAATTAAAACGTAGAACTATTGACCCAATAGATACAAATAGATTAACATACGATGCTTCTATAGCAGAAACAAGCCTACATCAAAAAACTGATGGTTATATTTTTATGAGCATTACTTTTGGGAGATCGAACGGAAAAAAGGGAAAAGATGCAGTTTATTATGACCCAAAGTCAGTATGGTTTTGTGGTTTTATGGGTAAAAAAAATTATTTTAAAAATGCTAAATATTGGAAGGTTGGAGATATTGACCCAAGCAATGGTTGGAAGGTTAGAAGTAGTTGCTACAATGTACCTTACAAAAACTTACTATCCTTTGAAGACCTTTTAAATATACCTCAAAAATGAAAGAAAGAAGTTTAAATAATAAGCGTCGAAAAGAAGACATATTAAAATTAAGGTCTGAAGGAAAAAGTTATAGACAAATTGAAAAAGAATTAGGATGCTCTAAAAGTTTAATCTCATATCATTGTGGTAATGGTAATGAAAAAAAGAGAGTATCAAAAACTAATAGCACAAGAAAAGAAATTTGCAAAAAAGTAAGTAGGTTTAAAAGTAGGTGCGCTCGAAAAAATTGGAAGGCTCTTAGAATAAAATTAAAAACATTTAAACGAAAAGATTCTTACGGGAGCAGAACAAATTTAATTGTTCATAACATATCTAAAAATTATTATTGCAAAGATGTTCTTAAAAAAATTGGAGAGAATCCACTTTGTTATTTAACTGGAAAGAAAATTGATTTAAATAAACCCGAAACTTACAATCTCGATCATATAATACCAACTTCAAGAGGTGGGACTAACGATTTAAATAATTTAAATATATGTATCAAAGAAGCTAATGTCGCAAAGGGAGATTTAAGTCTTGAAGAACTTTATAAGTTATGCGAAGATATATTATCTTGGCGAAATAAAAATTTAAAATAAGCTATCTTAGCTCAGTTGGTAGAGCAGTTGCCTTGTAAGCAACAGGTCATCGGTTCAAGTCCGATAGATAGCTCCACTACGCGGATGTGGCGGAATCGGTAGACGCTACAGACTTAAAATCTGTTGCCCATAGGGCGTGTGGGTTCAAGTCCCACCATCCGTACCAATAAAAAAGTTCTTGACATAATTTAAAATCTATGCAAGATTAGTTGCATGAATAACATTATAGAGAAAGAAGTAATTTGGGCTAAGGGTAGAAAAAAGTCAGAACAATCTAAATATACTGCATGGTCAAGTTCTAAAGATTATGGATACCTTGGTGGTTTATCCTTGACAGCTTATGATTTTCCGTCTTATATTACATTCCATGCTCATTCTAGTGATGGCAAAACAAGCAGAAAATACTTTCAGATTCCTGTTGACAAAATTGATGACCTATGTCATGCTTTACAGGAAGTTAAGCATTTTTGCATTAATCAAAATAAAAAATAAAAATGAATACAGAATATATAAAATTAACAGAACTATGGCAAGATGGTCAGTTTACCGAGGTTGCCAATACAATTAATAATGAAGAGTGGAATCCTGCTAGAGTTGCAGAATTTTGTGCTTATTTTAATAAGTATCTTGGCACTAATCAACTAAATCTTCTTTACAAATTTCTGTAATGTCTAGGGGTAGACCATTAGCACTTGTAGACATTACTTACGAAGAGTTAGGTGAGTATGTAGGCAGGAAAGGACTTGTAAAGGTGAGTAAGGCATGGCTTGTCAATCTAACAGGTGATTTTGAGCCTTGTAGTGAAGTTGCTTCAGATGATGAAGTTAGGGAGATAAATGAAGAAGTTGCTAAAGAAATTGTCCCAAAAATAGAATATAAATTAACAGATTTAAATGATGAGTGATTATTTTCCAAATTTAATAGGTCAGCATAATGTAAAGAAAAAACTTAGTTTTTACCTAGATGCTTTTCGCAAAACAGGACAAGCTCCGTTTCTTAACTTAATTGGAGCAAAGGGTCTAGGTAAAACAGAATTTGCCAAGGCTTTTGCTAAAAATCTTTATAATGAAGATGGAGACAGAAGGACTTTCCTTGAACTTAATTGCTCTACAATTAAAAATAACGAAGCATTTTTTGAGCAAATATTCTTGCCTGTCATTGCAGATAATGAGATTACAATTCTATTTGATGAGTGCCATGCTTTACCTCAAGACTTAACTATGGCATTTCTAAGTATTTTTAATACAGAGAAAAATTCTATCAAAAAATTTGAATGGAATGAAATGACTTTTACTTTCAATTTCAAAAGGCAAACTTTTATTTTTGCTACTACTGAAAGTGATAAAATATTTCCACCATTAAAAGATAGATTAACAACTATTGACTTTGAACCTTATAATGAGGAAGAACTTGCTCAAATAGTAAAGTTATGCACTCCTGATGTTGTTTACTATAACAATTCATTAGACAAGGTTGCAAGCACTATCAGAAATAATGCTAGAAGTGCAGTTAAAAGGTCAAAAGAAATTAACCTTTATTGTGGGGCAAAAGATAGTCAAGCATTTGGATTACAACAACTAAATGATTTGTGCGATCAAGTAGGTATATTACCTATGGGTATTAGCTATACAGAAAAACAAATACTGCAAGCCCTAAATGATTGTGGTTCTGCTACACTAACAGGGTTGGCGGCTAAGATTGGACTTAGTAAATCTGCCTTACAGAGAGATCATGAATTGTATCTACTAAATAAAGGTTTAATAGAAATAGATGGTAAACGTAAAATAACAGGAAAAGGTATCGACCTTTGTAAACAATTATGAAATTAAAACGCTTAGAGAAACATATATTTCTTAAACTTACAGAGGAGTTGACAGAACTTTCTGTTGAACTTTTACAAGCAGTAAATAAACATGATAAAAATAATTGGGGTAAAATTTGTGACGAAATTTCTGATGTAGAAAATTGGATTGCTAAAATCAAGGAATTTAGAAAATGTTAGATTATTTTGTTATAGGTATGTTAATTTTTCTCGCTCTTGCTTTCACTTACGAATTTTTAAAAAACAAATGAATTGGGAAAAACAAAATTGGGGGTTGATTTTATTGGTTATCATTTTTATAATGATATTGTTTTGGGAGTAAAATATTATGAAGTATGGAATTATTGGATTATTTTTTGTTTGCATTGGATGTAAACATAGTAACAAGGTGGTTGAAGATATAGAACTACCTATACCACCACCACCACCTATCATAGTTCCACCTACACCACCACCTAATTACACTCCAAATATTTTGGAGTTAGCTGAAATACAAATTAACCCAATTCCCCATCCATTTAATTTAAATGGCAGTCGCCCTTATGCAGTTTGGGTAAATGGCAAAAGACTACCTTTGAGTAGTCATGAAATAAGAGCTTTGGCTCAATCTTTAAATTTAAAATTTGAACAACCAAAAGATACTGCTGAAATACATAATGGAGAAGGATGGCAACGTCCATTAAATTTAACAAAAAAGGAAGAAGATAAAGATTTACTTTTTGTTGAAGAAGAAGTTTTTATTGATGTAGAATGATTAAAAAATTTTGGTTAATATGGGCTAGAACATTGGATCATCGAGTTGGCAAAACAGACGAAGATGAACCAAATATACCTATTCTTTCATTAAAAGAAGCTAGATATAGTTTAATCCTAAGAACCATTATAGTCGTTTTAAATATGGTGACTTGTTTATTTATTATAGCAAATATAATTAAAAATTGGTGATGAATGAAAAAAATCTACCAGACAATGTTGCACCCAACCCACATTCTTTACCTTATGCAAGCAATATAGGCGCTCCTATCATTCGCCCCAATCATAGTCTTGGTGGATGGAAAATTGGAGCAGTTCACTCTGCAAATAAACATTATGAAGAACGTTTTAATAAATTAAAAGAAGAATTTGAAAAACTTTCAGAAGATGTAAAATGGAATGAAATTATATTTAATGCAGAGATGCGAATGAAACCTGTCATTGGAAATATATATCATTTATACCAAAAAGATAATGGAAAATATTTTATGAGCTTATTTGCCCCACACGAATGTTCTTGGGGAGAAAAACATAAAGGTAGTTTTAGATTAAATTACGATAATAGATGGGAAAAGACTTGACTTAAATGAAAAATGTTGCTATATTTGAGTTATGGCTACAATAAAGAAGATTAACAAAAATTTATCAATAGGCGATTTTGTTAAAGAAAAGAATTTTAAATTTAAAAGAAGAATAGGTCAAATAGTTACCATTTTAGATGACAATAATTCTAATCCAACACTTGAATGTATTTTAGTTCATCACAAAACATTAATGCCGATTGAAAATCTTTTTGGTGAGCATAAACTTTTTAAAATTAAAAGAGATAATGTTAAATATTATATTCCTAGACTAGACCTTTTTAAGAAAAAGGATTTTGAAATAGGTTCTTTTGTTTTTTACAAAGGTAAAACAAGAAAAAGGTATGGAAGGATTTTGTGTTATCTAAATCAAGAAGAGGGATTATATCCTCATTCTTATGATATACATAAACATAATGGTAAAGACTTGCTAGAATGTGTTGAGATTAATCCAAATAACTTAAAAAGAGTATTAGATTCAGAAAATCATCCTAGTATTTTTATTGCTGACCCAAATAAATGTAAGTTAGTAGAACCACTTAATAAAGACGAAAAAGGTAATACAATTATACCATTTAAACTTGACATATAAACATCGCTATGCTAACATATCTCTATGGTAAAAATAATAAATGGCAATCTTCTTGATTTCCCTAATGGCATAGATTTTATTGCTCATTCTTGTAACACACATAATGTTATGGGAGCAGGGATTGCTAGGCAAATAAAAGATCGTTATCCTATGGCTTATGAAGCTGATTGTCATGCAATGTATGAGGATGACAATGTGTTAGGTGATTATAGTTTTGCAGTTACAGATGCAACTCAAACTAAAGGCATCTATAATATGTATACGCAATCGAAGATTGGGGATGAAAGATCAGTAAATTATGAAGCATTTTATGTAGCTTTAACTAAAGTTGCAAATACTATTGAGTGGGAAGATAATAATGATGACAAGACTTCTGTTTTGGGATTACCTTGGATGATTTCTTGTGGGCTTGCAGGGGGAAGTTGGTCTATAATTTTTGCCATGATAAATGACATTTTAGTTAATAGGAAATTCAAAACATACATAGTCAAATACAATGAATAAATTAGAAGAAACAATGGGTAGGATGAATCATATCCAACAAGATATAGAAGCAATAATCTATGCGATAGGTGATTCTGCTCGAAAATTTACAGAAGATGAACTACTAAATATGTTGATAGGTATGAGTGAGCTACATAAAGCTCGTTATGAAATGATGTGGCAAGATTATCAATTTTCTAAAAATAAAAATGTTGACAAATCTAATTTTCCAAACTATGATGATGGAACAATGGCAATGAAAGTAACAAATTCAGAAGGAGAAGTAGAATGATACTAGGTCTTACTTGTATTAGCGAAGAACTAAAGCTAAAGGATAAGAAGAAATATTCCTTTCGCACTATGACTCGCAAAAGATTCAATGATCTCGATAGAGATGATGCAATCCATCAGTTGTCAGAGAGAATCTTGCATAATGCAAGGGTGACTAGATACATACTAAATCATTGTGCATTGAATGATATATCTCATTACAGACTAAGTTCTGCATTGTTTCCTCTTATCACAGATGACAAAACAGATGTATGCTTAGATGATCTACCTCATCTAGTTCAGATAAAAGAAGAGTTGGCTTTTGCAGGTAAAATTGCTAAAAAATTTAATATATCTATCGGTTCTCATCCCGACCAATTTAATGTTCTTGCATCAACAGATAGGTCAAAAGTTGATCGCACAATAAATGAACTAAATTTTCAAGCAAGTGTGCTTGATATGCTAGGTCTACCTCAAGACCATACTGCACCAATGAATATTCATGTTAATTATACTCCACAAGCAGATGAGACACTAGAGGTAGTTGCAACTAGATTTTTTCGCAATCTTTCTATGTGCGATAAAGGTGTTTACAATCGACTAACTATCGAGAATGAAGACAAAGGTTTCTTTAATGTAGATAATTGCATTAAATTTAGCGAGCATTTATTTGCAGTTCATGGTGTTAATATTCCTGTTTGCTATGACAATCTACATGACTTTTGCAATCCATCAGAAGATCGCAGTATTGTATTTCAAGCAGAAAGGTGTGCATATACATGGATAAATCAAGGAAGAGGTGATAACAATTTCCTTGCTCCTGTCTTTCATTGGTCAGAAGGTACTCCACAAAAACCTCGTTCCCATGCAGATTATTTTGCTCTAGGTAATCTTCCACCTATGATTGCCATTGAACCAAATATGGAAGCAAAATGGGAATGTGAAGTGAAACAGAAAGACCTTGCAATTAAACTTTTGAGAAAAAATTTTAAGATACTTTTTCCTATGCTATAGTGAAGGTATCATATTGTGATAATATTTTAGTTTGTGTTTGACATTATAAAATAATTAACTTAGGATACATGGATTATGAAATTAGAAGTAGAAGAACGATGGAGAGTCCCTGCTAGTGCTAGGCTTGCGATAATTGATCTAGCATTAACTCATATTAAAAAAGTTGAGCTTAATGCTGAAGTTAAAACTGATGGAGATAACTTTGATTATTGGAATAGTTATAAACTAGAAGATGGCACTTACATAGATTACAATATTTATTGTGGCGATGAGGTTGGAGAATTTACCGAGGATGGTGAATATAAATATGGCGATCCAAGCGAATGGTCTTGGGATGTTTGTGCCTATGCAGTTGATCCACCAAATGAAGAAAGTAAATATCATCAAATAGATACAAGTAGAGATCATTATCTATTTAGTTATAATAAAAGTTATGGAAATTTTGAGGTAGAATTTGAAGATGAGTAATACTTATATATTTAGTGTTCCTGCTACTTATGTTTACGAGGTAAATGCTGATAGCGAGGAAGAGGCAAGACAACTATTGGAAGAAGAAGGGGGCATGGACATTGTGGGTGAACTTTGTGACATGACTCGCAAAGACTATCAAAATGCTATTCTTGAAGAAACTTGGAATAATGAATCAGTTTGATGATAAAGATTTCAAAGAAAATGGTTGGACAATAAAAGATATTTTATTGTTGACTTACATTATTGGAATCAATATACTAACTATCAGTTTAATAATATTTTTTGTACTATGAGTGGAGAAGGTTTATCAGTAAGTTTTAGAAGAACATCAATGACTGAAAAGTCAAATGCAGAACTTCTTAGAGAGTTTCAAAAAATTATCTATGCAAGTCCTGTCATGAAGCATATGAAATGGTATGGCAAAGCTCATACCCTTGACATATTAGAACATGGTGACGATAATCGCCAAAAGTGGGAACAAGAATACGTTGCAATTAAAGATACTTTTCAATTTGAAATTAGTGTCCATGAGTCTTGGTATGAAGATGCCGACCTTTACGAGTCGCATGAGCGAGAAGATAGTTTTGTATCTCTTGCTATGAAGTTTGCAGATGACAATTATTTAATGTATTTTTCTCAAGGTTTTCCTGCTGAATGGATAGAGACAGAAACTATTGATGGAGAAAAATGTTGGAATCATTTTAAAGTAAAGCCTAATGATAAAAATATTGACAAGATATGCAAAGTATGGCATCATTATGGTATGAGAATGGTTCAAGCAGAAAGACGCCATCAGACTGATGATATGAAAAGTTCTTATTGGGCAAATGCAAGTGATGAAATTAAAAAATTAATGGAGAAAAAAGAATATGCAAAATAATATAGTAGCAAGTGAAGACATGACAATTCAACTAGCTAATGGTAGTGGGGAAGATTTTGTCTTGACAGGTAAAACTGCATGGATTACAATAGATGGATATTCTTTGCATATCAATAATCATGATGATACAATTTCAGTTAATCTTTATAAGTTGAATCACGAAGCTGAAAATCAATTAGAAGGATTTAATTATTATAAAGGAGATATATTTGAATGAGTGCAAAAAATAGTCATTTAACAATTAGAGATGATTTAGTGGAAGAAGGTTTATCTGTCCCTGTTTGGTTTCTTGATTACAAAGAAGATGTTCACGTAGAGGATACTGCTACATTAAATATTGATTGTGATTATTGTACCGATGGAGAAGAGTTAAATGATTGGGGTGCAAATATTATAGTAAAGATTACCGATCCTACTCAAAAAGATCAATATGGCAATCCTTGGAAAGATAGATTGGCTTTTGCAATATCAGCAGATTTTGATTGGAATTAATGAGTAAACAAGAACAAAAATTACTTGAGTTGACTGAAAAAATAGTTGATGCTATTGCAAATACTAAACAATTTCAATCAGAAGAAGAAAAAGAATCCTGTTTTGATGTACTTAAAAGTCTTGAATTTTTCATGGATCAAGGTAATTATGATAGAGCAATAACAGAGGCAGAGTATTTATTAAAAAAATTAAATAAATGAAAACTTTACATAATACTAGAAATTGCAATTACAGAAGGTTTCTTTATAAAAAAGTAAAGCATGGCAAAATTAGTGGGAAGTTTTATAAATTTCTTTGTAGAAGTCATCCCTATCGTCTTACGACTAGAAATATACAATTATTTGTAAATCAAATTCTTCATAAAAATATGACAGAAGATAAAGCAATTCGCTTGTTGCAACAAGATGACAGAGAACTTAAACATCAACAAGAGATGTATAAATCAAATGTAAAGTGCAGAAAGAAAACAGGGTTGCCTAAAATAAATTCTTGACAATTTATAATTTATAGTTTATTGTTTTCATTATGTTAGCAAATATTAAATTTAAAGCAATAGAAGATTTAAAAAATCTAAGAGCAAATGAGGGTGAAGAAATGGATGAAACAATAGAACAAATGAGACTAGAACATTCCGAAAGGATTAGGTTAATGAAAGAGATGTGTCTACAAGCGAATGAAGAGGCAATGTTTGCCGATGGGCTTGATGAGTCAATTTTAGGTATTGACACAAAGGGTAAAGTAGTTTACTCTGTTAATAAAATTGTTGAAACTTTTATCGAGAGAGATGGAATGACAGAGGAAGAAGCAAGAGAGTTTTTTGATTTTAATGTTGACGGCGCTTACATAGGGGAATATACTCCTATTTATATTTACGAGGAATAAATTATGAAAGAAATTATAGGAGACGATTATCCAACTTACGAAGATTCTGTTAAGCAGACACTTGCAGAAAAAGCAAAGACATCTGACTTGACTCTTGATTCTGCTTGTACTTATCTAAATGAAGTCGAGCAAAGAATACATAAGGAAAATATGGAAAGATTGTTGAAAGAAAATTTTGAACTTAGACATCGTTTGGCTTGCATTGCTGATGACATTGAGCTTATTGATAGACATATTCAAAATAATTGCAATAAAAAATTTAAAAAACCAAGTCTTAATGCCGATGGTACTATTTATGCAGACCAAGCATGGCATAATGTTTCTAACATAGAAATTGCTTGCGATTTAAATGATGACGAACCATTGCATTGGGGTAGTAAAGTTATGGCAGAAAAAGGAAATTATATAAAATGAAATTATCACTTACATTACATGAAAAAACTTATAGTGTTGAATCAGATGAATCATTTGATGGTACAAATTTGAATGAATTGGTAGAGCAGTTTAAAGGTCTACTTGTCAATGCAGGATTCCATCCAAGCAATGTAGACGATATGTTTAATACCGAGTATCAATGGTTTACTGAAGAAGAGAGGAATGACAATATGCAAGGTCACCTTAAAGAAGATAAACAAAAAAAAGTAGAAGATTGGCAACATAATATGTACAACCAACTGACATGAAAGTAACAGAATTAGAAGTTAAAGAAAGTTTTGATGGAGAATTATATTTTCGTTTGCCTAATGAATTACTAGATAGATTGGGTTGGGAAGTGGGGGATGAGTTAAAGTTTATCCCACAAGATGACGCATTTATTATTAAAAAAGTAAAATATGAAACTATTTCGCTTGACATTGATAAGGACGATTTGCTAAGATATATGATATTCGCGCATGAAAAAGGAATAACATTTAATCAATTATGCGAAGAAGCAATAAAATCTAAACTAAAGGATATTGAAGATGAAGACGTATGAAGTAGAAATAATGGGTACAACTTATCGCACTTATTTTATTGATGCAGAATCAGCAGATGATGCAGTAGATAGGGCAATGGATGAAGTTGATGCTGATTGGGAAATTCCGAAAGTGTGGAAACTTAATGCAGAACTTAGTTTTGTAGAAGAACAAGAAAAAAATGAATAATAAAAAAAGAGAATATTGTGTTGGAATAAAAATAATTAATTGTTTTTATGTCGAAGCAGAAAGTCGAGATGAGGCAGAGCAAATAGTGCGAGAGTATGATCCATATAAAACTCTTGACGATTGTGATTTTAGTATTGAATATGCTGATCCTACAAATGGAGAAATTGCATGGAAAATAAAAGCCGATGAAGTCGATTGGTCTAAATTAGATGACGAAAGAGATGATAGAATTTATGACAGAAGATATGAATAGTAAAGCATTAGAGGGTTTAAAAACTGAAGAAGAAAGAAAGCAAATGTGCAAAGACACTTTCTTGCATATTAGAGACTTAGAAGCAGAATTAGAACATTTTCACCTAAGAGAGCCAAATGAAGTTGAAACTATTGCTAGAATAGAAAAGCATATAGATGACTTATATGAACAACTAGAAGAACTAAAGGATTATGAAATTAACTAAATATCAAAAAGCTAGATTGCTAGAGCATGAGTGGGATATAGTTTCTAACGATCATGGAAATTGTGCATGGATTAGTATTGATCCTTCTGATGGAGCAATATTTGGGCAAATTGTCGAAGAATTAGGCTTGACAGGAGATGGTGAAGATGTTAAGTTATTGATAGTAGCAACACAAGAAGGAGAAAAAACATGAGAACAACACAAAGAGAAATGCGAGAAGGCAATCCTACCATTGACGAAATGAGATATGACCTTGCAGAATACGAAGCAATGAATATGAGTGTTTCAGATATTATTGATATGTTAATGTATGGAGTTGAACCTCTTGATGAAATTTTTGATGTTCAAGTAAGAGAAGAATGGGAAAGAACTTTTGGTGAATTAAAAAATTGGAATACAAAATAATATGAAAAGAATATTAAAGAAAGAAAAAGAATTATCTTATTTTGCAACTATTGAAGGGGTAAAATTCTATGATGCAAATTGTGAATGGACTTGGACTAAATCTAGGAAAAAAAACCAACAAGACACTATGTGGTGGGGGAATACTCCTAAAGAAAAACAAAAACAAGTAAAAGAAAAGTTTGCATCTATTTATAAAATTTCCAAGAGTGGTGATATGATAAGAGTTAATGGGAAAGGCGCAACACATCAAGGTAAAAATAGTAATGGAGTTTTTAATTATAAAGTTTGCAATATATCTAAAAATGAATTTGTCAATGTATGCTCTGATGCTTCAATAAAGCCAAAACGTTGTGCAGTTGCAATTCATAGAGTAGTTGCTAGTACATTTTTACATCATGGTCAAAATGAAAATAATTTGGAAGTGATGGCAAGACTAGATGTAGACCATAGGGTGCGTCGAAATGATTGGGCAGAAGCAGACAAACAAAAAGGCTTGCATTATCATTTAGAAAATATACAATGGTTACTAACAGAGTTTCACCAAAAGAAAACTGCATCTGAAAATTCTAATAGACAAACTAAAAATACATATTCTCCTATTAGAAATCAGAATTTGCAGGATTTTCTTGAGCAACAACAAATGATATTTAAGTTAGATAAAATTTTAACTAAAACTGAAATGTTAAATTTTGCTGAAAGAGCAAATAAACAAATACTAGAATTAAATAATAAATAATATGAATCTTGAAAAAGCATTAGAATTAGTTTTAAATGAAGCAGAGTCTTCTGCATTAGGTGAGGGAAATCAATTAGTATTAGATGCCTGTGAAATAATAGAAGGATTTTATACAGATCATGGTTATCATTTTGCAAATTACACAACAGAAGAAACAGGACATATTTCAAATATAATTTAGTATGGTTAATGAAGATATACATAGTTTAATTTTAAATACAATAAAATCTATTGCTTGCACTAATACAGGTTCTTGTCAAATTAATTTACAATCAGAATCTGCACAACTAATGATTGCCGATGCAATATGCGAGTCTATTGATGACCATATAAAAAATTTAATTGAGGATATTGTTGTAGGAGTTGAAAAATGAGTTACCAAGATAGAGAGTTTGAAATAAGAGAAATTCAAGAAGGAAGTAAAATTATAGCACATTTCTTAGATAATTGCATGAAAAAATTTACGCTATTAGATTTGGAAGAAGTTAGAGATCGTCATAAAATGTATGCAGATCAATTTGCTTTTTGGTTAAAACAAGATAATACAAAGAGATTAATGATTGATACTAGGGAGTTTGTGGAATGGTTGTGCAATAAAATTGCAGATGTAAGCGAAAAAAATGTTGACATTAATGAATAACTCTGTCAGTATGATTACATGATGAAAAATTATTTTGAAAATGTAAATGTAAATTGGTCTACTTGGAGTCCAAAAGATGTTATCTTTAAAAGCAATTCTTTAGTTAAGAAACTTTTACCTAGCGAGAATATTTTGTCTTGGAAAAGTAAGAATGATCGTGATGTGAAGATGTGCAAGCGAACAGGTTGCAAAAATTTTTCCCCAAATGGTCATCCTTATTATAGTAAAGAAAATTATAAAGGTGTTATGGTGCAGATGAAAGAGATGAGAACAAATTTTCCATCTGCTAATATTGATTTCATTGACTATACAAGCAGAGAAGATAGTGTCGGTAACAAACAATCGAGTCTTGATGTATTAGTATATCTAAATTCCTTTCATAGTCCTTGGCAATGGAAGCAATGCCCAAAAACACATAGTTGGCAAAAAATTTATTCTAAAAATGTTGCTCCTGCTTACGAAGGTTATCGTATGTGTTATGGTGGGCAAGGAGATTCAAATGCTTTAGGGTTTGATGAGTTTCATGAATTAGTTCAAATAACTGAAGCAGTTAAAAATTTCATAGTAGAAGAAGTTCTAGGTTACAATAAACATACAAATTCAGTAATGGAAGAACAAGAAGAAGAATGTTTAATTGCAGTTTAAAATGAAAGAAGAAGCAAATAGAGAAGATATAAGTAAAGAAGAATATTATTTATATGATATTATTAGTTCTTGCGAGTGCATACTTGACGATCTTGAAAATGGAGCAAATATTGAACAATCAGATTTTAATAATCTTGGATATGTAGATGGCATTATGCTTCGTATGCAACATAATGTAAATAAGCAATTAAATCCATCAAATATAAATACATGAAAAAATTATTGGAATCTCTTCCTGATGTCTTTTATGCACTTAATGTTTTAGTTGGGTGCATTTTAGTCTTGCTTTTTGTTTTAATTATTACTAGCATAGATTCAGACAAATGATTACAGAAACACAAATACAAAATTTTCTTTATGAAGTAGATGATGAATTGAGTGACGATCAAATTAATTCATTGGCACAAAAAATATTTAATAATCAAAAAATATTATTTAATTTATTTGATAAAGTATCTGATAAACCATGCGTTTGTGGATTTTGGGGGGATAAATAATGGCGCACGATGAATTTAATAGTGGAGCAAGACATGGATTCAGTATGGCATTGTATGCAGTTAGAAATATTGACAGGTT